TAGTACAGAACACAAGGATACTCATAATGTTTCTTATGAATAGGCTTAGAAGACAATAAGTTCTCCTAATACTATTCTTACAAACGAAGAAATTCTTGCATTACATCCGTTTACTGGTAGCGATACTCATCCTAGAATAGCTGTAGCTTCAGAAAAGACAGACCCAGCATTCTTTGCTAAATAGCTTGAAGATTTCTTTAGTGGAAAAACAACAGTACAAGATTATCGTGGTAATACTCTTACAGCTAATGACATGGATGCTTTATACATTATCACAAAGCACGATGGGCTTCCAATGAGAAGAATACTTAGTATACAAAAGCCTAAGATTATACATTTTAGTATAACTACTCTTGGCGGAACAAAGTGGGAGCCTGGTGTAATGAAGTGGCAAGATATGATTGAACGTGTTGGCAAGTTTATAAAACAAGGCCTTGATCCAAAAATGGTTACACTTAGAATCGATCCAATTGTACCAGGTGTTACATAGATTCCAGATGTAGAATAGCTTATAAAAAGAGCATCTGAATTTGGCATAAAGAACGTTAAATTCTCTGTAATGGATTATTACCGTACAACATCAATCTTTATGAAGAATCTTGGATATGATTATGAAAAGAATGGATACGAAAAACTTGCTAATGGAGAATTTAAACCTAATGCAAGTCCAGAAAAGGTTAAAAGAATATCCGAAGAGATGCTTAAGATAGCAAATAAATATGGAGTAAAATTATCTACGTGTGCAGAACCAGGTATTATACCAGGCATAAGCAAACAAGGATGTTTGTCAGTACAGTAGATAAATAATATTCTTGGAACACATATAGAAGATAAGGCTGAAGCAAATAATAGACAAAGATAGCTTTGTACTTGTTATGGTGGTAAGGTTGATATCCTTAGATACAATAGTAATTGTGCGTCTAGTTGTATGTATTGTTATGCGCATCATAATAGTGATAAGATGCTTAACTACTACAACGAAGATGGAACATTAAAGGATAACGCATTTACTAGAACAGACGAAAAATAGGTAACATAGCAAAAGCATAATAATAATCCGCAAGATTATACAATGAACTCTGGTGGAGCTTATGGTGGTGATACATATTGGGATGTTATAGGTAGGTAGTTTGGTTTAACAAAGATAAATCATTTTAGACCTATAGATAATTAGAATATGTCTAAAACTCTTAGGGATAAAAATGTTAAACCTTTCTCAATTACTCATGAACAATCTAACTATGCAAGAGAATAGATAAAGCAGTTAACTGGAAGAGAGCTTCCTTATACACTTGCTGGAGAATTACTTGCAAGAGACTTTTATCAGGTAGATAAGTCTGACGGAGTATTTGCTATAGCTAATATAACTAGCTCACAGAAAGCTGTAGAAGGTGGTACTAATATGGCTGTACAAGTTGGTATTAAATAGGGTAAACCTGTACATGTATACGACTTGAACACAGAAAGCTGGTATTAGTATAATCAATCTACAGGTAAATTCGAAGTAGAAGACACACCTGTATTAACAAAATCTTTTGCTGGAGTTGGTACTAGAAATATATAGAACTATAAAGTTAATAAAAACGGATAGTGGGTTGATAGAGAAGGTTATGTAGGATACGATAAAGCTTTGAAGGCTGCTAATGCTATAAAGGCTGTATACTAGAAGACATTCTCTAAAAATGACTACAAGGTAAAGAACGAACAAGAAATAAAAGACGATCTTAAAGAGCTCGGAAAGAGAAGATAGGACGACTGTAATAAATAATTATTATGACGTGTTTGTTAAGAAATAAAGAAAACGAAGCGTTGTTAAATGAATATGAGGGTATTTTAGGTAGCCGAGAGGCTGCCTATTATGCCTTATCATAGAACAACGGATATCCTTTAGATAAGGATTTAAATGGTAAAGACTCCGCACTGTATAAAGATTTATTACAGCGTAATGGAGGTAGTAGAGAAAAAGCCATATTGGAGAAGGCTACTATATTTACGTCAAAGTTCATAGAAGATCACTATGACTGGACATAGGATAGAGTAGAGCCTACAATAGATGACTTAGATAACTATAATGGAGCATTATAGTTTGACGCTAAATCATTTAGCTCTATGGCTCAAAATTATGGCTCTAGAAAGGATAATTTTATCCTTGCCTAGTAGTAGGAAGGCAAGACTGTTAGAGAGGCTACAGAGGCCTGGAATTAGGCAGAATACGAACGTTTGCACACTACTTTGGCAGATAGATTGGAGAAATCATTTGGTCTTACAAAATCAGTAGATAAGGAAGGCAATATACTCTTATCTTCTAAAGATTTGCAGATATAGTTCGTAGACTATATACGTAATACATCATTAAAAGATATTGCAAAAGCTTCTGGCTAGTACATATCTAATAAGCTTAGCGCTATAGGAAATGTGATTAAAGTAGCATTTGGAAGAAGTTCTGCAAAACTTAACACTGAATCTCATGAGATCTGCCATCATTATCTTGATATGTTCTAGAACTCACAGATGGTACAAAAGGCTCTATCTGACATTATGAGTCAGTACAAGATAAAAAATATAACAGAAGCAGAGGAAAAGCTTGTAGATATACTTGTTAATAAAGCTAATGATATTGCTGAGCGTACAAAGGCAGCTGATATATGGGAGCAGTTTAATACGTAGGTTAGAGACGCATTTAAAGACTTGGTTATAGATGAATCTAATAAAGAAATGTTACACGAGTATTTGGCGTAGTCATTCTTGCTTAATATAGATATTAACTAGGTTAAAGTATCAGCAGAATTTAATAAAGTAAGACTTGAAAATAAAGCTAAGTTCTAGCTTATGGCTGATAATACACTTAGCAAAGATGAGGCTATACAGAGATTGTAGGACCTATTTGATACCTATGACCATATTGTTTCAAAAACACCATCATAGATAAAGATATAGGACAAGCTATTCTAGACTATGCAAAAAATGTAGAGACAGTCTGATGATGATGCTATCTGTACATTTGTAAATTACGTTGTAGATAGAATTGGATATATGGACCAAAATGGAAATATAACAGATGGCTCTATATATAAGTTCTTAGAGAACGCTAGAAAGAATGACTTTAAAGGTATTACAGCTCAATAGCTCATAGATATAGACAAGAACTCTATAGGCTTCTTTAAAGAGGTGTTAAATCAAATAAATTCAGCTAAGGTGTTCGGTAGCTTCCCTGCTATATTAAAGACTCATATAGATTAGATAAATGCATCTATGTAGGATATTTCAGTATTGTATAGAAATGCGTTACATGCGCTTACAACTAATATTGTAGACCAATACATAGATGATAATATGGGCCTTGGTAATATAGAGAATGCTAAGATTGTTGCAGAGGACTGGCTTCTTAGACAGGCTATGTATGGAGACATTAACTGGCTAGAGATGTGGGCAGGAATGTATGGAAGATCTAGTTCTCCTATACTTAGAATATTGTATAACAAAGTTAATGATATTGACTACGACAGGCAGGTGTTCGTAAACAATATTGGTCACAAAATAGATGCACTTAGACGTAATGCTTGGAAAACTATGAGTAAGCTTGTTCCGGGAAATCCAGAGATGGTTTTGATGGAATTTGACAGAGATGGTAAAGCTACAGGTAATTTTAGAACCGAGTACAACCAAGGATAGTACGAACAGGATAGGCGCAAAGAGCAGGAGCGCTTAATGGAAAAATATGGCTACGAATAGGACGAAGATACTGGAGAACTTATAGACAAGAAGACTGGTTGTAGTGTATATTAGGAAAGATGGAAGTATACTTCATCTGGTTGGTAGAGACCGAAATATTATGATTATCTTGACGAGATGGATGCATTTGATGATGGTAGAAGAATAAAGTAGTACACTAGAAAATACTACCAAGAGATGCGTTCGGTTCCTATATATTATCCTAAAACCAAGAATGATCCTATACCTGCTAATCCTCATGGTCATGGTTTATCTCCAGACACTATAAGAGAAAAACAAAGAATAGACGAGGACCTTAGATATTATGCAAAACAGGCTACAAGAAAAGACGGAACAGTACATTACGAAGATCTATCTCCAGAGTAGTAGAAAGCTTATTTGCTGGCAAAAGAAGAAGCTGAGTAGTTATCTAATCCATTCTATCCTAATGGAGAAAAGAAGGAAGACGATAAGTATAGAATGGCTATAGAGTTAAGATCATTCAATCAATGGGTATCTGATTAGACTGATTACGATTAGGATAATGCTGCTTTTGTACAAGAGCTTAACGCAATTACAGATCCTGTAAAGAGAGATTAGTTTATAAGACTTAATTCTACAGTAGCTATAAATCCTTTGTTATATAAGCTTGCAAATGTTGATCAGTCTTAGTATAACGATCCTATATTAAAGTATCTGTAGAGTGGTCTTCTTACTTTGACAAAAGACAACAGAAGTATATCTAAAGATTTCTCTAGATTACCACACGATTCAGAAGCGTTCTTTGCTAATGCATAGCAGATTGAGCAAGATATAGAGGATTCTGGTAAAAATGGAACAAAGTCTGATTTTAGAAAGTACTTTAATTATAGACTTGCAATGTAGCCTGGTTTAAACAAAAGTAAATTAGACTTCTTTAGAGATAAATATCTTTATAGAGCTAAGAATGGAGAGCTTAATCAATTCTTTGGTCAAGATATAACAACGTTTTCTGATGCTGATTTAAGATATCTTATTGACAATAGATTCTTCTTTAAGAATACTAAGAAAGGTCCGTAGCCTCTTGATTGCTTCTATGAAATAACACCAAAGAGTAGTACGTTCGTTTATAATGGATATACATACAATTCTATTATATTAAAACCTATTGGAAGATTCTCTAAGAGAAGTAACGCTACTCCAAATAGAATTTATGACGATAGATATGATTTTAAAAGAAAAGAACCAGGATATTAGCTTACAGATAAATATAAAGACAAATACTTCGACTAGGAGATAAATTAGAACTCAGATATTAGAGCGCTTTATGATATGCTTACTAGCACAATGAAGTAGATGTATGAGAAAATACCAGCCATTAAGTCTGGTTATAACAATGCGCTTCCTTAGATAGAAGGTACTACAGCCATGCTATTATCAAGAGTAGCTAAAGGACCTAATTCAGCTAAAGATACATTTGGATATATCTGCAAATCTATGGTAAGCATAATGCCTAGTGATACAGATGTCGAAGTAAAGGGCGTAAAACAAAGAGTTACACCTAGCGGAGAAGACGAAAGTACTGTTCCTATTAGATTTGTAAAGAGATTAGATAATCCAGAATATATAAGCTCATCTATCTGTAGCAATGTTATACAGTTTGTAGATATGGCTAAGAATTATGAAGGAAAAATGGAATTGCTTCCTGAAATTCTTGCTATACAAAAACAGCTTAATCCAGAATATAGAGAAGATAAATATAAAAGCTCTAGATCAGGAAATGTTTACAAACATTTCAGGAAAATGGATAAGTATAGTAGCCAGAGAAGCGAAGAGGCAATAAATACACTTCTTGAAACATAGTTCTATGGTAAGAATGTAGTATCAGGTCTTACTAAGAATAACGAGAAGAGCGATACTGCAAGAGCTTTGATATCTAGAGCAAAAAGATATGGTTCTATCCATATGCTTGGTCTTAACACAGCTTCTATGACTGTTGGTGCATTAGATGCAAACTTACAGATATTTAAGGATTCTCTCGTAGGTAAATATCTTACTATGAAAGACTTTAGATGGGCTTTAGGAAAATTGCTAAATCCGAAAACAATTGTAAATAATTTTAGAGGATTGGGAAAAGCTTAGCCAACAACAAAAGAAGGAGCTCTAATGTAGATGAATCAAATAAGTAAGAATAATTCTGAAATATTTGAAGGCTTACATAAAGGTTGGTTCAGAAGATTTTGTCTTAAATACATTATGATGGGAGGTTATACTCTCGGTGATTATATGAATAATTCTATAGTAATGATGTCGTTCTATCATCACACTAGACTTTTTGAAGATACATCATATGCTGGAGTTAAGCCTGGATTCTATACTCGTAATCAACTTATAAAAGCATTTACTGACTCTGGGTATACAAAAAAGTAGGCTAAGGCTGTATATTCTGACTTACATACAACATTATACGATGCATATGATTGGGAGCCTGGTGATTATTTACCAACCGTAAATAAGGCGTTTGCAAAATACCTAAACAATAAGGTAGCTAAGAATGTAAAGAACAAAATTGCTCAAAGAACTGCCTTTTATAATGGTGTTATGCCGGCAACAGAAGTATCTAAAGCTAGACAAAATCTGTATACTGCCATTATGTTTATGATGCGTAACTTTATCGTAGGCAATATATATGAAAGAATGCAAAATGCAAACGATTATATTGTAAAGGAATTAGATGAAAACGGAGTTCCTGTAAAGAATCCTAAGACAACAGAAGAAGCTTAGAGCTACGGATACTATAATTATGAAACAGGAGAGATTGAAAGAGGACATTATACATCTATAGCAAATTTATCAAGAAGATACGTAACTAATTGGATTTACGGATTACGTGCGTTGCTGTCTAGAGACCAAGAAAAGAAATAGGAATACAACGAAAAGAGAGAAAAGTTAAAAGGTATAACACAGCTTGAAATAGAAGGCGTTAAAGCAGTGTCTGCCGATATAGCTATCTGCGTAGCAGCTACATTGGCCTCTATCTTCTTAAAGATGAAAGCTGATAATGATAAGTCGTGGTGGATACAGTATCTATACTTGATATCACTCCGTCTTGCAGAGGCTAGAGGTACAAACCTTGACCCAACAACTGTTGCTGACTTTGTTGGATCTATTACAACGTTGTAGTCTGTATGGAATGACTTTGGAACAGGATTCACTTACATGCTTGACGCAATGGGTCTTACTGGTCACAATCCTACTGACACCGTAAAGTCTGGTGCGTATAAAGGGTCTAGCAGATGGTTTAGAGATGCAATGAAGATGGTTCCATTTAGTAATTTGTACGAAGATGCTAACTATAATACATTAAGATCTAAATAGAATTATTACAGAAACAAATATTGGTATTTGCATTTGTTCGGGAACGATTCTACAGGAAGTTCTTCAGGAGAACCTGTAATGCCTAACGATTATAATGACAACGATTCTTTTGGTGGAGATTCGTTTGATTCCGGATAGGATTTTGGTGGCGGATCATTTGATTCAGGTGGAAGTTTCCAGCCATAATAACTCTATCTGAAATTCACCGAATTATCGACGACTCTTTTGAAAAAAAATAAGGGGAGGGACTGCTCAATTGCAATCCTTCCCCTTTTGCTTTACCTGTAAATATGTCATCAATTGTATATTGGAAATCTTCCAACGGCATTTCTTTATTCACCATTAATACACAAGGCATATGATTAATCACGTTTATGATATTATCATTATAGCCCCAAAAAGATGCTATTTTCAAGCAATCTTTTAAATCTAAATCACAGTTACCTGTAATAAGACTTTTCCGTTTTCCCGTCAGAATAAATCCATAAGCTACACAATTTGTACTATCAATCATTTTGTATCTAGTCGTATGTAAGTTCTTACACTTCTCAATACGATTGATACGGTTGATAGAATTTTGCGTAACTTTATCACACTTGAATAACATGTAAATTATAGGAATATCTGTTGGATGATCCATATCTTCTGTAAAGCATCCAACGAACTGCTCATCAATATCTGACGGCAGTATATTTTCATCAAGTAGCGGAATTACTACTTTATCGAAATCTGTCATAGGTTTAAGGTTTCACTACCGTCTCCAGTATAGTAATCATAGCTATGGTCCCAGTTTTCTGTTCCCAAATGCCATAAATACACTCTCATGAAATCATGTATAGTTACGCCTCTAGAAATAACTTGAGGTGTATCTAATCTGAATACTCTTATCTCATTACTACCTGTTGTATCGATAGCTATGATGTAGAATTCAAATCTCCATTTATCGATTTCACCATTGCTTAATTCTAATACATTAGTCAGATACCAATATACTGCTTCCTGGTAAAAGCACAATTGTCTACAGTAATCAAATTCTTTCATACTGTCTTCAAAATGCCACAGTTTAGCTGTAGTTTTGATATCCATAATTGTACATGTCCTCGTGTCAAAGTTAAATGTACAACTATCAAGCAATGATTTACATGCAATAGGAGTAAGTGCTCCATGATTCAATTCGTCTTCAACCAAATAATCCCAGTTTATTTGGAACTCATGGTATACGTGTATATTACTATAATCGCCAGCCTTTTGTAGTAATTGTTTTGCTAACTTATGTTCTTCAACGTTATGCTGAATATTCATAAGTTGGTCTAAGTCATACTGAGATATAAGTATTTTCTTAGACTTAATAGCTTCAATATAATCTTTATACTCTACGCTTATTTTAAGCGCTTCTGAGAGGATTTTATCTTCACTCTTACCAACTATACTATAAGACTTGCGATAAGCCTCTGAGAGCTGTTTATTTAGCTCTATTTCAACGGTATTTATTAAGTTTTCACAGAACTTTTGTGCTTGTGCACTTTTAGGCTTTTCGCCATCGAACAGAACGTAATCATTCCAGAATTGATCTGGTTGAAGTAGAAACTCATGTATCATGGTTCCTTTACGTAACTGTGGCAAATCTAAGCCTTTTTCTTTACCATCCAACATATTACGAAAATAGGCCGGTCCTTTATTCAAGAACCAGCCTATTGCACTATTACTAATGCGTGTGTTATCTTCGTAGTATGGAATATCGTATTCTGGTATTTTGTACTCTGGTGTAATCATTAGCAACCTGCGCAAACGTTATCAAATTTCTCTTTAAGGCACTTTGCGTTAGATTTTCTTCTTGGATGAGGCTTTATAGAACCCTTAGACGAAAGGTTCATATCCTCAAATAACTCTTCGTATGTAACAGTAGGATAATCGTTAGCTTCCTTTACAAAAGATGCTATGTTATCAAAACTGCATACTTCGAAGTTATCCTTGATAAAATCGGTTAAAGATTTAACCTCTTTCTTGTCGTTAAGCTTGTCATTCAATACCTCCATTATAAGAGATGGAGACATCTCATCAAATTCACGCCAATAACGAATACGAGAACAACGATCTATCAAATACTCTGATATTTCATTGTCATCATTACAAGTAAACAGAATCATATGCTTACCCTTAGTATCAGAACCATCCAATACCTGTAACAATACAGAGTCATCGTAATCTTCAAGAACCTTATCAAGTTCATCAAACAAGAAACAAACGCTTGTATCACCAAGTTTCTCTACAAGATTTCTAAGGATATATGGACGTATGTTTTTGTCTATATTTATAATTGGAAGACCGCTCTTATTGGCAATTACCTTAGCCATCACAGTCTTTCCAGAACCTTTTAATCCTGCAAGCATTACACCAGTAAATCCGCTTTCAGACAGATTATAGCTATTAATAACCTTGTCTATAAAGCGTTCGTCACGCTGTGTACAATATACCTTAGAAGGTAAAGATAAGCCGCTAGTCTCTTCGAGTGAGATTGCGTCAGTATAACGGTCTACGTTAATATCGTAAACAATTCCTGGGGTTAAATCGCACTCAAGACCTTCTGTGTTAAACTTAAAGTTTATACTCTTACCTACTTTCAAAAATTTCTTTTCCATATTTACTGATATTATAATACTCAAATATTGGTTTTTATCTCTTCTATCATCTCGTCTACCTGTTTATGGTTACGTACGAGATAACATTTCATTTTACTTCGATGTCGCTTAAGATAATGCTTAAACAATTTCCATCTAAGAGGGAATGAATCTCCCATAAGGCCTTTACATTCTACTACAAACCCATTTCCTATGAAGTCAGGTAGATATGTTAGAGGTCTTATTTTTTCGCCTAAATACTCGAATTTGTCCAGTAATACGAAATGCTTTGGCTCATATTTAACTGGTATTCCAGCTTTCATAAAAGCTTCATAAGTATAGCATTCGAGCTTACTCCTAAAATGGATACCATACTTATCAACCTTAGTTGCGTTCCGTACTCTGCCTTTAGATTTCTTGCCTATCATAATAAAAGTTCTTTCCTCTTATTTTGGATACAGAAGTTTTATTAAAATAGACAATTTCGCCAACAGTTACTTTTTGTTCATCTTTATGATGGACACATGCGCATATACATCCATCATCACTATAACTATCCCAGATAGTCATCTGCAATTTATTTGGAAGACAAATACGCATAAATCCACCTTTATCAAGATGAATTTTCTTAGTCAGCTTTTTTGTAAGCCATTTATGCAATAGAGGAGACATTACTGCACCTCCCAGCACACCTAATAGGCATCCTATTACTACATCAATCATATTTCTGTAACGTTTTTGTTAACCAGTCTTTCATGGTGCTAAATCCGTTGTCACGAACAGCATCTGATAGATCTTTGGCTTTAAATTTCTTATTAATGAAAAAAGCATCTATATTGTATTGTTTACTATATTGCCTAGCCTTAAGCATACCTGTTTTATCTCTATCATACAGTATAACTATATGTTTCCATTTAGAACGTAGAGATCTGAGTATGTCTTCAGGTATAAATACAGTTTCACTAGCAGCAGCTATTGCATTAAAACCCATCTCGTAGCAACACATGACATCTTTCAATGACTTTGTTATTATGAGTAGGTCGCCTCCTTCCTTAGGCAATTCGGATAATCCCTGTACGTGCCGATTCGTCAAATTGGTACGCCATTTAGTAAACTTGGAAGCAAGCGGACGATAAATCTTAAACTTATCATACACTTTATATGCATACATAGGACTATTTTCTTTGTAGATACTCCGGACGATACTATTACAAAGAAAGTATTTAATGCTGAACACATTGAACTTTTTTAGGGTATCAATATGTATTCCAAACTGTTTCCAGTATTGTTTGTCTACATTAGTAAACGGCTGTCGAACTATCCCGATATCAGTATCTCCTTTCGGTGTATCGTACGTATTTGTCCTTACGGTTGTATTAGGATTTATTCTGCGTACGATTCTCAATAATTCTCGTTCAAGTTCTTCTCTAGTCGTTATGCCTTTGTATTCTTTTAGGAACTTCAGAGCATTTCCACACTCTCCGGTTCCAAGATCTTTCCATAGCAGTCCTCCTGTTTTGGAATGGAATATTCCAAATGACGGGTTTTTATCTCCAGACCTTAAAGGGCTATTCATAAGCTTTCCAACTTTGAATTGTCCTAAACAATACGTATAGATGTCTAAATCATTTACTTTGTCCAAGATATCCCTCAAGGACATAGTAACCGCTGTTCTAGTACTATACATAACTTATAAGTTAGTGGGCGTCCACGGTCTCGAACCATGGCTATATATTTCTATATTAGAGCTTTCCTTCCTCACGCCCTTATAAAAATGAGCAGTTTAATGACATGCTCAGGTCGCGACGGACGGATAGTTTACGGACATATCCAGGTCGGGATTAAGGGTATCCAACCCGCACTTACGTAGCGTACACGGTATGAAATCTGGTGCCAGGAAAACCTGACGCCTAGACAAAATGCCGACCTTCACAGGTGGGCAGGATCATTACTTTCACAAGCTATAATCCTACTTGTCTCAACAATGAAAGTGGCTCTGTAGGGAATCGAACCCTACTGGACTATTTGTATATACAATAAAACATAATAAAAAACGCCGATTTGGATCTGTTTTCGCATATGTCCATGCTTGTGTCTCACGACACCCTTGCGAGCCTTATTGGAGGCATTTCACCTCCAAAGGGTAACTGAATTACCTAGCTCCACCAACGCCCTTTCATGGCAGTATTACCTCCCTGGGGCGTATCCACTTGTTGTATAGTTTGGCACTCCTGCTATGTAGACAGTATAAGAACCATCTACCGGATTTCATACAATCAAGTAGTATTTCTATTTCATCAGGCGTAAATCCCTTAAAACGGAAGATCTGATGCGCCTGCTGCATCCGCAGTTTCCGGAGTAACGGTTGGTGGTACGTTAAGCGGATCGTTGTTCTCCTTATCGGCAACAACTGGTCGCTCCATAAGATCGTTCTTAAAGAGCTTAATCTGCGAATTTGTGTTAGACATGTCTTCAACGAAGATTCCGAGCTTACTTACCTGAGTATAGCCCTTCTTGTCGTAAATAACCTTCAAGCGAAGCTTTTTCTTAGTAGCTATCATAGGATCAAGCATTTGCTTTGTCCAGTCGATCATCTCCTTGAATGTAGAAAGCTCTGCATCTGGTCTCTGTGGATAAAAACAATCGAGAATCTGACAAACTCGTCCAAACTGAGCGTTGTCGCGCTTCTGCAAGTCTTCGTCTGTCTTAATGTACATTCCCTTTGTATTCTTCCACTCTGTCATAGTAGCTGTCTGACCGTTCTCATTCTCAAATACTATCTCGAGGAAATCGAGACCCTGAGGAGACTTGTTACAGTTTACCTCTTTAAGAGTGATATTCTGGTTTATGCCTACTGGCATATAACTACTATTACTAAATTCTTCGTTGTTAATTGCGGCTGTCTTTGTACTAAACATAATTTCTATTATTTTAATATACGTAATGCTAACATATCTAGTTTATTCTCAGCATAGTATGCTGTTGATCGAATGAACCGATATATCAATTTACTTAAATATTCTATCCCAATGTGTTATAAGTGTCCCATCTTCATTACCTTCTGCAATGATAATATCCTTTCCGGCTATGTGTCTTGCACGAGCCTCCATGATGGTATCAGATGTACCACCCTTAAAGGATATGTGCGTTTCATTTCCTTTGCGATATACATAACCTACCGCATCAGCTAATCCACACACAATCTTACTCAGCTTACCAACTAAGTCGAGCTCTTTTGCAGAAATTTCAACACCGTCCTTTTCAGTTACGGTGTCTTTAACGTGACCTACAAGAATAAATTCGTCACACAAATCTCGGAACATATCAACCACCTTCTTTACTGCGTCTCTAAGATACTTATAGCCGGCACCGTTAGGTAAGGTTGTTACGTCTGTACCGTCCCATTTCTTACCCATTGGAGTTTGGCGATCTTTTGCATTCTATATAGTTCGCAAATCTATATACGTTCTTTTGTGAACTGCTGTACGTCACCGTACAGAATAGACTATATCATCTCCTTTTACTTTATGCGGCAGTCAGGAGTTCCGCACTTCCATCACCATTAGCTTGTGATGTACTCCCTTTCGGGATAGTCGTTGAACACCTATCAACGTGAGTTCTATAAATTTCTCCAATTTTAGAAAACCACTTATCTATGTTAAATTTATTTTTCATAATATTACACATTCCGCAGCAAGGAACGCAATTATCTAAAGTATAATCTTTAGATGAATCTATCCTATCTATTCCCATTGCGTTTTCTTTTCCGCAATAAAAACATTTCGAAGTTAACATTTTTTCTGCTTCTTCTTTAGATAGAAAAGATTTAACGATCTTTCCTTTTCTGTTGCTATTATGTGTATATTTTGATATTTGCATATTTAGCAATCTTCTTTCTTTCGGATACTTTTTATTAGCTGTTTCAACTTGCAAATCATCTACACAGTTAGTGCATGATTTTGGTATATATTTCTTGTTAAAAAATCTATCACTTCTAACTACAGATTCAGATCCACATCTCGAACACTTTACCTTAAAATATGTCCTTTTCGATTGCTTTTCTTTATCATAGTCTTCGTGATCTATACCAATACAAGTTAAGACTCCCCACGTTTTACCAATATACTTTTCTAAAGTCTCTTGTTTCATAATAAATGCTGCTGATTTTCTTTCCTATTATACCTTATATTGCTATAACGATACAAATGGGAAAGAGGTTTCAGCAATTCACGGAATTTTCTGTAGATATTTCTATCTATAGCTCCATTTTCACAGAGTGTACAAGCATAGCTCATACAAATATCTTCGAGTCGTGTAGCATTATCGATAGTGATATGCTTATAGAAATTATGACCTACTTCTTTATTCTTGGCACGAATGGCACTTGCTGCTTCTCCTAAATCATTGATCGTACGACACTGGATGGCCATCGCATCAACGAAGACAGAGCCTCCCTCAAGGTCTATGATAAGGTTATTATCCAGCTGTGCAAGGCAAGATGTCTTACCAGCCTTTGGAAGACCATAGAGTATAAGATATCTAGGGTTTTCAGAAACTGCAGGAATTTTACTAGTAGGTAATGTTAAACTCATGATACAATGATACTAAAAGTTTTAATTAAAGCTTAATGTTAATATTAATGATTGTCTTCTTAATCTCTGGACTAAGTGAAGAGATAAAGTTGTAATCACCAAAATCAGAATAGCTATAAATATCGGTACCAATCTGGATCTCATCATTGTAGAAAATGATAGGAAGACCATTCTCAAGACGGTAAATCTTACCGAGCTTAATACCCTTCATAGTATTCTTCTTCTTGCCATAGTTAGCAAGAATATCACAAGCCTTTGCGAACAAAGTGTCGCCCTTCAGAGGCTTGTAGATATAAGTATGATCCAACTCATTGAACATGGCATCAATCAGATCATCGTCCTTCTTCTTTGTGTTAAACAAATAAGAGTTGTTTTTCTTTACAGTAGAAAGAATAATATCATCGAGAATCTGAGAATAAATGTTACCATTGTTAGTGTTCTTAATGTTGTTATCAGTAAACTTAATATCGTATGTTGTCATAATTCAGCCTAAATTTAATTGCTTAACTTTCTATCAAGTTGTTATATGCTAAGTCATTCTTGAATTCAAGTATGCAGGGCTTTCCTGCGTCTCGATTCTTCAAGATGTGTAGATACACCTTGTTCTGAGTAGGTAAATGGCTTGGACCGTATTCTTGTATTCCAAGAATTTCAGGCCTATGAATAACTATAACATAATCGCTAGCTTGAAATAAAGCATCAGCAGATGAAATGTCGCTTCTCATAGGATAATGCGACAAAAAATTGTTTATTCTTTCTGGTGATTCGATATTTCTATTCATCTGTGCTAGTTGTAACACTGATGTCATAGGATACTTTTTAGCACTTATGAAAACTCTTTCGAGTTCCTGCATGGTTTCTATAACGCTGCCTATAGGCTTCGTCAATAGAGCATGGTCGTATATTATTATAAAGTGTTTATTAGTACCTTTTACATATGTATTATAGAAATACCTAATAATATCTTCTGCTTCCTTGGGAGTTGTAGGATTATCTACAAACCATATAGGATACTCCTTTAGTTGATTAGATACTGAGATGACTTTTCTGAAGGTATCGTCATCCAGGTCCGTTTCCGAACTATACAAAGTCGAAGTCGTTTTCCTAAGCTTACTAGAAAGCGTTCTTCCAACTTGCCTAAATCCAACCATCTCTAACGAGAAAATCAGAATTACTATTTCTTCACCAGGATTCAAATCAACAATATCGGTTGAGATCTCGTTTGCAAACGAGCTCTTTCCACTTCCTGAAATACCAGCTATGGTGTAAACGGTATTAGGTTCAATACCTCCCATACACTGCTTATTAAACTTAGCCCATCTAGTCTTAAGAGAAGTTATAGAGTGCTCTCTTCGACCAGATATATAGTTTATAGCCTCTTGTGCTACAACTGACATTGGTCGTATAAGATTAGATAAGTTCTGTTCCATAAGTCGATTCCTCAATTTTAGAGTTGTCTTGCATTTCTTCCTCAGATTCTTCCCATTGATGATCTACGAGCCATCTCCACATCGTCTTCATATAACTTAGTTTACCTTCGTTAGTCTTTTTCTTCATTTCGAAGTCAAGACACTGAATAAGATGTTGAGCCATAGCCTCGCTTTGGCCTGCATAGACATTAAATAAATGTCTACATTTGTTAACGTTGGCTCTTAGATAGTTTTTAGTACCATCTGGTCGTAGAACGTATATTGGGTACATTTCATAGAACAGATCGAAATAGTCCTGTTTAGGGCGGACTACATCCTTAAGCGCATCTGTTGCATGATATGTAATTGACTTACCTCTCTCGATCGAGGTAATAAGTCCCTGAGAAATTAAGTTTGATATTTCTTCGTCGCTAACTAGGCTGACAATTTTGCGGACGTCTTGATTATAAGTTTTTTGATTCTTATCCAATACCAAACTTAGGAATATTAATTGATTTGAATTTAATCCTGGGATATCCAGGAGTTTTGTGTTTAGTTCAATAATCATCTTATATACGTTGATAAACGATTAATCATCGAAGATTGTCAACTGGCGGTTAACAAACTCACTAGCTATCTTTTTTGCTTTGCTAATGTAGTACTGGTAATCCAGGTGACGGTTTTCTATTGGTGTGGCATCTATCTTGTTAAGAATTCGTACACCGTACTCTGTTATTCTTGTTTCAGAGCGCTTTTCATACATTTTATCCTTAATACGTATAAGATAGTAGCCACTATTCGATGCGTAGTATCTATTAATACGTTGAATCTGTTTGCCTCCATATTCAACTTTTGATTCCTTATTTACGCTTTGTGACATTAAGAAATCACGGATATCTTTATCCTTCTTAATAAACTTGTCTATCGGTTCGTTGTTCAAAAAATAGTTTATCACAGCTTTAGAGATAACAACTGGTGTCATGCTGTTGTTAAGACCAATTTCTGTGATAAACCTGCCTTTCTTTTCTATCAGTCTCGGATCTCCAGATTGAGAGTATCCTTTGCGAACACCAAAGTAATTGTTCACGTCGTACTGATAAAACGACTCGTAATCATCGGACTCGAATGTCAACTGGGTTAATTGCTCGACCTCCTTAATTGCATCGGCTATTGCGAAGCGGGCGGATTTGTCAGCAATGTAGACGACACCATCTGTATTGACTTGTACAATCTTACAATTCAATTCCAGAAGCCTATCCACTAACATAAGTAGTATAAGTTGCCCATTTATACGTATCTTGTATACGTTAAGTGGATCATATGCCCAGCTACTTTCTTGTTGCATCTTTCCTGTAAGAGCATTGAGAGCCTGTTTAAATGCCTTAGACTTCAATAACTCTCCATTACGTTTGGCAGTTAAGCGCTCCTTGTATAGAGTGCTATACACATTCCAAAAATCTTCTCCTAAGTGAACCGGAAGCCAATGGTTTATAATAGCTAGCGAAGGATACATAGACGTAACGTCGGAGTGTCCTATAAACTGTTCATCTGTAGGTTTGTAGACTCTAGGTTCGTTGATGGTGTGTATACCACCTTCGCCTATAGAGTAGCAAATGTTTGAGAGAACAAACTTCTTCTCATAGTTTTCTTGTTTCTTATCAGACTTACTTGCATTGCAAGTAGCATTCTTTACATCCAATAAGACTTCTTTCAACTTTGGATTAGAATATTGTATGAATGGGAGTATGATATCACCTAAATGAATGTCTCCGACTTTTCGAGTTCGAGTTTTTAGCTCGTCTTTTGTTGTGTTGGTAATGTCTAAAATTGTTCGCAATAGCATTTCCTCTCCAAATCGTACACCACTCATTGACAGTGCATCAAACCCCCATTCTTTTTCAACTTCAAGACGTAGCTCTACATCTTCTTTTACTTTGTTAAGCAAAGTTTCAGTAGCTTCTACGTCATTCACATTATACTCTATCATAGCGTCAATATCACATTCCTGGATATGCAAATCAAAGCTTCCTTCATACTCTTGCACATTTGGCATATGTAAGAGTATTTCTATTTCTTTTAAGCTTTTCTGCTGTTTAGCGCTATAGAGCATCAACATAAGATCAAAAGAATAAAAGTAATTCGCATACTTATACTCTTTAATCTTATCAATATTGTCTGTTTTTTCCGAACTTATTATTTCTTTACTAAGATAGTACAGAGAACCACAAATTCTCGAGTATCCTAGTCGCTTCATTCTATTATAGAAATGTATAATGTAGCTTATGACTATATCGTCATAATGTTTATTGTTGTAACCGCACATTATGTGATCAGTTCTGTGTATATAGAAGAAGTCAACTAGTTCTTCTAGTTGATTTTTACGACAGGATATCTCGAATTTATATAGTTTATGACTCTCTGAATCTTTACAAGTACAATGAAAACAGTTTGGAAAAACTTCTATGTCATATAGAACTACTGGTCTTTCCTTTACTATCATAGTCCCTAGTGAGGGTTTGCACCTCGCAGTCATATCCTTTCGGAGCACACTAGGGTAACCAGTGGTGTCCTGGTCGATTTTAGAAAACTAACGCTTATGCTGCCATTCGCATCTTATTTGCGTTTGGTAGCAGGATACGTCCTGTCTTCTTGCGATGGTCTTTAAGGTTTGTACAAACAAGGTTACTTCGCTTTGCTTTTACCTTATTTGTCTCCTTACGAGCCATCTTGATTACTTTACTGTTCTCAGGAAGATTGTTTACTCCTCCGTGTTTAACAGTTTCGCCATTGTCTTTTATCTGAGCAACTTCCTGCTCAGTAAACTTGTCGTCCGAATGCTGGAATCGTCCTACAAGTTGTAATTTGTCATATTTAGCGACAACTAAGTCTCTAATATGTTCTTCTGCGGCATTCTTTTCAGATTCCCAAATTGGGAACTGCTGCGCATAGAACAAGTCGTCTTTCTTGACTGGGCATGGGTGCTTTCGCTCCCATTTCTGCAGCTTGTGTTGAACATATCCTTCCATGAGCTCTATACGGTTAAACTTCGTAACCTTTCTGCGAGATTCAATTTTAACTGAATCACGCTTAAGCAGTATGAACCAAGGTCTCTTTCGACGAAGACCATGGATACCATGTTCTTTACAGAACTTAGAAGTAGTTCCGTGAGATTTGTTAAAGTCCTTAAGCCACTTCTCCTTAATATCACGATAAGCTTCAACACAATCATCCAAATATTGATTATTCTGGGTATTCATAACGTTATCTCCTATAATTAAGCTGCCTGTTTAACTGACTTTTGTTTAACTTCCTTGACCTGAGTAGGCTTTTTATTTACAGCCTTAGCCTTAACTTTGAGCCCACGACGAAGCTTGCGTCCTTCCGCCTTACTACCATGACGGAATGTATACGTATTTTTCTCAAGCGTCTCCTTAGCCTTTTTCTTAGCTCTGCGGAGATTGTAGAAGTTAACACTAGCATTCTTAGAGCACTCGATAGTATGAGGATCTCCTCCCTTCTTATGCTTGTTGTGGTTACTTGCAGATACGTCTATACCAGCCTCCTCAAATGGAGACTTGCTATCAGAACGATACTGATAGAATGTAGCGTTACCCACAAGGTCACGCAGCTTCTCTACCACGTTTGCTGGTACATCCTTAAAGAATGCTGTAGAATTGGTGATACACGCGGACTTAATTCCGCAGTCTTTAACCAGCTTCTCAAGCTCTCCCTTCTTCTTCAGAACGGAGTCGCATACAACTGTTATATTATATACAGTAGCGTTGTCCCACTGTTTCTTCGCGATGTCTACCACTTTCTTGGTGTCGGCATCATTGAGATGCATTCGCTTGCATCGACGGGTAATTGATGCGATATGACGAGCCATAGCGACATTACGACGCTCTTCCTGCTTCTTCAAACGCTCCTCCAAAGTGATTTTAACAGGCCCTGAAGCCTTTATCTTCTTAGAGTCGATTAACTTATCCATGATGCTCTTTTTACGCGCCTGACGGGCCTCTGCGCGAGCCTTAGAGGCAGCATATTTAGCCTCCTCCTTCTCGGCCTTAGCCTTCTTCTTAGCTGCCTTGAGTTCGGCGTTCTTCTTAGCCTTCTCTGCATCAGCAGCACGACGTTTCTTAATGTTCTCTATTGTCTTATTAGCAGCATTAGACTCTTCCTTCTTAGCTGCCTCAGCCTTAACTGGTGTATTTCCTATCTTAGCCTGAACCTTCTTGAGGTTCTTCTTATTCTTCTTTGACATAATCTTGATAATTTAATGTGTTAATAATGTTATTTTTAAGGCAAGGGATTCCTTATTTGTGGTTCGTGTAAGCCTCGATCTTACTCCTTTCGGCGACCCTTGTATTTGTCTCGAACCTATAGCATTTAAACTGCGAGATCCATCTCGAATTTATCTGCAATAGTATCCTTAATCTCAATAGAAGTCTCATTATTAAACTTCTCGAGATTAGCGTCAAACTTATTTGCTAGTAGCTGCTGCTCGTGAATAAGCTGTGCAATCTTAGCTGATGAGAATACCTCACGCTTAGGCATAGCCTTCAATCCCTTCTTTGCCTTAGTTGATGGATCAAGTGTCTTGATCATCTTGAGCTGAGCTATAGCCTCCTTCGCTTCACATGCTGCGAAAATACTATAGTTGTTTGTCTTCTTAAAATCCTCGTAAGAGAATGTAGTAGTACCTGTATTAAGAGCTACCAAAATACCCTTAATCATAATACGCTTCTCACTAAGTTGTACAATCTGATTATACAAGCTCTTGAGATCTAAGCCAGAACCCTGCTTTGCTGCAATTGCTTTCTTAGACATCAGGTTCTCTGCTCGAATAATTCGCCAATACTTATTGATAGTAATATCAATATTCTTACGAATTGTAATAATATTTGCTGAGTTCAATTTAATTGATTTCTTATTCATATAGTTTGATTAAAATTAAACAATTTACTTGAATCAGCCATTTACCTAGCTCCTATACTACATATTACTGTAATAAAGGATAAAAGGGTATCCATTGGTAATCCTACCCCGCAGGGCGGATTACCTATTCTCCGCAGAGAACTTTTAAGGATACCCTTTAATATAAACTAATAATATTGTTATTGTACTTCTTTGCAACACAATAACGGTAATGTCATACATGAATGTGTACTCTTCTGCGCACAGTTTGTACACCACTCCCGCAGGAATGTTTCTGTTTATGGCATTACACGTTTAGCGTTTACAATTCCATACTCCAACTCAATCATTGGTTTACCAATGCAGTCTTTAACCTGCAAAACTTCTTTACGTCCGTTGATATTGATAACAATTTTCTCAGGATACTCTTGCTGAGCGTTAAGCCTTGGCCCTGACACCCGGGACCCCGCAGGGTCCGCTCCTACGCCATCAGCAATGCTAGAATTCTGACATACTTTTGTCGCAACATCATACAGTCGTTCTACGACCCAGTTAAAGTTTTTATCTTTAACTCCCTTCATCACAATTTCTTGTGATAACCCTTCCATAATAGCTTTTTGGTTAAGCCCTGTGGAAAGACTCACTAGTGCATCCCATACCTTAAGAGCAAAACTCTCAAATGGTAAGGTTTGCTCGCAGCCGATTATCTTGTTCCAGAAATGGAATTTAGTTGAACCTAGAGTAATACTACCATCATCGTTAATGGTATAGATCTTGTACTTCTCTGTATGGTCCAACTTTTCATAAACGGCTGCCTTAATTTTCGGTTCGGAGAGCATTACTGCAATAAGCTTAACACTCTTCTCAGTTAAAACAGCCTCCATGAATTTTATGCGATCTTATCAGCTGGTTTTGAATCTGCCTTCTGACGCTCATAGTCAGAGACAACCTTCTCATTTGCTGCAATAGCAGACAGACACTGAGCCTTAGCCTTCTGAGCCTGCTCAATGATTGCATCGAGACGAGCAATCTCGCCACGGTTAAGGTCGTTAAGAATACCACTCAAATCCTTAGGATCTGAGAACACGGCCTTAGAGTTCTTGTCCTTAAGAGCGTTCTGAACTGCCTCCTCGGTAGTCTCACCAAACTTGGCGCTATTCTCACCGAGAGGGATATCAATCTGATGTTCGGTGCCCTCATTGAGACGACAAACGACATCACCGATTGCATTCTGCTTGGTTGCCATAGACTCAATCGTGATATAACCGATCGCAAAACGGCGAGGCGAACGATTGAGAACAAGATTTACATTAGAGCTCTGCTTAGCCTGCTCCAAAACCTTGTCATGATCTGGGTTGAACATACGGGTCTGAGGAGTAAATACGTCCTGACCAAACATTTTAGCACCGAGCATGCTCAGTGGGGTACGATTTGACTTAATAGTTGTTTCCACGATGTTTACATTAATTTCTGACATAATCATATCCTTTTTGATATCGTTATTGATTAACTAACGATATGATTTTTAAATATGGTGTATTTTGGCTACACCGTTGCCGTTGTTTATTGAATAAAGCAACGCTGATACGAAGATACTCGGTTACTATTTTGCTTACTTAGTTTCCTAAAGAAAGTTCTACTATTGTAGACGCTTTGTTACAGACTTAGTCACACTCTTCCTATTACAACAATAGGGTAATAGGCTTGTGACAGGAATTGTATACATGAGATACAATTAACATTTACTGGATTATCCAGGCCCGTCGTCTAAAGCTTTGAATGCTTTCTTTGCATAATCAAATGCTGAACTATTTTCTGCTATTTTGTTCACGTTTTTTCTAACTTAACTATTCTAATCTTCGTTGGTGAAATTTTGCAGAGCAACTAACACTCATAGAATCTTAGAATTCTTATAACCCACGAAAATATGTAGAATCTCGGTCGTATTTCCCTTACTATACTTACAAGATCTTACTACATGATTGTTATTAAAGCAGATTGTCTCTACTGCTAACTTAGAAGCGACTGTCAGCTAGGTCTCCTTACTGCGGTACTCGGCTTATGGCATGTACCCAGCGGTTGGTTATCGGAATGTCTCAGGATCAAACCCATCACAGACTTTACGGCTTTTTCATCTTTGCTGATGTTTGCAATTTTTCTGTACCGGTATTACTACCTCCTATTTATAGTGCACGAATATTGGGAATTCAACCCATACATTTCATCTTGTCACCCACTTATAACGTAATATACATGTATAGAGACAGTATACACATATAATATACACAGTCGTTTTACAACATAGATATAAGCTGCCCATCAATTTCCTGTATTGCTTTGAACCTTTATGTTTACATATACTGTTGCGCAGTATACTTTAGCATGGTTGGCATATCGGTTGGCACTCGATTTCTTTACCTCAAGTCCTTACTTACAACGTAAGATACACTCTATAAAGGGACATCAATTTTTGTTAGACATGTTAATTTTAAACTTTCTAAATTTTCATAGTTTATATCTCTTGCATACAACATACGCATACATAATATACCAGCTTACTACTCTGTAGAGACTATATAATATTGTATATTATAGTACAAATAAACTATTAGTCTAGATTGTTTTGGATGAAAGTGGAGGTCAAACGGTCCTGGATGGACATATATCGAATCAACTTTCTACCTTGCTTTGCTATTTACTATTCTAGGATAGCGCTCCATCAATTTTCTTTGACTGTAACGAAGTCATCGATCATAATCTCATGAACGATTTAATTTTCATGGAAATTGGCTGTAAGTTCGGATTGCCTAACATCCTAATAATACAACTGGAATAGATTTTCACCGCGATCTTCACCCGCGTACGATACTCCCGTAGAGCTTCGATTAAGGGGCTGCCCAACCCTTGCGCTTGTTTTACTTTTATATACCGCATAAACAAGAAAAGCCTAGCGGTCACAATCAGACACTTCTACCCCATCCCTGGCACCCCTTCAACGGAGTTGTACTGAATCGAACAGTAAGGTTTTGGTATAGTCAGCAAACTCATTTAGTTTACTCTGTGTGGTATTACTCCCACAGTATTGATGTAGTTTTTCGGCCTTTATACTAGCTTTGGACACTAGAAACACTACCTACGGCTAATAATACTTCTATATTGTTTGGGATATCCTCGGTTCTTCCAGCATCATGCACCATACCATGTATGCAATTCTGTTCACCTACTGGGGACCAATATAGTTCATCTCGTGTAACGTTCGTGTATGTTTAGTATTATCACATACAATTCCGATACGGTTCATTATGCCCTTCTTGGGACTTATGCGTTTTTAGATTACACAGCCTCATCCAGCTTGTCTCCAGACGGTTCTCACAAGTCCAGCTGCGTAATCTCTAGGAGTTGATACAACGCTTCTCCTACCTATATCAAACTGTTTCAATGTTTGATACATTTCATCCTACCTTTTGAGTGATCTCGCCCTGCAAGACAGGGTTAACATATTCTCGGATCCAGTCAATGTTCGTACGTAGACTAATGGGATCTACTATATGTACTTACCTAATTATAGTACACAGGGTTCTTATGTTTACTTGTGTACATTAGAGGCGATTTGAATATAATCACGGAGCTCTCCCTTACGAATGGTAAAGTCATGATTAGTGGAGTCGACCTTTTCTCCAGGTTCCATAATATACAGAAGTGGTACATACGACGTATCTGTCTTCTTAATTATGGTGTGCTTAACAATTGTCTTTGCAGGCAACTGTTTATGTTTACAAGGTACAGGCACTTCTACCTTAACGGTATCACGCACTGTATCAGGATTAGCATGTTTCACTTGATCAAATAAATGATCCATTGGTTGCTGTACAGTAGATGCTGCTACTGTTTGCACTGTCGTTGGAAGGGGAACATTCTTAAGATCAGCAATATTCATGCCAACAACAAGAAATGCTGCTCCTAGCAACGTAATTACTAATTTTTTCATACTTTGATAGTTAAATTATTTGCGTTCACTTTGCCACTGGATATCAAAGGCTTTCTTAACACGACCAACTAGTTGTGAACTAGCTCTCTTAATTGGCCGTATTATTTTTTTACCTGAGCCTTGGCTTTACCCTTAACTTCCTTCTTCTTATCCTCAGCTGCCTTCTTTTCAGCAGTCTCCTTAGCGGCCTTAGCTACAGTCTCTTCCTCAGCCTTAATCTCCTCATCGGTCTTGAATGCCAAGTCGACAATGTTCTCCTTAGCATAACCTACGAGCGGATCAGAAGGATTACGGAACAGATTAGAAATGATACCTGCATACTGGGTGGCATTATCCAACATAGAATCAGGCTTAACCTTAGCCATCATCTCAGGAACTACATCACGATAGTATGCACGCTTAATAGCGAGAACAGTCTTCTTAGCAAAGTTGTTACCGTCCAAGAAGTTCTGCTTCAAGTTCTCAACGAAGCTACCTGGAGCCGCAAGAACTGCTGCGGTGGCCTTATCCGCAAATGCAATATTCTTGTTAGCTGTATCGATATGATCCTTAACACGATCCTTCTCAGGAAGCTTGTTCTCTGCTTCAAGCAAAGCTGTACCCTTAGAGCGAACATCATCTGCACCGATGATTACGAGACACCTTACAGCATCCGCAATCTGATTATCGGTATACTTACAGATGCCGGTATTCTTGTCTGTAGAATGGTCGCGAAGCTCACAGAACGCAGATACAGGAGATCCTGACGTAGCGGTAACGTTGAAAAGGTGAGAACCAATTCCATAAGTAAGCGTTCCGACACGACCTGTAAAGTTAACAACCTCACGAAACACGTCATGGAAGCTCATGTTCTTGATGCGCTCAAGATCATTCTTTGCAGAAGCAAGAGCCTTCTCAGCGTTAGCCTTATACTCCTTATCCTTAGTCTCCTTGAGTGTCTTCTCAGCAGACTCGATAGCACGCTTAGCTTCAATAGAGCGATATGCCTTATAGAAGTTCACGCACTGCATAATGCTATCCATAAGCTTGGAATCACGGTTCATAGCTAGGAAGCCAGAGAGCGCCTTCTTAAGCTCTTCTTCATCCTTGATCTTTGTAGGATCAAATACCTTACCTGCTGTAGCTGCACGAGCCTCAGCATCCTCTTCGAGCTTCTTAGAAGTCTCTTCAGATACTGTCACAGCTGCACCTGTCACCTCAACTGCTTCAGCATCATCATTCGAAGGCAAGAGCTTAGTATCATCGAATTTTACACCAATCTCCTTCAAAGCTTCAGTAAGCTCTGGGAGTGCAGACTTACGGATTACAACCGCAAAGTCACTAGTACCATACTTGACCTCATTGCATACGCATACAGCGATGCCGAGGGCATTGATATGATTGAGCTTGTCGATAGTTCCCTGCGGGAAACCAGTATGCTCAGCAGCGTTCTCATCCAAGAAGAAACGCTCATGAGCCATCTTCAACAAGTCTACCTGGTGGTTACGGTCCATACTTGCTCCACCTGCTGTTGTGAGCATAGCTGCAGCCTCAACAGCTGAATTTACACCGTTATCACCACCATTGTTATTATTCTGAGCAATTTTTACATTGCCTTTGTTATTCTTTTTTGCCATTTTGATAATGTTTTTAAAATGTTAATACTAAAATTAATTAATAAAGTCCTGGGCAACTAACTTAAATTCAACTTGTGTCGAATATAAAGTTCGTTTTTAACCAATCTCGTGGAGGTTTAGTGAGCACATTGATATGCTCGTCTTCACCCAAGTTAAGCACAGTAACAGTATCTACCACAACTGTATCCTTACCTGCTGGTTTTGTCTCAGCACATGTACCAGCGCCCTCTGAGGGTTCCAAAGCCTGAAATGAGCACGTCGGTGCCAGCATGGGAGTTGTGGAAGATTTAACTGTACTGGCTTCACTTTCATGGTCAACAAAGGCATAGTTGACCATGCTCTTACCAGTAAAACCAAGCAAGAGACTTACGAGAATGATCCAGAACAACTTGTTGCTCTTATTGTATCTTGCGAAACCAAGAGCTACAAAAATCGAGAGAATCAATAATAAAAGTGAAGTCATTTTGTTAAACTTTTAAGTTATTTCTAATTTTCCTACGAGTGCGACTTAACGCAGCTTTTATAGTGCCTGTAGGAGTTTTTAGCACTTTGCTAATTTCATCAACTGACAGATCTTCTACGTAGAATAAATTAAATATCTTCTGTGTCTTCTTTGGGAGTTTTTCAAACTCCTTTAGAAGAGATTCATACTCAAGAAGATTGACAAGATCTTCTTCTTCTGAAGAATTAGTTAATTCAACAGGTAGTCGGCCTGTATCTTCTCCTAATTCCATAGATTTTTCCTTTACTTTTCGTAGATAATCTATAGCTGTTCTATTAGCTATAATTCTCAGCCATCCGCCAAAAGACGAATAGTCTGTGAATGTCGAGAGTTTCTGGTGAACCTTAAGAAATACTACATTAGTAAGATCTTTAGCTTCATCCATGTCATTCACGTAATAAAAGAGTACATTGTCGATAAACTCTTTATAACGGTTAAACAATTTATTAAACGCTAGCTCATTTCCCTTTTGAGCTTCTTTTATGGTCTCAATTTCAGATTGAGTGATACGCTGATACTCCATATTGTGGGGTAGGGGAGATCTCTCTCACCCTACTCCTGATAAAATGGAAGATCATATACCATCTTTTGACGATATAATGACCAAACATTGTTGACGAAATTGTTAAAGAGAATAATCTTAAGATTTTTTCCTCCTGTTTTCATTTCTACTTGTTCAAGTAGTCCTGAACCGATACGCATGCGTGTTGTAAGCGTTTTAAACTTCATAGGATTACTGAGGATTATTGTTTTCATAATCCAATCACCAACTCTACGCAAATGCTCATTGCGTGCATATTCGTACAAACAATTTTCGTCTAGGCTATCTCCAGCACAGAATATGTGAGGCTCATAGGCAAATCCTTTTTTAAGATTGTTATGGAACCAGTTAACCACGTTTTCTATACTTTCATTTTTGTAGCCTAACAGACTAGCTCTGTAAATTAGCATTTTAGGGAAATACTCCATTTTTATTTTGTTTAATTAAATGTTTTCTTAATAAACTTAGAGAAATCTTCAAGATAATTATCTAGGAATCCAGCTTTTTCTGATAAATAATTATCAAATAGAGCCATGTTGCCACATTTACATGATATTTTGTAATAGTTCTCTAGGAATTTATAGTTATCTTGAAACCATACTACCCAGCTATTTACCCATATCCAAAATGCGTATTCTCCAGCATTGAAAGTCTTGTTAATACATTCTAAGTTTATAGAGTCTGCAAAATTAAAGTTTTGAGACCCCTCGTGTATCCCAAGAGCTTTTCTTAATGAAGCATCCTTCTCATCTGTTCGAGGTATTCCTCGTCCAGTGTTGTAGATTGCTATATTTTCTTGATATACACGGTCTATCCATCGCGTTTTTACAGCGTACTTAATTCTTTCGTGTGGTTTCTTACCTATATTAGATAATCTTCCAAACTCTGTACACCATTTAAATGCTAGGTTGACGACATAAGGACACCTGTCCTTTATCATCGCTTTATATCCCTTTGTCATAACTAATAGGAAGGAAATGGGGAGTCGAACCCCAAAATCCTTCTCTCCACTTTGGTAGGAAACACCTAGACTAAACTTACGCTACGTTAGTATAGTCTACAATGTTGTTTACATTGTCGTTTAATTTATAGTATAGTGCTTAACGTATTTATCTCCTCTGACAATCAAAGCCAAAACATGCCCATATAAGCAGTTTTACAACATACTTAGGTTGTCTGTTTGTTCTTAGCAGACCCTTTATTAGGGATGTGGACATGCGCGGATTCGAACCGCGGTCTTGCCAGATTATTTCATACACACTGTACATTCTTTTTGTAAATGTCCTGATGATCAGTCAGAACATTCGATTTAAGCCACTTTAGATGCGTTCTAAGGAGCTTTCGGAAGCATCGTGGTTAATTACTCCACTTATCTCCTATGACGCCTCAGAACGCTTAGAATATGGCTAAAAATATATAGAAATCCTCATGATACGAAGATACTTAGAGGGCTATATTCAGCATTTTTGATATATTTTGCAGGGTTCAAATTAGTTCTTGCTAACTGAGTCTCCCCGATACAAAGATACGCACAAAACATATTATTTGATCTACTGTCCCAATTTATTGTGTTGGTTCACATCTCTTTTCCCTATCGTGATACGAAGATACTTGATAGGAATGTTAATTCATTCCTAGGTTCCTTCATTAGCCGACTACAATAGTCCTCCTGTAATGTATGAGAACCTACATGCGTGATACGAAGATACTTGCACTGGAAAAAGAATTAGAAGCGATCGAACTGATAGGTGGCATAACACCAACTGTTAGGATACTTGTCGCGCAACTCACGGTCGTGCTTATCGTACTCCTGGTTAAGTTCGGTCATCTGCTTACGCTGATCCTCATCGATCTTCTTCGAGAGGTCACGGAACTGATTTGGCGTAATCTTCTGGTCATCAGGAACGGCGGTACCATTCTCGTCCTTGCCCAGAAGACGGGCCATCAACTCTGTACGCTTCTTCAGAATATCGAGAGTAATCTTTGCCTTCGCACGGTCCTTACGGACATTGAGAAGCTCCTTAATACGGAGGAAGTCAGCACACTTAACGATCTCTTTGACCTGGGAGATCTTACGCTTCTCCTCATCCTGGCGGATCTCTTCTGCCGCCTTGTCTGCGATGTCGGTTACGAGGTTACCCTTAACCAACTTCTCTACTACGTTGTCTACTGACGCATTCTGCTGCTCTTTAGCAGCACCTTTTGTTTCTGCTTTTGCCATTTTGATAATGATTTAAAATGTTTGTAAATAAAATTAATTAACATATGTTACTTCACCCACACTCCAGGATGGATTCTTAACGAACACCTCACCGTCACTATTAACGGTGATATCGCATGGAGCTTTATGAGCGCAGTTAGCCAAATGAATGAGTGCTAATCTAGCTTCTTTAGCTTGACCCTCATCAGGATACTTGGACTCGAATGCCAATGTTTTTACATTCTTACCCTTTACCTTTTTAGTCGTATACACTGGAATCTTCCACATAATCGAGAGGATTTAATTTGTTCTGAAACTTGTCACGCTTATAAGCCTTTGCTTTGGCTTCTGCGTGACGTTGACGATACACTTTCTTAGTATTACGTTGTGTTCTGCACATAATTACATGTTATCTTGAACTGTTTTAAATACATAAACAACATCGGTAGAAATACCGTAAGAATCACGCATTCTTTTACTTACACCACAAGATATAACCTTAATAGCATTTGTAAGAGACTCGTTGTTAGGCTCGTCATTTATAGCCTCTGACAATGCAAGCAACAACTTCATCTTGGAGTTGAAATACTTGCCAAATTTCTCTTTTACATAGATACATGCAGATTCTACGACAGATAATTCTGTAGCATTCTTACTTTCTGCATGCTTTACAATAACAGAATTTACTTCTGTTTCATCCATTGTAGATGCATGGATATTTTCAACATTAGGCTTAATAGTCTTCAGCTGTGAAGCTATTGCCAAAACTTCGGATGAATTCAAATTTGAACCATCGTAAGAAATAATGATAAATCGCTTCATAGCTAATCCTCCTTTGGCATTATGTTAGTACTGGAGGACTGTATCACCTGCACATGCTTGCCATCAATAATTGTGTCAACGACTTCTGTGTTCGGGACATCAGGAGGAGTAATAGCTTGATATAAATCCGGCTTGTCAGGCAGATTCAAATATACACGCTTGTTCATCTCAAACTCATTAGCTATATCTATCTTAGTAACCGGTTTCCCAGATTTCTCTAAGACTGATACTACATCACGCATAACCTTTTCAGGTATGCTTAAGAACACTGAGTCTTGATGTCTCCACTTGCCTTCTGCTTTCTGATACACCAAAGCATCAGCATAGTTATTGAACGCAGGATTGCTAATTTCCTGCATCATCTTGGATACCATGAGTGAATCATCGTGTCTGATTTCACTCTTTGTCTGCTTCACATAGTCACATGATGACACTGCGATAGCTGCAATAAGCATGATTAAGCACATGCTAAGCTTTTCAAATAATCTCTTCATTTTGATAATTTATTAGAGATTCAACAAATGTTAACTATCCGGGTTTTAAAGATTCACGGAATCATCTTTTGTGGACCAGCTAGGGTTTGAACCTAGGACCTCCAGATTATGAGTCTGTTGCTCTAACCTACTGAGCTACAAGTCCAAATAACAGTTTCATGTTGTGTTTTACGTCAACCTTAGAAAACTGTTAAAAGATCTGTGACGATAACGAAGTACGAAGCTCTCCAGCTTGTGATTTTATACAGACTTGAACTGTTATGTAGGCCTCTAACCTAATAAATCTCGGGGACAGTATAAACTGCCCCCTTGAAATGCAACTAATCAAATTTTTCCATCCAGTAAGTTACGAAATATATTATACTGGAGATCAGAATTATTACTAACCAAATTACAATAACTATCAATGAGAAGTTACTAACCTGATCAATAACTAAGCTTTTTGAGAGTATCTCAATAAGAGGGAATCCAGAAAAGAATATCAACATTATCGAGATAATCAATTCTTCACAATCTCGTTTCATATATATAATGCTGTTTGAGATATTTCATCATAGTCGTCTTCACTAACGAACCATGAATCATTATCTACTGTTAAATAATTCTTTCTAGATCCAAGATCTACATCATCTAATGATAATATACACATATCATCAGGATCTGCAGATTTGTAGTCTTTTAACTCTACATTTACATCATTACAATACACTTTAAGTCTACGCAATGATGCGTGATGACGTCTGGTCTCTAATTCGCTATCAGACATCTGTCCATTCTTTCTACGTTTTGCCATGTTGTTATGGATCAATAAATATTATACCATCTTCACGACATGTGCAGGTTATTTCTCTTTTTACATCTACAACTCTTGGGCAAGAGAATAGATTATTGAAGATACAACCTTCACATGTCGCTTGACGTTTAGCCCTAACAACAATGCCATTTACCTTGTATATTCTGCCAGGACTAAGTTTTTTACTCATAGTTCACCAATTAACTGTAGCTTGTACATTGGTTGTTTGACTGGAATTATTTCATATCCTTTACGAGTCTCATCTACTTTTCGAAGTACTCTAGATATTTTTCCAAGTTGGAATGTTCTACGTATAGTCTCGTTCTTGGTAATTAGTATGAAGCATACAAATCTTGATGGATTAGCATACAGCTTATCATATACTGTAGATATGCTATGATAGAACGAACCAATGCCTTTCATTACATCGATTTTATTCATATCACTTTCGCTAACCATAATCTTTGTAGTTTCTCCAGCTTTTTCCAAGCTACTCGACTTGTATATATAACATTTTCCAGTTGATACATCTCTGACAGCTGTGCATTTATCATGCGAGCTAGAGATAACAACCATTAAACCACCTACCATTATTCCACTTGGTAAGACTCGGCGCACTATATCATGTGGTTGAAATTTCATTTGTGTACAAATTTAATTTTATAACGCACTATTGATGTAATTACACCATTTCTTAATCTAATACCAAGTGTTGGTTCAACAGAGAACTGCTTGCACACATTAATATAGTCAACAACACTCTTAGAAACTGGAATAATCTCTGAGAATCCTGCTGATTTATCAACATATACAGCCATATACTTAACGGTTTTGCCGTTAGAACTAGGTTGTTGTACTATTTGTTTGATACACTCAACCTTACAAACCATTGTGTCGATTGCTTCTTTTTGCTGTGCATGACACTTCGATGTTAGGAGTAATAATATTATTATTACAACCAACGCTATTAATGGGCCAGGACTGTGATCTGGCTTCTCGTATAATTTTACAGCCATCAATGAATTGTTATGAATTTAACACTTGTCTTGCCAGCTCCTGGAATATTTGAGTGCTTGTTATTAATATAACTATTCAAAGTATTTTCCAAAGATTTGGCATTACATTTACTTAATCCAGAAGAGAGTATCATTGTAGATACTCCCTCCTTAGCAATAACCTTGTAATTAAGATACTCAGCATCAGGTTTCCCTTTTGCTGATTGCGGCTTAACTGCTTGATTATGCGTCTGCTTGCGTTTCTTCTGATTCATTGCCTGCACAAATGAATGGTTTGCAATCCAGACCAATGTTCTTGATAACCTCAGACTCACTGAGTCTATCTTCTGCAATCTCGCTGATACCTGTAGCGATATGCACAAGATGATTCAAATGAGTGATACCATTGAACTTCCCGTCTACTTCAACTGTTACGTTGATAGTCTGCTCATCAGTCTCCTGATTCTTAGTAACCCCAATTTCCTTGAGAATTGGAACAAGCTTCTTGAACTTGTTCTCAATGTAACCTGGAGAATCCAAGTCAACGTGTGTAGGAGACAATGTACGAGACACTGTTACAATTGTTGTGATACCGTCAGCATAAATAGCTGTTTCAAACTTTGGGTAATCTTTGCCCATTAACTTCTCTAAAATGTTCATAATTTTGATAATTAAACATTATTTACTTGTATAGGACTACTTCTCACCTATACTTGAGCTTTGTGTTCCATCTGTAATTCGGTTTCCCTTTGGAGGCTTTGGACTCCCTACGGCTACATTAAACACTTAGGGTTGATGCAACTCAACCCTTATGTTTTAATATTGGTTTAATCTTTAAACCTAATGGTAGGTTCATGCAGAAATCATATTTTTTATAATTTCTATCATAACAACATAAACAATCATCCATGCACCAATATTTTTTTACAATTCTAAATACACGATGATTAATTGTAACTAATTGACCTGGCTTATATTTTTTATGAGTACCAGATGTCTTCTGTGTGGTCTTCTTTGTCGAATCCATTCATAACACTTACTTGTCAATTAAGTTGTCTACCTTAGATTTTGCATCTAAATAATTTGCACCATAATCTGTTGCAAGATCTGTATCCATCAGATCAAGATTATGTGTACCATCAAGAGAATCCAAAAGCGTTTCAGTACAATTATAGTACTGTTCATACGCTTTAAGCTTATTCTCTGTCTTAATGTTCTTGCCTTTTACGACATTAGCACTAAAACAGGCTCCAACAAATGCTCCAACAATTAATCCTACTAGGAATAAGTTTAATTGGTCCATGAAAGAATGTTTTTCGTCATTCATAATATATATTAGTTTGATTAATAATCATCAAAATGGTACATCTATTCTCACGAACCAATGTACCCATGCCAAATGGACTAAAATTGTAACTAAAAAACATGATAGGGTAGAGTGGTTACTGGACTCGAACCGTCGCTATGTGTGCACTTTATATAGCCAAGCACAATATCCTTATATGAATTCGTGCATAGTATACCCTCTTACTTCAGTAAGCGTATAATAACCACTATCCGTCTCTTCGGATTGTCATAGAGAAGAGATTGCATTTCACGAAGCACCTCTTGCAAGCAGGCTGTACGTCTCTTCTCAGCATACATGTAATACTACTATTTAACCCTCTGTGTCCTACAAGCGAACCTCTTATAGCTTTGCAAGTACCATAAGCACGTGTTGTAGTGCATGGGCTTGGGACCATGTCTTGCCACATTACTGCCTACGATTTATCACGTTAGCGTAGGCGCTCCGTCATCCTAGTTTATATACCGCATGAGATAACGGTTCAATACAACTATCTTCACAGACCATTGTATTGTGAGGTCTATTTGCGCTTTTGAGTAATTAATCAGACTACACTATGATGCAACGTGTAGTTTCGCCTAGGTCTCATCAGTGATTATGTTAGACTCTCCCTAGCTGAGTTTAAAATAAACATACCACTATCTTCACAGACTGTGATATGTATCCACGCTTATTGTGCTACGCTTAGCAATTAAATAACCCTAAATTAATGAGCATATTGTGCAATCATATATTGAATTTTCAATCAAGGATTACTTCTTTATTATGTTTTATATTATCTATCTGTTCTATCTGAAATTTCACCTGTGTATCTTGCCATCTCCTTTCTTTGGCAAGCTCTAAGCAAGCTTTAAGCTGATGTCTGAGCGAAGCGAGTTGCATTTGTCAAAGAAGCAAGGTAGCGCCACGAGGGCGCTACGATGCAAGCTAGTTAGAAGGATGCTGGTGGCACTGCTCCTGGTGCTGGAGGCACGCTGCCTGGAGCTGGCTGCTGTGGAGCAGGTTGTGCTACATTAGGCTGAGGAGCTGGCTGCTGTTGAGGAGCTCCCATAGCTGCTGCTAATGGGTCAGGAGCTGGCTGTGGAGCTGCAACACCTGCCTGTGTAGCTGGCTGGTTTGATACAGGTCTGAAGAACTGACGTTCAATAGAGCGAACTCTTGAAACAGGGTCCCAGTTTTTGGCATAGTTTGGTGTGCCATCAACCTTTGGTGTCTCACTGATGAGGATGCAGAATACAAGAACAGAGTCCATAGTTATAGGCTGATTTGATGATTTGTCCAATCTTGGACTTCCATTGTTATCCAACAAATAACTCATTCCATGCTCAAGCTTCTGGCGTACAAAGATGCCATTCAAGAAGCGATAGCGTTCTGGAATATTGTCTTCGTTAGATGTTTGAGCTGTACCTCCATGAGCTGCATCCAAATATGGACGAATAGCTGCAATGAGTCCATCAACTCCAAACATAACAATGTTTGTATTCTCTTCAAACACACACTCCTGGTTTTCGAGAGTTCCAGCTACATAGAAATTACCTTCAGTTTGTCCTGGCTGAGGCTTTGCCTGCAGCACCGACATGTTAAATAAACGATACTTTGACATAATTATATATAATTAATGGTGAATAATCATTTATGAAGATAATAGCTAAAAAGCTATATATTAAGGAAGAGTTGTAACAACAAACAACATTAAATGTATAAATGGATGGGTTTGAATACTGTTCCAAATGATCCAATCATCCACACATTTATATCTTTCTCTTCTTCCTCTGCTAATAATCTAGAGGTGTTTTTTATGTTCCCGCAAGCAAAGAATAGGCAAGAGAGTAAGGCATAAAGCCTTACATCTCAAGCTAATTTGAATGACTGGTCTAATTCGTGTCTTACATAACTGTAAATATTTATTGATTAAACATAAGCTAAAGAATAAAGAGAGTACGCCATTAGAATGGCAATACTCTCTCAACAAACTGCCGATTATCGAAGTACTTGTCATATACGCCGAATGATACATCATGTATATTATAATCATACAAAGCGTCTGAGAACTCAAGCTCAAGAAAATCAACACGTGGTAAGATATCACGTTCACGATCGATGGCATTGATTACATCAACAATTGGGTAATCAACCATATCACGTTGAATAGCAAACAACATGATAGCTACTAAACAGAATTTATCCATATTGATTATGTTTTATTGTTACTAATAGTGCAGAATTGTTCTTTATGTTCCCGCGATCAGGTTGGCAATCTATCAGTGATGTCATTTAAGATGCCGGGGGTAGTCAGATTCGAAACGCGAGCCGGGGGAGCCAATTATTACTGTTTCGCATCTTTGTACTTACAAAATAAAAAAAATTATAAAATAAAAAAGCCGAGGTTATAAGCCCCGGCTATTCTCATGCTTTCTTAAACTTATCTATAAAGTCTGTTATTTCTCTCATATATATATGATTATCACGCTCATATATTATAGCGTCAATCCACTTACCAGTAGAGTCTTTAAACTTTCCTACTCCTACATAATTGTAGACATTACCTTTATACTCGTATTTCATTTTCCTTATTAGCAATCTTTAATCTAATTGACAATAACTTCTTATATCCCCGAATACTTCTATAAATTTGTAGAACTCTCCTTTTTCATCAAGCTGCAGTGCTAATTGTAGTATCTGTCTCGTTGGTTCCGCTTCCTATCCCCAGCTCTCCAGCTCTTTCAGAAGTATCTGGTATGCGTCCCTCTGTGCTGGATCCATTTTTTCCTGTCTCTTCATCTTTAATGTTTATATCTTTTAAAGCATTTATAACCTCAGCTTTAGTAGTCTTTGTTTTAGACTGCTCAATAAGCTTTTGTATAAGTTTATCTCTATGAGGATTACCTTTTTGCTCGTACATGTGCATAAGGATCGCTGTAGCACTTGCAAACTCTCTAGAGTTTTTGTCAAGTGTGTCTACAAGCTTCTCAAGTTCTTCAATTGAATAATTTCCTGGCTTATGCAAGAAGTTACCATCTTTATCGTACAAATTGCTGTATTTACTAATTTTTCCCATCGTCACTTGCTCCTTTAAGTATTATCCAACCGACTGTAACGGCCGACATTGGAAGTATTAAAAACATAAATATTATATCAAATGGATTCATCTTTATCTGGTTCGTAAAATCCTAACATTCTGCCGTGTTTTTCAGCTCTCTGTATTATCTCAGCAGCTCTTAAATATTCTTTATCTTTTGCTATTTCGCTCAGCATGGGCTACGTATTTTGTGCACTCTTCCTCTATAATTTCACCATCGTCGTTACGTGTTAAATGCGTGTATTTCTTCTTTGATCTGTTAAATTTAAACGCTCTAAATGCTTTATCTCGCTCCTATTTGTCGTCATATCTATGTATGTACTTCATCATTTGTGTAGCATTTACAGACCCTGCCACACCAAGATTACATAGGTTCTTGATAAAGCTCATAGCACCATCTTCGCCAAATTTATGCTTTAGCATACTATACTCTTTAAGGCTCTTCTAAAACCATTGGTTGTCTACATCATATACTGGATCCTACTCTACAATATATGCTATATTTACAGGTGCTCCATGTATAAAGAAGTATTTGCACTATTCTGTACATGGCTTATTCTAGTATTGTAGAGATAAGAAGTCGGCATAATATAGTACAGCGCTCATCTCAAACTAGTTCATACCTTACTTGCTGTTTTGTTTACACACTCTGTAAAGTACCCAATTAAGTATGCAAATACCTCATTTGTATCCTCAGATAACTTGATATGACATGCTTCTAGTATGTCTACAGCTGCATGAAATGACTCATGTGCAAAGGTATTTATATCGTTACTTGTGTTCTTTAACTTGTTTATTACTATAATTTCACAGTCTTCGTCAGCCAATTTATCATACGCTCCTCTTGTAGTATATGCTGTATAATTAGCCCACTCATCATCAATTATAGATGTATCATCATCTCTAAAGCTAAATCTTTTATCTATTATAGACTTATCTGGGTTAACTATAACGAATAAACTAAATCCGTATACTGTTTTATATTCGTCTATTATGCACTTCTTTTTATCCATACTATTCTTATTAGTCTTACTATTCTTACTAAACTTATATATAGCTCTACTATACTATATAGTCTTACTATACTGTAATAGCTGTACTACTAAAGTAGATCTCCTAAAGAGAATATATAAGAGAAAGGGTTCTTAGTCTGACTAACCCTCTACTATCCCCCTAACGTAAAAAAGCTGAAAAAGTTGCATATTTGTAGGAAAATTGCTGTTTTTACAAAATTTATACCACATTTGCAACCTTTTTGAAAATTATTTCGTTATGGCAGCGTAAAACAATAAAAGCAATTGGATATGACAAAGATTTTAAAGGTTATTAAGCCTTTCTTCGTAATGGAGAGTGGTGATACATTTGAGTACAACGCTGATACTGAGCAGTACGAAAGTGTATATAACGAAGAGCATAACAGCTCAAATGAAGATAATTCAACGGTTGTTTCTTCTTATAATTCTGTTTATAGAATCTCAAAGGAATATGCCAAGATGCTTCTCGATAATGGATATGTTGAGGAAGTTGATGAGAAAAAGAGATTTGTAAATATCTTTGATGAGATAGATAATAAGCTCAACGAATACAACAATGAGCTTTGCACCATTAAGGAAAAGTCTGATGAGAATACACCTCAGTGTTTGCTTGTTGAGAAGGAAACAGTATTGAGAAACATGATTAAGTTACTTGAGTACCTTAAAGGATTGAAGAAGTAATATGGATGAGAAGATGATAGATCAGACTCAGTTGGCAGAAGACTTGAGCTCAAAGATAAAGTATGAGTTCAGATAGATGTTCTTGGTAAAGCCACTCGAGCCTGTTAAAGTTAAAAAGAAGATCTCCGAACCTGTGGCTAAAGACACTAAGCCTAAGAAGGATAAGGATGGGATCGAAGCAGTTGATTATGATGAAGTAAAGACAGAGATTAAGGAAGTTGATTCAGATTTCTCTAGAGCTGTAGTACTTAAGTTGCCATATGAGTACACACACCCATATGACGATGAAAAGATACAGCAGATGCCTATCAAGGTTGGAGATATTGTGATATACAGATCATCTAGAGGAGCTATGTATTTTGACTTACTTAAAGATTCTCAACTTGTATCGCTTTACGATATTGTAGCAACTGAGACAATAGATAAGTGATGAATATAGATAAAGTTTGTAGATAGATCGGACAATAGCTAAACGAAGACCCGGAGCTTGTAAAACAGATAGTTATGCATTAGTTCTAGTTCGTAGTTGATGTTATGAAAGATCAAGATGATACTAGAGATGTATTAATAAACAAACTATTTAGATTCAAGCTTAAGAATAGATTTAAAGACAATAAAAGCAAACCATTAAGCCCATATGAAAAAGATAATAAATATTGAACGCAAGCCTATTGTTGTTGATACTGATACAGCTGAGGTTAAGGCAATTAATAGATCTGCACGAGGAATTGATGATATTTATGTTATTCCAGAGGACGCTCATATTGAGTGGGAATCTAAATTCTTCCCTGATAAAATAATCGAAGTAGATGCAAAGAAGAACGACATTCTTGTTACATTCTATGACAAAGATCTCGGCGCAGACTTTGTGATAGTTAAGTCTGAAGATTGGTTAAAGGCTATTGATAATGCTAAAGCTGCTGATCAGAAGAGAAAGGAAGAGTGGGCAGCTAAGCAGAAGAGCAAGTCTGAGAGCCTTGTTTGTGATGATGCTTGTTGTGGAGACGTTTGTTGTGAATCATGTTAATATTTAAGTTATGAAGAAAGCTATTAAGAAGACAGTCAAGGTAAAGAGACCTAAGTATACAATCGATATGACTAATGCCGTTAATATGGAAGACATTGCAGGAAACTTCGTTGGTCAGAAGATTTTGAATGGCATGAAGATTACATATGATGACATTTGTACAATTACATCAATTGTTACAGATCTTGTACTTAAGGATATTATGCCAGAGGATTGTTCAGCAATCGTAAATGATGGCGGTGTATACAGAAAGTGTACTGCTATTAGAGTTGAGAACAAGGTTAAGAAGCCTTGGTATAAGCGAGCATGGAATTGGATTACTCGTACTAAGTAATCACCTTTAGAGTCTATTAGTCAAACGGTAAAGACGGCCCGATACAAAGGGAATAGTTAGCAGGTTCGACTCCTGCATAGACTCCGACTTTTTGAATTAAATTTTATAGTTTAATAAAGTGGCATCCATGTGTGTACACTATAAATAAAAGGCTACCATGGTAAGCTGACACATGGACCCAATACTGGTTCTGCGTAACTCCAGCTAAAGGTTACGTGCTTATCGCGGAGTGGAGCAGTGGTGGCTCGTTAGGCTCATAACCTAAAGGTCGGCGGTCCGAATCCGTCCTCCGCAACAACAGAATGAGGGTGTTGTAGTAATGGTTAACTTTCTAAATTTGAAGATTTAGAGACAGTGGTTCGATTCCACTGCGTCCTCATATATTGCCCTATGGTGTACCGCCTGTGCACAACTGTCTCTAAAACAGTAGGTCTCCGATGGACACGGAGTGGGGCTACTAATAAATACGTAGGTTAGAGGTGCGTATTAAATATTTTTACATGAAAACAAAAGTATGCACTAAATGTGGTATAGAAAAACCACTTGATCAGTTTGCGAAGAATAGTAGCAAACCTGATGGCCTATCACCTCAATGCAAGGAATGCAAACATAAATATTATGAGGAATATTACAAAAAGAACAAGAATGATATATATAAAAAGCATAGATCTTATAAGAAATTTTTAACACAATATATGAGACAACTAAAATCTAACGGTTGTATCATATGTGGAGAAAAAGATCAAGCTTGCTTAGATTTTCATCATCTTCATGATAAGTCTTTTAGCATAGGAAGCCAATGTAGAGACAAAGGTGTTGCTTCTATAAAAAACGAAGTTGACAAATGTGTTGTACTATGTGCAAATTGCCATAGAAAACTTCACTTCTACAATCTTACAATAGACTAGTTAAAAGATTATGTTTAGTCTGGGTTCGAATCCTAGTGGGGTAACAATAATAAACATATTATAAATACTATGGAGTTAAAATTTAAGAGACTTGAGGATAAAGCAATCCTTCCTATTCGTGGCACAAAAGGTGCTGCAGGAATTGATTTGACTTGCATTAAGATAGATACAGTTATTAATGAAGCAAATCAGCTAATGTTGGTTTACCATACAGGATTGGCAGTTGAGATTCCTGCCGGATATGTTGGTTTACTTATACCACGCTCTAGTATTTGGAAGAAATCATTATGGCTTACAGATAATGTCGGAGTGATAGACAGTGACTACAGAGGTGAGATCCTGGCTGTCATGAAGGCAACAACAGATGCAATCCCTGCAGTATATCAGAAGGGAGAGAGATTCTGTCAGTTAGTCATAGTTCCTGTACCAGAGTACGAAATTACAGAAGTTTCAGAGCTTACACCTACAGAGAGAGGTGAGGGTGGATTTGGTTCTACTGGCACAGATAATGAGAATGAATCTAGCGCAGCTACGGGAACTCAGTCACAGCTTAAGGAACAGGTTGAGTCCGTACCAGAGCCAGCGGCGGCACAAGAAGGTGCTGAGGTAAGTGAAGGATAGGCCTAATTCACTTACGTAAAGGGGATTACCGAAAGGTAGTTCCCTTTTACTGTTTAGACACATATCAAATTAGACATTATATATAATGAAGAAGAAATTTATTAAGACACCTTTGGTAGGTGTATAGGTACATGGCGCCAAGGATGTTGGTACAAGAACAGTTAACCTCTTGATGGGTGAGCATGCAGGTGAGTACGTACGTGGTGATATCATGGATGCTAATGCAGTAATCCAGGCGTTTGATGAACTTAAGGGCAATGTTGATAATAATCATGATTCCCTTGAAGAGATTGTAAATGAAATCCATAATTTTAGAGATACTACAAATCATAGATTTGATGTATTCCAAGAAAAGGCAGAGGAAGAGACTGCTAATAGAATCTAGGGAGATAATACTCTTGATGATAAGATTGATCAGAAGGAGATAGAGTCAAATGAAAGAGATAATGTACTTCAGTAGAACATTGATACAGAGAAGCAGGAAAGAGTAAACGCTGATACTCAGCTTCGCAATGATCTTACAGCTGAAGTTAATCGTGCTAAGGCTAGTGAGAATGCTCTTTCTTCAGACATACAGGCTGAGGCTACAAAGCGTGAGAATGACGACAATACAATTAAGGATAACCTCAATGCTGAGGTAACACGTGCTACTGCTAAGGAGAATGAGATCAAAGCAGAGGTGGATATTATTAATGGTGACTCTACAACTGAAGGTTCATTCAGAAAAGCTATAGCTGATGTAGTTGGCGCAGCTCCAGAGGCTTATGATACATTGAAGGAGATTGCAGATAAGCTTAATAGTAATGATGATCTGCATACAGCTATTAATGATGCTATTGCTACTAAGGCTACTACAGTTGCCCTTAATGAAGAGATTACAAGAGCTAAGGCAGCAGAAGCATAGAATAAGGCTGAGATTGCAGCAGAGGCTGCTAGAGCTAAGGAAGTTGAAGGTGATAATGCTCTCGCTATTCAGAATGAAGCATCTAGAGCTACAACTGCAGAAACAGCTATCAATGAAGCTATTAGAACAGAAGTTGAGCGTGCTAATGGTCAGGAATCGTATCTCCAGAACCTTATAAATGCTAAAGCTGATACTACAGCACTTAGTAATTATGTTCTTACAACAGCTCTTAATGAACAGGTTGGTATACTGAATTCTGCTATTGATACAAAACAGCCTAAAGGTAATTACCTTACAGAACATCAGTCTCTTGAAGAGTATGCTAAGAAGGTTGAACTTCCTACTGTTCCTACAAAGGTTAGTCAGCTTACTAATGATAGCGAGTTTATTACAAAGTCTGTATATTATGAAAAGATTGCAGCACTTGAAGCTCGTATTGCAGCACTTGAAGCTAAACATCAAGAAGATGCTGCATAAGGCTAGGTCTTAATGAAAGCATGACGGGGTTCGCTGCCCCGCCTAGCACAATAGATTCTACCACGCCTCTTTTCAAATGCGTACCAGGGTAGGACTTTTATCACCCCTAGGTGGAATATACTAGGGCTTGCGTAGTAATACGCTAGATTAGAACGATTTCATTTAACCTATAACTGTGGCGTTTTAGACGTGGTCTTCAATGACACCACAGTACTATAATTGTTAACAATTTAAACAAATTAATATGGTAGATTTTGATTATTGCGACCATGAATGTGCATGTCATCATAATGGTCACTTAGAAGCTGCTCAGTAGTATTCGTCTCTCCTTTCAAAGGTGATGAATAAGAACGCTGACAGCGAACCAGTATCTAAAGAAGATAAAGATAAGTGGGATAATAAAGCTAACCAGGATGTTGTTGATCTCATTAAGACAATGGTAGATAAACATGAAGAGAGGCTCGACGAGCTTGAAGAAGACCTTGATAAGAAGGTTAAGCTCATTCTTTACGATTTGGGCTTTGGTGACAATGTATTAGCTAAATATGCTACTATAGAATATGTAAATGAGCTTGTAGCTAAGATTAAGAATGATACGGCAGATCTTAGTAAGTATGCTCTTAAGGCTGATCTTGATACTATTAAGAATGACATACAGAACAAGATCAATAATCTTACAACAGAGATAAACAATATTAAGGTAACAGGCGGTAAAGACTACAGCATTGAATCATTTAACTATAATTCTGCTAATGGTCAGCTTGTTCTTAAGCAGAAGAACGGTGGAGAATTCACAGTATCTATCGTTTCAGGTGGCATTGATACAAGCAAACTTGTCACTAAAGAATAGCTTGCTAATGAGCTTACTAAATACGCTGAGATAAACAAGCTTAAGAAACTCCAGATTGATGGTAATCAATATACACTGTATGATCCAAATGGAAATGGCGTCATTAAAATTGATGGCGGTTCTTCTGGTTCTGGTACTGGTAAAGATGGTGGTAGATATAAAGTTTACTTCAAATGTGTAGATAAGAACACTACTAGCGTCTAGACTCCAAATGCAGGCGCAGCTCCTGGAGGCGGTTCAGGATGGACTGAGCATAGCATAAATAGAGCCCCTAATCAGCATGTATGGATGACATAGGTATTCATCGATTCTGATGGTAATTATGGATAGTATATTACACCTATTTGTATTACCGGAGAAGATGGTACTAGTGCTGGAACAGATTAGTCAAATAGAGAATTCATTTATAGATAGGGTGTAAAAGGGCAGACTTTCGAAAGACCATAGGGTGATAATCCTTCTGGATGGACAGATAACCCACAGGGTGTAACTTCGAAATTTGTAAACGAATGGGTTTCAATAAGAGTTAAAGATGTAGAAACATGGAGCATCTGGTCAGAACCTATTCTTTGGTCTCATTATGGAGACAATGGTACAGACGGAGATGGCGTAGAGTATATCTTTGCTATATCTCAAACAAAGCAAGCTCCTACAGACAATCCACATGATTGGTATGACAATGCAGCATCAAAAGCTGATACAAATCACGAGTCATTCAATAAAGACGAGTATATAAAAGAAGAATCTAAAGGTACATGGACTGACGATCCATAGGAAGTTCCTCAAGGTGGCACAGCATGGGTGTCTGTAAGAAAGAAGAGAAATGATGATAATCCAAGTAGCTCTGAGACAGAAGATGCTTATTGGCACTAGTATAGCAACCCAACATTATGGGCTTATCATGCTAAAGATGGTGTGTCAAATGCTATTACTGCTGACGTAATCGGAGAGACTAAATATTTATATTTGCTAGACGATGGTACAAACAAAGAATACTCAGGTACAGCTGGATTGCATTTATATAATAGTGGTACAGAGATTAGCTTTAACCATAAGTTTGAAAGTTTTAAGTGTTCAGATAATTCAACTATATCAGGCTGGAATACTTGGTTTAGCTATGATAATAACACAATTTCAATGACTATTCCAGAAGGTAGTCTGAATATGTCTGATGGTAAGTATTGGACTCTTAGAGTTAAGCTTACGCCAACAGATACAGCAATACAGTCTAATATTAGATACGTTGATATTCAGTTCTATGGGATTGTAAATGGTTCTGGTACAGATGCTGTTTCGTACAGACTTGACACTAATGCTTCCGCCATCAACTATCAGGATGGTTCTTTATACCCTAGTACGATTAGTTGTTTCATTACAAAGAGTGATGGCAATAAGGTAACATAGATCTACCCTAACGAAACATCAGACTGGACATTCTCGTATTCTGAAGATGGAGGTACAAGTTGGCACCCTATATCACAGAAAGAGATATAGACATAGGGAGAAAATGGAATGTACTTTAGAGCTCAAAATGGTAATCTTGATTTCAAAGAATATGTTCCTATTATAAAGGCTCCAGCAGTAGATGGTATTAATGGTGTTACATATAAGATAGAGGTATCTGATATGTCGCTTAATTATAAGGCCAATGAGAGTAATAAATATAATATCTCTTCTACATTTACTGTTAAGCTCTATAAGAAAGAAGGTAATGCTGATTATGCTTTATAGGAAACTTCTGGTTATAACTGCAACGTAAGTACAAATCCTAGTATTACAGTTACTGCTCCAACAAAAGGTAATAACCAATGGAATTGCTCTATATCCGGAGAAGTTTCAAGTAGCTCTGCCACTATTTAGATAATCATAAATAATAGCAACGGAGCATTTATAGACTCTATTACTATTCCTATTTCAGCTGCTGGTAAAGATGGCAATGCTTCTACAGGTTAGACTATGAATGGAAGTCCTTTGAGAATGAGAGGTTCGCATGTAATAAACACCAAATACCTTGATGGCAAGAGAGCGTCAGACGAAGATGGTGTATTCTATCAGGACGTCGTATTATATAATAATGTATATTACGCTTGTGTGAATACAGAAGCTGGAGAAAACAACAATTGGTCTACCTATCCAGACGTTGCTTCTTATTGGTCAGCATTCTCGTTGTCTCCAGATATTGTAGCATAGAGAATTATTGCAAACCAAGGCTTTATTAAAGAATTATCTACAAATGAAGTAGTGGTATTTGATGGTGAAGATATTGTTGCTGGTATGACATCTAGCAGAAATGTTACTAGCTCAAAATTAGATCCTAATATAAACAAGGGAGATGTAAGAATTTGGGCAGGCCCATTAGATGGCAATAGCCTTGATACAGCTCCATTTACAGTTACTAATACTGGTGTTCTTACAAGTGGTACTACTAATAAAATAGTACTTGATAACGGAACTATATATTTTGTAATAAATGGTACAACATGGCATCTTGGAATAACAAATGGTAAACCAGATTGGATTAATAGTAATGCAGCAGATAGTACTGAAACATGGTATCAGAAGAGAGGATCTGATACAAACTTAAGCTTTAGTCAGGTAGGAACATTTACCATAAAAGATAACAAGTACTATACGGATGCTACAATGAAGACTCCTGTTAGTGGAACATATTATAAGAAGGTAGATAATAGCACAATATTGTATTAGGTTGGAATATACACATTCCTTACATATGGATATTTATTTGGTGTAGAGGTTTATAATAAAGCATCATTTACAAATGGTACTAAGAATATGCAAGGAACTGTAGCTATTACCGGCTCGGTATACGTTTAGACTATTCCATCTCAATCTCCATCTGGCGAAATTGGTGGAACATTGAATGTTATTACAACTAATAAGTCTTGGGCTAAGATTTCAAAAGTTGACAAGCCTACTGGATCATTTACTTATTATATTGCAGGCACTTCTGGTTCATCATCAGGATCTATTCCATATACACGCATTGAGTAGGATAGTGTAACATTTAATAATAATACAAATAATGGTATATATGTAATGTCTGCATCTGATACAGAAAGCCCTAATTTGTCATCTACGTTATCTGGTTGGTTTATTAATCATGGAACAGGAAGTTCTGACGCCGTATACGAAATTAGAAATAAAAATCTTACTGAACACTTTCTACCATAAAGATAAACTGGCTTAAAAGATTATTTAAGTAATGTTTGACATCATACAAAATAAAATACAGTTAAGTACAGAAGATTTAGCTATACCACCATTTAAAGACTTCTATAACAATGCTAAAGATAAACAAGACGCATTAAAGAAGATCGAATTCATAGTGTGGAGATATAAATGGAATAGCCCATATGAGGCATATCCAGAGAAAGAACGCACATGGAGAGTGGCTAAAGATGTACTTAATGATGAGAATTATAAACCTGATGACGTTATAAAAGAATTAGCAAAAAGGTTCCAGGAGTTCCAAGAGACTCCTGCTACCCGCTTGCTTAAATCTTCTAAGAGCGCAGCAGAGGGCATTATGAACACGATGGATAGCTATGCTGAAGAAGAGCTTGATATAGATACAGCTAAGAAGCTTTCAGCAATATTGAAAGATGTTAGCGGTATTATCAAATCATTAGACATGGCTATGAAGTAGGCAAAGGCAGAACAAGCAGAAACCGGTAGAGTCAAGGGTGGTGGCGTTATTGGTATGTACGAATAATTATGATAGACTTTAATTAGAAGCTCCATGATACTGATAAGTTCAGATAGGCAGCTATATTCTTTCAGCAACATGGATGCTATACCTTAGCTCCTAGAGGTACTACTGATTATAACAAATATTGGGAGCAAGAAACAGATAGATGCCTTAATGGTTATACAGCTCCAGATGGCGAAGGTATAACCGGATACAACTACTTCTATCTAAATTATAGTCCAATCATGCGACTTAAGGAAGAAGAGTATACAGATAGAGAGGGTAACCTAAGAAAGAGAAGACAACGTATACTTGAGTTCCCTAGTTTTTGGGACTATGATTACTATTATTTTTGCGCTATAGAACAAGCAGAGCTTGAAGGTAAACATATGGCTGTACTTAAATGCAGACAGAGAGGATACTCATTTAAGGGAGGATCTATGTTGGTTAGAAACTATATGCTTATACCTGGCTCAAAGAACTTTGCTATAGCGTCAGAGTAGAAATTCCTTATAGGTGATGGTTTGTTAACTAAAGCCTGGCAGATAATGGACTTCCTTGATAAACATACAGCGTGGGCTAAGCAAAGACTTGTGTCTACACGTATGGAGAGAACATCAGGTTATAAGATTACAGATGAGTTTGGTAAGTAGACAGAGCAAGGATATCTGTCCAGTATAACAGGTATAACACTTAAGAATGACCCAGAGCGTGTGCGTGGTACTCGTGCTAAGCTTGTACTATGGGAGGAGGGAGGTAAGTTCCCTAGCCTTCTTGATGCATGGCGTATAGAGCAGCCTTCAGTAGAAACCGATGATGGTAAAGCGTTCGGATTGATGATAGCATTTGGTACCGGTGGTACAGAAGGTGCTAGCTTTGAAGGATTGAAAGAGTTATTCTACAAGCCTAAGTCTTACAATGTTCTCAGCTTTCCTAATATATGGGACGAAGGTAGAGAGAACACTGAATGCGCATTCTTTGTTCCAGCATATTCAAACCTAGAGTCATTCGACGATGATGGCAATTAGGTTTACATGGATAAGGATGGAAATAGCTATAAAGAGAAAGCTATACAGAATCTTATAGATCAGAGAAATAAAGTAAAGGACGGAGGTGCTAGTTAGCAATCAATAGACCGTTTTATATCAGAGCGTCCTATAAGACCAGCAGAGGCTGTATTGGAGCTAGGTAAGAATATATTCCCTAGAAAGTTATTGATGGATCAGTTAACAAGAATAAGGACCAACAAGAAGCTTCAAAGCATGAAGCATATAGTTGATCTAGAATGGGATGGAAATGGCCAAGTAAAGGCTACAGAAAAGCCTAGTGGGGATATAACCAACTACCCTCTTAAGAAGGGAGATAAGCCTCATGGCTCTGTAGTTATATGGGAATACCCAGTAAAGGATCCTCCACTTGGTTTATACATAGGAGGATGCGACCCATATGATCACGACGATAGCTTTACAAACTCTCTTGGTTCTACATTTATATTTAAGAGAGTAAGAGCTGGAGAAGCATGGACAGATGTGATAGTAGCAGAGTATTCTGGAAGACCAGATACGGCAGAAGAATACTATGAGAATGTGCGTAAGCTACTTACATTCTACAATGCTAGATTATTATTTGAGAATGAAAGAAAAGGAATCTACCCTTACTTTACGAATAAACACTGCGATTACCTCTTGGCTGATTAGCCGGATAAAATCATATCTGAAGTCTTTAAAGACAGTAAAGTACAAAGAAGAAAAGGATGCCACATGACCAAATAGATTAGGGCGTATGGCGAAGGATTAATATTAGAGTGGCTGTTAGATGAGTTTGAAGAAGGTCACCCTAATGTAGAAAGAGTATACAGCGAACCTCTAATAGAAGAGCTTATAGAGAATGATGGTGTACGAAATGTAGACCGTGTAATAGCTTTGTGTATGGTAATGATATACAGAGAGGAGCTCTATTAGGTAAAGGTGTCGTCTGCAAAAGAACAAAACAAATAGGTTGAACTCTTCGAGATGCCGTTATTTAGCAAACAATGGTTTGAAGAAGATAGCAGCACAAGTGAAGACGGTATGCCGATATTCACATTTTAATACATGGAAGATAACTTATACAATTCAGCTTTCCCCAGACAAAAGCTCCCTCTTTCAAAGAAAGGAAAGAAGTGGCAGGAAGATTGCGTTAACTATATTATAGGTGAAGGTAACGTAACATCTGGAGGAAATAGTACATCATATTACGGAGAGCTGTAGACCTATTATAATTTATACAACAGCATCTTCGACGAGAAGGATTTTAAATCAATTACAAACCCATTCAAGGTCGAGGATGGTTTTCCTGCTACTCCTCATGACTTTAATATCATAAGACCTAAAGTAGACTTGCTTATAGGCGAGGAGACAAAAAGACCTCTTAACTTCAGAGTTATCAGAACTTCATAGGAGGCAACATCAGAAATGCAGGAGAAAGAGAAGTAGATGATACTACAATATATAGAAGCATCTATCACAGCTAGAATGAGTCCAGAAGAAGCTCAGTAGTTTCAGGAATAGCTAAAGTCTGGTGAAGTTATGCCTCCAGAATAGATAGCTAAATACATGGATAAGGATTACAAAGATATTGTAGAAAATACGGCGTATCATACGCTTACCTATCTAAGAGAAAGACTTGATCTTGATAACGAGTTTATCAAAGGATGGAAGGATGGATTGATCTCAGGTAGAGAAATTTATTATGTTGGCGTACTTAATGCAGAACCGTATGTCGAAAGAGTTAATCCTATATACTTCTCTTACGATAAGAGTCCAGACTTAGAATTCATCGAAGATGGATCATGGTGCTGTAGAAAGATGCGTATGCCTATTACAGAAGTATACGATAGATATTATGATAAGCTTGAAGAAAAAGACCTTGACAAGCTTGAAGAAATGATTGGCTCTACTCCTGGTAGAAACCTTGGAGATAGAAGTCCTGTTGATATGGGTATACAGTTACGTATATACGATAATCCTATATTCGAGGGAGCTGGTAAGTCTCTTGTAAATGTATGGCATTGTTGCTGGAAGTCTTTCAAAAAGATATTCTATGTAACTACTACAGATGATGCAGGACAGCCTCAGATCAATATAGTTGATGAGACATATCAACCTGTTGGTAACGAGATTAGCGTAGAACCAGATTGGATTGTAGAGGTATGGGAAGGATACAGGGCTGGTAGTGACTTATACTTTGGTATACAGCCTATTGAATATCAGCATGTAAGCATCGATAATCCTAATAGCCAGAAACTTCCTTATTGTGGTGCTATTTATAGCAATACAAATAGTAAGCCTAGATCATTGGTTAGCATTCTTAAACCATTGCAGTATATGTATATTGTATTATGGTACAGACTTGAATTGGCTATCGCTAGAGATAAAGGTAAGGTTGTAAACATGGATATTACATAGATTCCTAAGTCTATGAATATTAGCCCAGCTAAATGGATGCACTATCTGTCTAGTGTTGGTGTTAACTTTATTAACCCATATGAAGAAGGATGGAATATTCCAGGAAGAGAGGGTGGCAAGCCTGCTCAGTTTAATCAGATAACAGCATTGGATCTTACAATGTCTAACGTAATAGCTGAATATATACAGCTTATGGATAAGATAGAAGAACTGGCTGGAACAATATCTGGTATTACATAGCAGCGTGAAGGAGCAGTAAGCTCATCTGAGATGGTAGGTAATGTAGAAAGATCTGTAGTACAGAGCTCACATATTACTGAACCATTGTTCTGGGTTCATAACCAGTGCAAGCGAAGAGTACTTAATATGCTCCTTAATACAGCTAAGGGTGCTTGGGAAGAGACTGGTAAACAGAAGCTCCAGTATATCTTTGATAATGGAGAAAGAGCATTCTTGGACATTACTCCTAAGTTTTACTATGAGGACATGGATGTGTTCGTAAGTGATACATCTAAAGACCTTGAGAACATACAGAAACTTCAGCAGCTTATACAGCCAGCTATGCAGAATGGTGCTAGCTTACTTGAAGCCGCAGAGATTCTTACAAACGACAACTTCAATATCATTAAGCAGAAACTTAAGGATATGTAGACTAGACAGGAGCAGATGTAGCAACAGCAGCAAGAGACAGAAGCACAACAGCAACAGCAGTTACAGCAGATGCAGAATGAAGCTAAGCAGCAAGAACTTATGCTATAGGAAGCTCAGATGGATCTTCAGAGATATCAGATTGATCAAGATAATCAGACTAAGATAGCTGTAGCGCAGATTAATGCTTATCGTGGAACAGAAGATATGGATCAAAACGATAACGGAATACCTGATGTCGCTGAACTTGGCAAACAGGCTCTTGAACAGCAGAAGATTAATCAAGAGGCTTATAATAAGCGTTACGAAGCTAAGCAGAAGCGTGAGATAGAAGATCAGAAGATTTAGCTTGAGAAGGATAAGATGAAGCATGAGACAGAGCTGTAGAAGGCTAAAGACGATGCTGCTTATGAACGCGAGAAACTTAAGGCTCGCACGGCCATACGCAATAAAACGAATGCAGAAGCTGCTAGAAGTAAATAATTATGAGTGGAGTTTATTAGATTTATAATACCGTAAATGGTAAACGGTATATTGGTAGCTCTATTCATATAGAGCAACGTTTTAAAGAACATCTTAGAAACCTTAGGGCAAACAAACATGTAAACGCTCACTTGTAGAGTGCATGGAATAAATATGGTGAACATTCTGCAGTAAGAAAACGATATTCAGATTATAGCAATCGACCAAAAGGATATTGGTTAAAAGTTATTTTTTCTAACGATGTAAAGTATTATCCGTCTTTGAGAGAAGCTTCTAGATAGTTAGGAATTGATAAAGGAGCTATATAGTATTGCTTTAAACAAAAGTAGGGATACTGCGGAAAACTTAACTGTACATTTATTTAGATTTCTAAAGAAGAGTATGAGGAGGCTATAGCATGAAGTTAGATAATAAGACATTTTAGTAGAAGTATGAGGCGTGGAAGAATGGCGCTGATTACTGGAAAGACATTAGAGGAATCAACTTGGGTGGAGACACCCAGGCTGATGAACCTAGTCCAGAAGAGTAGTAGTAGATTGATTAGAATGTATAGTCTATACTTAATGCTTACAATGAAGGTAAAGATGTTAATATAGCTGAAGACATTATTAAGCCATTACCTTTTGATACTCCATTAAACGAAGAACATCCAATACTGCATAAATACAAAGGAGGAAAGAATGATTCTATTAATACTTTTGTTCACAGAATGGGCCCTCTTGTAGGACAATAGCTAAGCAGATACGGATACGGTGATGCTGCATACTATAATGTAATGCGTCAGCTTGCATATGAATCTAACTACGGTAGATCTAGAGTTGCTAGGCAATAGCACAACTATGGTGGCGTAGGCTGGAATGGTAAGACCTATACTACATACAAGAGTGATGCAGATTTTGTTAAGGACTATGTAAGACTTATGCATACTAGATATGGAGAAGCGCTTAGAGCTAAATCTACACAGGATTATGCAAGAGCGCTTAAGCAGAAAGGGTATTATGAAGATTCTCTTGAGAACTATTCTAGAAATCTTAGAGGTATGGATAGCCTTGTTAAGGCGGCTTATTATCATAGGAATGCACATAAGGATGCCTATAACTATAATGTACAGTTTAATGATCTCGTACAGGACTATGAGGACGCTAAGAATGTTAGTCCTATAATAATAAACTCTCCTTCTACAAGATAGCCTAGTACTATTAGAGCAGATGTTCCAGCAGCTTTACTTGGTCCAACTTAGGAAGAAATTAAAGCTTAGCAATAGCGCGATCTTGATTAGTATAAACAGTAGATGTACGATAGAATAACATAGCCTTCACTTCCGAATATACTTAACCTACTTCCTTAGAATAATTTTGGCAAAGATTCTTATGGCTAGAAGTTCTGGTAGAGAAGAGGTAATAATCTTAAACTGATGCAATTATGACATAGATGGAAAGTCCTAAGCGAAAGATGCAGAAGAAGAATGACTATCAGCGTCATAAGCTCTTTCGTAAGATTAAACGTAGAAGAAAAGCATAGGCTGAAGCAGATTAGTAGATAGCTGAGAAGTAGCTTAGAAAGAAACTTAAGATTCCTAAATTTGATACTGGAGATGATGCTAGAATGGTTTATCTTAGAGACATTGTTGGACACGATCCATACACAGGACAAGATATACTAAAAACAGGAGAACGTGTTAATAGACGATTGCAGGAAGTAAATGTTAATTAGCGAGACATTTCCAAAGTAGATGCTGCAGAACGCAATAAAGAACTTATGGATCTTAAAGAATATATGGGTGATGCTGCATTTGATAAATATATGTCAGATCTTTAGACGAAGAAAGATATATAGAATGCTCAGTATTAGAAAACTTGGCAAGGAGAAGTAGCTGATGCTATAGATGGTGGAATGACTGCACTTGCTTTACATCCAATAACATAGCCTGCTGCTGATATGTATTTTGCATTAAAAGGTGCAAAGGAGTTATCAGATGGTAATCCATATGGCGTTCTCGGAATGGTTCCAGTAGCAGGAAAGGCTTTACCGGAAATAAAAAATGTCGCAAAACAAATATACTTTAGTGACAATCCGAATGCTCAATACCTTAGATATATTGGAGGAAAGATTAAATATGGGTTCGACGCATAGTTTCCAGACTTGTATAGAAGGTATAGTATTTTACCAGATATGAGCTAGAAATATACTATAGTATCTCCAATAAATAGTAGATTTGCTTATGACTCTGGCGATGTAAGTCCGCTAATAAGTAACTTTACTACAGATTATCCAGTTCTTCCAAATTCTGGTGGAGATTGGAGTACTAGACCAATACTTAGATTCCCTGGTAAAAGTTTACTTGGTAAAAACGTTATATCTACTAGACCTTCTGACACTTTTACGTTTGGAGAAAACATAAAAGTCCCAACAAAGAACATTTAGGTATTTGATTAGAACACTAATCAGAAACTTCGCAAAGCATTTGAATTAATGCAGAAAAATGCCGATTCAAGAAAATCTGGACGTTTTCTTTTAGAAAAACCTAGAGATTACGGTAGTGAGTTTGAATAGGCTTTACTAGAAGAGGCTGCAAAAGCTAATAGACCAAGACTAAAAGATTATTAGTTTATGGATTATGTTCTTAGGCCGAAATATACATCATAGGTACATGATACTGATATTTTAAATTCAAAAAATCTTCCTGAAGATCTGTTAGATGCATTAAGTAATGCATAGCCTAGAGGATAGTTATTTGATGGGCATTATAAGAATGTTGTATATAATCCAGCTTCTCCAGTAGAGAGTCAATTTAGAGAAAGTGTTGGTATCGTAGAACGAAACAAAATACCAACAAATAAAAGAAAATTTAATTCTGGTAAAGATATACATATCAAGAAATCTAAGCGTGGAACATTTACTAAAGCAGCTAAATAGCATGGTATGAGTATCCAAAGTTTTGCTAATAGAGTTTTAAGTAATCCAAGTAAGTATAGTGCAGCTATGAGAAAGAAAGCCAACTTTGCACATAATGCAGCAGGTTGGAAACATTGAACATTATACGGGTTCGAATCCCGTGTAGCGTACGACAATTAAAAATATTAACTTAGTTATAATTTAAATTATGGCAAGAAAGAAGAAAAATCCATTAGGTGATTTTGAAGACGCTTTGAACTCTCTAGGGTTCGGTGGCCAGGAAGGTGGCGACAGCGTTACAGACATCGATAACCAGGATGTGGTTAATCAGGTGTTAGATGACCCTAATGATGATATTGATAATTTAGACAATCCAGATGACGACAAGTCTTCTGAGGATAATAAAGATAATAAGAATGTAACTGGTGATCCTAATGCTCATGATGATGATACACAGATCCCAGATAATATTTTAAATAATAATACGTCCGACACAACTACAGTTGACAACGAATAGGATGGCGACAATGATGATAATGATCAGCAGACTGACACCGACGTCGTAGATCCTGGAGAAGCAGAATAGATTGGTGCTTTCTTTGACGCATTCGCTGAAGCTAATGGTTGGAGTGTTGATGCAGACGAGAAACCTAAGTCAGTCGAGGACCTCGTGGAGTATATCAAAGATGTCGTAGATGAGAATTCAACACCATAGTACGCTGATGATCGTATTGCTAGACTTGATCAGTACGTAAAGAATGGTGGTAAATTTGAAGACTTCTATCAGACACAACAGAAATCTATGTATTACGATAACATAGATTTGGAGGACGAATCTAATCAGAAAGCAGCTGTTCGTGAGTTCTATAGATTACAGGGAATGAATGACGAACAGATTAGTCGCAAGATTGAGCGCTATGAAGATGCTGACATGCTGGAAGATGAAGCAGCTGATGCTGTAAATTATCTTAAGGCGTACGAACAGCAACAGCAAGAGTATATGGCTCAGCAACAGGAAGCTCAAAGACAGAAACAGGAGCAGCAAGCTGCACAGTTCATGAATGACCTTACATCTAATATCAACGGTCTTACTAATATTAGAGGTATCAATATCCCAAAGGAGGATAGAAAAGCGTTGTTCGATTATATTACAAGAACTGATGTAGACGGTTTAACAGAGTATCAGAAGGCTTTTAATAATAACCTTGTTAACAATTTGATAGAATCAGCCTACTTCACAATGAAGGGTGATGCTCTACTGGGCGAAGCACAGCGCAATGGTCAGACATCTGCTGCGAGTAAACTTAGACAAATGCTCAAACACCAAACAAAAAATCATACATCATACAATGTTGGGCATGAAAAACAACCTCAGGCATGGGATCTCGCGTCAAAATACCTATGATGAGACAATTAACATATTATGAATAATTCAAGTTCTTTATTAAATAATCTTCAGCTCTATCGTGGTAAGCGTTTTGCTGACTTGGTAGACGAAAACATGATTGCTAACGCAATGCTTACAAAGCCTCATGAGGTAGCAGGCTTGTTGTCATTGGTTTTTGGTACAAAGGATGATGGTATTTCAACTACTATCGACTTACTAACTGGTGGTCTTGGTTCAACCATGACTATCGAAAATAGAGAGTATGAGTGGTCTGTAATGATTGACGCTGATCACGCTGTTAATATCCGCTACGCTAAGTGGAATGGTAAGGAAATTACACCTAAGTCAATTAAAGATGGTTTGACTCCAGGTATTAATAACACTCCTATTTATCTTGGCTTGGAAGAGAAGTGGTTCGGTAGGTTCTATAGCGCATAACCTGTGCCGCCTTTTATAGTAATATAAATTGAAAAATCCAGAGAATTGCTGGAAACTCCTAAAGAATTTTATACCATAGAGTTATAAATAAAATTATAGATATATGAATAATATAAAAAATGGACAATCAGCAGCCGAGCAAGGCTACTAGATGAAAGACATACCGGGATGGGAAGGTCTTTACGCATGTACAACACATGGTGATATTTGGTCACATAGAAGTAATAAATTTTTATCGCCGAGTAAAAATAAAAGAGGTTATCTGCATGTCACTTTTACTAAAGATGGTAAAAGATACGACTATAGAGTCAATAGACTTGTAGCTATGACATTTCTAGATAATCCAAACAATTTACCACAAGTAAACCATATAGATGGAAATAAATTAAATAATTATCTATCTAATCTAGAATGGTGCACACCAGAATATAATATACAACACGGAAAGGAACATGGACTGTTTAAAGGACATTGCTTTAACCATCCAATACATACAAAAGATGGTCCGCAGGTTGCATATGTATTTACTAATGTTTACAATGGAGCGCAGTTTACCATATATGGGTTTAAAGCTTTGAGAAAGCAATTTAGAATAAGTGGTTATACTTATGGTTTAATTCAAAAACATGCGAACACAGGAGACTATATTAAAGCTGGATTGCTTAAAGGTCTTCGTGTTGACAAAGTAGACTTGAAGGTTCATCGACTAACCGCTAACCACGGTGTAGGGTCAAGTGACCCGAAGTACTGGAAACCCTTTCTTTAGGGTTGTGATATAGTCAATTCTTCATCGAAAGATGAAGCTGCTAGCGAGAATGCCATAGCTAGCGATTCGGAATTAACGACTCCGAGTGAATAAAAAGCCAGGCGCTATTTTGGCATTTGACAATGTAAACTTCCAGGTACGTGTAAATGGTACTCCATACCAGGATGGTAGCACATGGGTATATGAGTGCTACGTAGCAGAAGGTTTCCAGGGTTCTTATATTCCTTGCGAGTATTTGCTCCCAGGCCGTCAGGTAGACCGTATCGGTTCTGCATATGAGGAGTACAGTGATGAGGCAGATATCATCAACTATCAGACTCCATTTAAGATGCGTAATAGCTTGATGACTATGCGTCTTACTTACGATATCACAGGTGATGCTTATTCTACAGTATTGGCTATCGCTTTGACTGATCCTGAGACAGGTAAGAAGTCTTATTTGTGGTCTGACTATCAGTATTGGAAGGCTCTTCGTGAGTGGAAGAAGAGAGAGGAGAAGCAGTTGCTGTTCGCTCACTCTAACCGTAACGCAGATGGTACTTACAATTTGAAGGGTACTAATGGTCGTTTCGTTCCAATCTCTGCAGGTTTGTTTGAGCAGATTGCTCCAGCTAATGTACGTTATTATACAAAGCTGACTACAGAGTTGTTCGAGGATTACTTGTTCGATCTCTGCTACAACATTATTGGTACTAATGAGCGTAAGTTCGTTGCTTTGACTGGTGAGATGGGTATCCGTGAATTCGACCGTATCTTGAAGGAGAAGGCAGCTAGTTTCAATATGATTGATACACACTTCATTACAGGTTCTGGTCAGGACTTGAAGTTGGGTGGTCAGTTCACAACTTACACTATGACTAATGGTATTGAGTTGACAGTTAAGCGTTGCGCTATGTTCGATAACATGGAGATGTTCCGTCAGCTTCACCCATTGACAGGTAAGCCATTGATGTCTTACACATTCTTGTTCGTTGACCTTGGTCGTCGTGATGGTCAGGCTAACATCGTTAAGGTATGTCGTAAGGGCCGTGAGTTCGTACAGTGGTGTACTGGTGGTTCTGTATTGCCAAATGGTTATGCAAACAATATCAACACTATGCGTTCTAACAGCCGTGATGGTTACCAGGTACACTTCCTCGGTGAAGAGGGTATCATGTTGAGAAATCCATTGTCATGTGGTATCTTGTACTGTGATGCTGAAGACCAGGAGTCTATCTCAGTTGAGAACAGAGCAGCAGAGCTCTAATTAATTAAATAATATACAATGTTCAACCCCACCCAAAAATCGGGTGGGAGCTTGGCATTGCAACAACTAATTGAAAAATTATGGTAGTTGAATTAAAGATCAGAAAGAAAAATCCCTGGGCTGGATTGTTGAAGTACAAGCATTGCTTTGATTATATTGCACCTTACTTTACCAGATCTGGGTCGATATACACAGGTTTAACACCTGAGGACGAAAAGAAATTTGAAAAGGAGCTTGGCTACCCAGAAGGCCACCTCGCTAAGAATTCACCATTCTGGAATACATTCTGTGTTAAAGTTGGCTCTAAGAGCACAATCCTCGATGACTCATTCCCACGCTAGGCTATGATTATTAAGTTCCTTGAGGGACATAAGAGAGTAGCTACATCACTTGATAAGCTTAATGCTGGTAAAGACTATCTGCTTATTAATAGACAGGCTGAGGCTATTGAGAAGAATAAGATCAACAAGCTTCGTAGAGACGCTATCATTGCTTTTGGCAAGCTTTCTCTTGAAGAGATGCGCAAGTGTCTTAGATTGTTCGGCGTTAGCGCTGATACAATGTCTAATGAGCTTGTAGAGTCTACATTGTTCTCATTGGTTGATAAGCAGCCACAAAACTTCTTTACTAAGTGGGTTAATAATAAGACAAAGGAAACAGAGTTCTTGATCGAGAGTGCTATTGCTAAGGGCATTATCCGTAAGGATAGAACACAGTACTATTATGGTTCTGAGATGCTTGCAGACTCACTTGAGGATTGTATTGCATACTTGGACGCAAAGAAGAATCAAGACTTAAAGATCTCGATTATTAATCAGGTCGAAAATAAATAATAACGAACGACGTATGACGCATAGTGATATTTATACTAAGTTTATGATTGAATATGACAAGGCAAATATAACTTCGTCATATCCGTCGCTAACTAAATATGAGATTGCTACAATACTTGATAAAGCCTACCTAGCTCTTATAGCTCAAAAATATACAGGGAACAATCCTAGAAGGTCAGCGTTTGAATCAGATATGAAAGCAATTGAAGATTTAAAGCCATTAATTAATAATGTATACACAATCGGTAATTTAGTTGGAGATAACAGCTATAGATTCCCTACAGACAAGTTAGACTATATGTATATCTTGAACGGAGAATTTACTGTTAATAACAGCTTCAATTCATTTGATGGCAAGGCTCACTCTATATAGGAAATGAGATTCGTGTCACATGAAGAAGCTAAGAACTATAAAGCTACAACTAATAATATGCCGTGGATTGAATACCCTACATCAGTTATAGAAAACAATAGCATTATAACATATGTAGACCCAATGGTTGTACAGTACAATGGAGCTACTTCTACTGCTCAATTCTTGTATCTTAAACATCCTAATAAGTTCGCAGTTGGTCCAGGTAACTTTGAATCAGACTACGACTTTACATCTACAAAGTTTGAGCTGTCAGACTCTATGGCTGAGGAACTTATTAATCTGGCTATTATAATGTCTACCGAGATTGTAGAATCCAGTAGGCTTACTACTAAAGTAAATACTAGACCACTTGAATCATGACAAAAGAAGAAACTAGAAAACTAGGTATAGAGTTTGAACGTAGGTTATTTGAGATTTATCCTCAGTTTGCTACTACGGAAAAGCTTACTACAGATACAATATATTCATTCCTTAGCGAGTTCTAGTCACAGTATGTTAGGTCATTGTATGCTGTAGAAGATGAACTGCAGCGTGGTACTAGGAAAGCTAAACGAATACATGATACTATTAAACCTTTGATAAGACATGCAAAGATTAAACCAGACATTGTCTCTAATGACCATTTTGATTTACCTGACAATTATGCTATGTATGTTAGGTCTGATAGTTTCATTTCAAAGAACTATAAGAGCCCTAAAGCTCTTAGTAAACCAGTAGTTACCCCAAACGCATTAATTAAGTAGGATGATGTAGACAATGTAATCAATGCTTTTTACAATCAGAATTCTATTCTCCCTAATCCTATGGTAGTACTTGAGAGTACATCTTACGATAGTCCTTATTTAAGGGTTATCACAGATTCTTACACTACTATAGACTATGTAGATCTTACATATTGTTGTTAGCCTAATGCATTCAATGTGTTAAAGTACAACGATAATGACGACTCTGCTGGCGCTGTTCATAGCTATTGCCAGCTCCCATACTCGTGCTTCGATGAGCTTGTCTCTGGGGCTGTAGATATGTACATTACATAGTATAAGGCTAAATTATCGTAGGGTAATACTAAGAAACAGCCTAAACAATAGGAGGGTGAGCAATGAGATATATAGACATATTGGTGAACTTCGAAAGAGAGATTAATAAGTTTAATAGTCCTCTCGACAAACCATCGACGGACGAATCTTTATTTTGGCTCAACCAGGCTGTTGATAAGTTTGTAAAGACTAGATTTAATGGTGATCTTGTCCATGATACATCGTACGAGGAAACAGAGAAGCGTAGACATGATTTAATTAAGCTGTACAAGACCAAAAGTTACTGGTACGATGATATATAGACAAACCTATTGGAACCTTCATATGACGTATATAAGATACACTATCCAGAAGATTTCCTATTCGCATCAAACGAGGATGTTGTTATATCAGATAATAACAACAAGAATCAATTGAACACGTGTGTCTTTGAGTGTACACAAGATAGTTTTATGTATAGGGTTAACAATAGCCTTACAGACTTTCATTACAGATATCACAGAGCTCGTCCTCTTAGAGTTAGGACAAAATATGGCTGCAATTTATTAACAGATAAGAATTATAGAATCTATAAGTATTAGCTTGGTTATATAAGAAAGCCATAGGAAATATCTCTCGACGACCCTCATGACGAATATGATGAGTTCGAGGATACAGTACTTAATGAGATTATAAAGATAGCTGCTCAGATGTACATCGAGAATAAGAAGGATGAGCGCTATTAGACTATAACTCAAGAAGTAAATACACAAGAATAATAATTTTAACGTGGAAAGCCCAGCTAGTTAGGTCTAGCATCAACATTATAGGGTGAGTAGAAAAAATTAAACAATATGATTACATACGTAAATTCAGTTCTCGTTTCTAACAAGAACGGTGAGACCCTTGCTACCGCAGAGGAGTTGAAGGGTAAGGCTAAGAAAGAAGATCTTAAGCCATTGGTTGGTAAGTTCGTATTCATGAACTGTGATCCAGCTAAGCAGGATGGTACTGCTATTGATGATGTTTATAAGATGGATGCAGCTGCTGACCGTTTTAAGATTGGTGTTATTACATCTGATAGCTTCCAGAAGGTTGACAAGCTTGGTAATGTTACATTCGTACCAGTTGTAAAGTGGTCTAACATTATTAATGTAGCAGACATTAAGTCTGTTACTAAGCTTGATTACAAGGAAGATTCAGAGGATGAGATTACAATCGATTTCAGTGATGTTGCTCCTGAGACATTGGACCTCCTCGCTCAGGGTGGTTGCCCAGTTGTTCTTCGTCTTACTTTCAAGGATATGCCAATGCGATATCGCAAGTGGACAGAGTCATACAGCTATGTAACTAAGGTTGGTGATACTGTACAGGAGATCATGGCGGGTTTGGTAAAGGATATCATCCGTGCTCCAAAGCGCCAGCGTGTATATGCTAAGATCAATGGTCAGAAGCTCGTTCTTACACAGATGAAGTATGATGACGATGAGTCTAACAGAACAGAGAACGTTTACATGAAGGGTCGTTTCGATGCTAACATGTATTGGATGAACCCTGCAGCTCCAGGTTGGGCTTCAAACAACAAGTACGACCTTGGTGTTGTCTTCTCTAAGAAAGAAGGCGTTACATACCCAGCAACAGCTAAATTGGTACGTGATCGCGAGCGTGCTACATTTGACTATCAGGGCGTTTTGCATCGTTGCTGCTGGTACGATCCTCAGCCAGCTATGGTAACAAACCTCGATAACAAGTACGACGGTATTACTATCGAGTTTGAGAACCAGTACCGTACAGCTGATGATCTCTGGCGTAGAACAAAGCAGACAGTTGAGATCTACGCTTCTAACAATGGTGAGGCTATGGGTGCTGATCAGATTGCAGGCGGCTTCGTTGCTAAGCTCCAGGCTATGATCGCCTCTCGTCAGAACATTGTTAACCCAGTTGACAACTCTGCTGCTTACGATAAAGCAAACTTTTAATTAATTGCCGGGGTGGGGTACTTGCCCTATCTCGGCATTTGTTTTTAATACATATTATAATATGCAAAGAATTAGAATTGGAAACGATGTAAGATTGAATCTTACACTTCGTGGTCCACGTACGTACGATCAAGCTAATATCAAACAGCTTAAGTGTTATTTGATTAATACATCAATGCTCGACTATTTCCCAGTCGATTGCTTCTGGAATAAGCATGTTCATGGTTGTGGTTGTGTGAACGACAGATGTGGTCATCCAAAGTATCATGCTTTGCCACATTGTAGATACTACGATTGCTGTCACAATGATTGTAATCGTTACAGTCATAGCTTCTGCTGCATGCTTGATCCACATGGTTGTAATCCTGCAGCTGGTCCAGGCATACTGCCTCCAAAGTATAATAAGCCATACGACGCTGTAAATTGCTGCGCTTGTGAGGACTTTACATACTTGGCATACTCTAGAGTTCTGCCTAAGGCTAACTCTATTCAGTGCTACTTCCCTGCAAAGGATCAGATGTTCTGTGGTGTATACAAGCTCGTTGTACAGGCTATGATTTATGAGCCAGGTTGGGGTCGCACCGACCTCCATACATATACAATGGACTACGGTGATGTTCTTCAGCTTGTAGATGACAAGTCTGGTGCAAGTGGTGACATTACACTCGATGTAGATAAGGACGATCTTATGAACAAGAATATCTTGGCCATTAGAGTTAAGGGTGACCTTAACATGTATGGCAATACATCTATTAGACTCGGTGAACTCGATACAAGAGATCATCAGTACTATATTGAAGTAGAGCTTGAGAATGGTTCAGTACTTGAGTATACTCCAGATAACTGGCCTTATGAGCAGCTTGACTTCCATGCAGCCAAGACAGGTGTTATTACAATTGATCAGCATACAGGTCTCATTAGGGCTCTTGATCAGGACAATACTATATCTACATACGTAACAGTATCTGCTAAGAACAATGAGGTTAGCACAGGCTTTAATGTTACTGTAGTTGGTGGCGATTATGATTACATTGGCTTCTTGCCTGTACGTCCATTCCCAGAGAATATGGAAGACGATTACAAGTATGGCTTTAACCGTAAGGATCAGTCTTTCGAGACAAGGGACCAGGAAGCTTTCAATACAGTTGGTGTAGAGAATGTAAATCTCGCACTTCTTACAAAGGTAGATAGTCTTACAGATGCTACTACTGTAGAGAACGATACAGATGGTCAGTACTTGTGGATTGTTACACGCCAGCCTATCTTGTATGCTGCTAATATTAATACACAAGGTGTTGGTAATGTTGACGCAGCTACATATATCCCTCTCACTAAGCCTCAGCAGAAGCTTAATGATTCAAGATATTATTACTGCTGTCCTAACCCAATGAAGAGAAACCTTTCTACAGGTGGCTCTACTGTTTATGTTAAATTTAAGAACAAATAATCATGAACGCAACAAACGAAGATATTCAGATATATGGTAAGCTTGTAAACATCTCTACAGAGGGTATTGTTGCTGATGCTAGTCAGATCTGGTCTGAGAAGAACAAAGCTTCTATTGAGGATGTTGTAAAGAACATCAATAATAAGGTAGAAGACTTCAAGAGTAACCCAGAGTTCAATAGGGCTACATTCCATGGTGATACAGTATTCGAGGGCAATACAACTGTAGAAGGCGATCAGACTGTTCGTGGTAACCATGATGTAAATGGTAACTAGGAAGTTCGTGGTACACTTGATGCTTACGATAAGCTTACAGCACATGGCAACCCTGTTAGCATTCAGGCAGACCACAAGATCACTTGTAACGACCTTGATGTAATGGGTGTATTTAAGGCTCTTTAGTTAGATTGTAATACTCTTACAGTACATAAGCTGCTTAAGAGTGAAGGCGACTTGAGAGTTGATGGCAATACAACAGTTAACAACATTACTATTAATGGTAAGATTAATGGCGCTGGTGCACAGGCTTTCCTCCCAGATGGTAGAGAAGGTAATGTCCTTATCTATACAAATGGTCAGTGGGTAGCAGGTGACCTTAGCACTATCATCAAGCAGAACAGTGATGTTACAAACTATATCGACAATAGAATTAATCAGCTGATTCAGCAGGCTATTGGCGGTAATGATATTGAGAGTAAGATTGAGCAGATTCTCAATAGATACTGGGTTAAGAATGGAGCTACACTTACTCCTGCAGCCGGTATTAGTAATGTAAATGCTCAGCATTTCTTTAAAATTACAGATTAATCTATTATGGAGCTTCTAACACAAAAACAAGTATATAATGAAGTTGGAGCTACTTCATTAAGTACAAATGAGATTATTACTAAAAGTGAAGCTCAAGATATTGCTAGTTAGAAGCTAAAGAGGATAACCAACGACCTTTCTAGCTATTCTGATTCTGAACTTATAGATGAGTTCGAATGTGAAAGCTAGACTAGGGTCGAGTATTCTATACAGGTATCGTATGATAATGAGAGCTGGAGCGATACTGCTCAAGCAATATTTTCAGCACAGGCTAAGAGTGATTCTGATGCAAAAAGAATATATGTGAAAGCTCTCAAACATACATACCTTATTACTGGTGAAAAGCTTAGCGACGATGCTGTAGGGTGTAGAATCCTTGTAGATCCAGAGAGGTTTGAATACGTAAGTAATACTGATGGTTATTCTTTTTGGCCTAAAGCTGAAAACACAAATAGTTAGTTTGTAGTAGAGAATATTAAAGTAGTAAACAGTGAAGACGAAACAAAGGAGTGTAAGATTAACTTGATACAAGCCAGAGCTGGTCTTGAGTTAGTTTACGGTGATGTTATCGACTTTACTTATAGTTGGAGCAACGGTAGAGACCTTGATTAGGCTACAACAGTAGCATGCTTTATAAACGGAGTGCAAAATTAGTATGTTGGATTCGGCACAAATAGTAGAGTATCACTTCCTAACGGAACAAATATTCTTGGCTTTGCTGGAGATAATACTGGTACAGGTTAGGAGCACGCATTGGTTGACTTCGATTCTATAGCTCGGTATATAAATTAGAATAGAGACGAAATTTCTACTCTTAATGGAAAGACTATAGAGGAAGCTCTTACTGATGAGAACGGACTTCTTACATGTAAGGTTTATCTTTACACTGTATGGTTTGGACAAAAAGGCCACGATATAGGAATGAGCTACACTGCATATAAAAAGACAGATAACGATTCGTTTAGCTGGTCAAATAGCGGAAACTATACATTTGATATAAATGGTGTAACAGAATCTGGTTCTAATACACTTCCGGCGTATTGCGAAATATATGGACAAGGTAATTATAATTACCCTGAAGAGCGGATGACATTATCAGCTACGTTTACATATTACTTTAATAGTGGAATGTTCTGTATTGAAACTAATAAATCATAAAAATGGAAATATTAACATACAAGAAAGTTTATTAGCTTGTAGGAGATAATACTTCTGGTACAAATGAGTGTATAACTAAGTCTGCTGCTGTGTAGATAGCAGAGTCTCATAGGAAGAATATTACATCCAATTTGTCATAGTATCTTAACAACGAATATATAGATGTATTCGCTGTTGAAGATAAACCAGATCTTAGTACATTCTCATTTGCTAATAATAGATATAATCCATAGGCTGCAGGTAATACATATACAACTGCTGTATCGTCAAGAGATATAGATGGTGATACAATAGAATATAATGCTACAGCAGATGTAGATTGGATTACAGATATTGTAATAAACAGTACCGAAATAAGATTCAAAGTAACAGCTAATATGGGTAATCAGCGAATTGGACATATAAATGGTTCTAACGCTACTGGCAATTCTGACACAATTACTATTATACAGGAAGCTAAAGAAGCTAATCTTGTTTACACATATTCACTTGTAGCTACTTGCACTTCTGCTCCTACTGTCACCATAAACGGCACAGCTATTACTAGGTATACAACATCAGGTAATACTTATACATTCTAGTATACAACTAGAGTAAGAACTGAGAGTGAAGCACCTGAATTTGTTGATTTTACAATAAGTGGAGGTGGAGCTGGAGACACATATAACGAAGGTACGCTTTCTATATCTCCAACATCTTGGGATCTGAAAGAAGGATTATCTAAATAGTTCACAGTTGGTTATAGTAGAATAAAAACTACTAAAGCTTGGGATCATACTACTGGTACTATTGCTAGAAATGATTCTACAAGTGTTAGCCTTACTACTTCTACGACTACAGAGTATCCTACTATTGATTACACTATTAGTGATACGCATCCATCAGGCTAGTCTTTCTCTCATTCTAAAGATGGAATGAACTTCACTTCAGCTGCATCTAGCACATCTTGCACTGGCTCTATAATTGTTACATATGGAAGTCTATCAGCTACAACAAATGTATTCTATACAGAACCTTCATACGATAGCTATACATATACTGTAAAGGCTTCTGATACTAATACAAGCAATACTCCTACTATTACAATCAACGGCCATAATGCTATTGTAACTCATATCAATGGTTACTATGTAGGAAAGATTACTATTAGTGATTCTGCTACAACATCAGCACCTGATAGTGTATCATGGAGTATCTCTGGTGGTACTAAAGATACAGAATGGAACGACTACAATGTTTCTTTGTCACCTGATTCATGGAATCTTGACGATAATCTAACAAAAGAGTTTAGTGTATCTATGTATCAGTCTGGTACAAAATATATCTGGAGAACATCTAGTGGAACTGTTGCTAAGAATGGAGAAGTATCAACTGATGTAACAAGTAGTTCTACGAGTCACACTGGTAATAGCTATTCTGTTAGCGGACCTTCTGGTATGACATTCTCTAAAAATGGAACATCATTTACAGCTACAGCATCTAGTACAGAAAGTATAGGAACAATAACTGTAACATGTACAGAATCTAATGCTAATGGAGAAAGTGCTTCATGTAATGTTATATATAATCCTGCTTTAAAGAGCTGGACTTACACAGTTAATGTTACATGTCCTGAGAGGCCTACTATCACAATTGGTGGCGAAGATGCTACTGTTACTGGAGGTTCTAATAATTGGGTTGGTACTAGAGTAATCGTTTCTTAGAATGATCCAGGAGAAAAAAGATATTCTGTAACTGCTGGAAGTAATTCTAGAACGTGGGGAGATGTACACGTAAGCGTAAGTCCTTCTTCTATTACAATAAAAGAAAAACCTGCGGATATTAGCTTTACAGCTTACGCTTATCAGGAGTATGAAGACTATACTCCATATACCGCATCTGGTACAACATCTAATAAGAGAGCAGCTTGTAAGCCTACTAGAAGCCATATATCTGGTGAATCAGAAGGCGAAATGTGTAGCATATCTGCATCTAATGTGTCTGGCTTGTCTGGAAGCATGCAGATATCTAAATATGGTACAACAATATCTGGAACAGCAAATGGTAGTGGTAGCGTTACAGTAACCTAGACATATTATGATTATAATACTGGTCACACTTATCGTGATTCTGCTACATTTGACATTACGTATAACGAACCTGCTCCAGAACCGGAGATATGGCCAAGTTGGGATGATCCTTCTGTAATATATACATTCTAGTGGAGTAATATGACTGAATCTATTTCTGCAAATGATATAGCATACGACTTAAGCAATGCTGCGGATTTTGGAGAATATAATAACGCTACTATTAATTCATACAGAACTAGAACCAGCTCTAAAGGTAATACAGAACGTCAAGATGTTGGTTATACTGGAAGAGAAAAAGGATGGCCTAGCGGAAATAATACATCCACTTTTTCTAGGAGTGATAGCGGAACACTTACGCAAAACAATTCTGGTAACACTATTACATGGTCATGGTCTCAGAATGGTAGACCAGAAGATCCAGTATTAGGCCCATTCTATAGGTGGAAGAATGGTAACTCTATGTCATTTACTACATCAGGCGGTAAGCAATCATTAACTTACCAATAGTATTATACTAAAGGTGGAGTTGAGCAAGATGTAACAGATAAAACTGTAAGCTTAACTAAGGATATTTTATATAGTACAGATAAAGCGTCTGGCACAGAAACTGTAAGCGACACTGGTTTATCATATACTTGGGAACAAGATGCTAATAGTAGAATAACAAGTTCTGGTCTTAATAGAATTGTTGTTGAAAGTAGCAACCTTTCTTCTGGAGCTGGTAGTGTTGAACTGTTTTACACGTTCGATTGGAACTGGAAAATTGGTACAGGAGGAGATGTTGTAGCATCTGGTAGATAGACATTCTCTTATGGAGAAAACACTAATACAACACAGAGAAACTTAACGTTTACAAAGTCTTATCCTGGAGCCGATAGCGGAAAGAATGATTACGGTTTATCTTATCCAGATGCCACTTGCACAATAATATAGGATGGTAGCGCAACACCTGTCGTAAACGCTGTGGTCAGCGCGAGTGGCTTTCCGCTCGGTATAGCAACTGCGAACGTTGGTGTTTCTATTTCTCCATCCGTCCCATTTGCTGTAACCATTAGTGGAATTGCTAGGGCTAAATATGGTACAGCTTGGTATAATTCTAATTATTATATAACTGTACAAGCCAATAGTTCTGATAATAGCACAACTGTATCATTTAGTAATTCTGTTACTGGAATTCCAACTGAGGTTGAGGTTAATGTTAGCTCTATATCTCCATCTGATAAGACAATCGGTAACACAAGATACATATTAAGTACATAATAATGGATACAAAGAGAGAAGATCTATAGATCAATGGTAAAATAGTAAGCATATCAACGGAGGGAGTCGTAGCAGACGCCCTCCAGATATACGATGACGGAATGCTCAGATATGTAAATACAGGTCTCTAGAACGATATTAACCAGTACTTTAAGAATAAGGTTGATGTACTTACGGATAATGTGTACAACCTTAATACTAGACTTGATAATGTCGAGGACAACGAAGGCATTCCTTTGAGTATTCTTTCACAAATCTTAGTAATAGAGTAATATGAAACAATATTTAGATCAATAGGGCGTTGAGTACCTTTGGGGTAAAATCAAACGCAATTTTGCTAATCTTAGCAATAATGGTAAAGTTCCTGCTTCATAGTTACCTTCTTACGTAGATGATGTTGAGGAATACGAAAATATACTTTCATTCCCTAATTAGGGGGAAGAAGGTAAGATATATGTAGCAAAAGACACTAATCTTACATATAGATGGGGAGGATCAACATATGTAGAAGTAAGTTAGTCTATTGCTCTTGGAGAAACATCTGGAACGGCTTATCCTGGAGACAAGGGTAAGTAGCTTGCAGATGATCTCATTGCAGAAGTAGATAGAGCTAATCATGAAGAGACTGATATTAGAGCTGCTTTAACAACAGAGAAGAATAGAGCTGAGGCTTCAGAAAGAGATAATAGAAACCTTATAGAGAAAAATACAAACGATATTGTTAAAGAAATTAACAATAGAGTGACTGGAGACGAATCTCTTGCAGCCAGCATTAACGCTGAAACGTTAGCTAGATAGGATGCAGATAATGAGGAGAAGCTTGCTAGACAGGAAGCTGATGCTACAGAGAAAGCTGAAAGACAGAGTGAAGACAACATTATCAGAGCAAAGATTGAATAGGAGTAGACTAGAGCAGAAGATGCAGAGAGACTTATCTCTAACAACCTCAGCAACGAGATTGATAGAGCTAAGGCTGCTGAACAGCAGGAAGCTAAGAGCAGATCTGATGCAGATGACGCTATTAAAGCTCTGTTGAATACAGAGATTAGTAGAGCTAAGTCTGAGGAGGCTAAGATTACAGCTAGTCTTGCTACAGAAGTTAGTAGAGCTACTACAGCAGAGAATGGTCTCTCAGATAGAATTACAGCAGAGCAAAATAGAGCTACAGCTGCTGAGGGTACTCTTACAGATAACCTTAACTCTGAGATATCGGATAGAAAGGAAGCTATTAAAGCTGAATCTGATAGAGCTAAGGCTGCAGAGCAGGCTCTTCAAGCTAAGATTGGTAGTATAACAGTAGCTAAAGTAACTCCTCATGATTCAACTACAGCTGTATCATATCAGCTCTAGGTTAATGGAGAAGCTAAGGGCGTTACAATTGATATCGCTAAGGACCAGTCTATTAAGGACATTGAGGTTCTTGATATGAATGCAACACTTAATGAGGATGGTACAATCCATGCTGGTAATCCTGTAGGTTCTACAGCATTGTGTATTTCATACATTCTTTCTAATGGTACTTACAAACTGGCTAAGCTCGACTACTCTAAGTTCCTTGAGGAGACAGAGTTTGCTAATGGCTTAGAAGTAAACGAACACAAGGTTTATGTTAAAGTAGATCCGCTGTCAGAGAACTTTTTGTCAGTATCTTCTACTGGTGTAAAGATCACAGGTGTATAGAATGCTATAAATGCAGCTGTGAACGCAGAGAAGGCTGCTAGAGAGGCTGCAGACACAGAGATAAAGAATAGTATCTCTCAGTCTGGTTAGGGCTCTACAGCGGCTTTAAATGCCGAAATACAGCGTGCTAAAGAAGCTGAGATGATTATTACGTCAAATCTCAGCAGACACACATCAGACTATGAGAATCCTCATCATGTAACTAAGACTTAGGTAGGACTTGATAATGTTGATAATACATCAGACATTAATAAGCCTATCTCTATAGCTACGCAGAACGCTCTTAACCTTAAGGCTGATGCTAATAAATATCTTCCTTTGACCGGTGGTACTCTTACTGGTGACTTAATATCGCCTAAGTATATAAAGACCGGTGGTACAAACGAACAGATTTTATTGGCTGATGGTACTGTAGCTACACCAATTAGTTCAGACACACTTAACTTAATCTTGACTTAATATGGAAATACTTGATAAAACTGGTGTTGAAGTATTGTGGTCTAAGATTAAAGGAAAGTTTGCTACATAGAATAATATAAATGAATTGTAGTAGTTGATCAATAATCTTTAGACCACTATAACACAATTACAAACAACTATTAATAATTTGCCTACGGCTGCCGTTAATGACTCTAAGTACATTAGAAAGGACAAGGATGACACAACTCAGTATACTATTACAGCCAAGGCTTTATATAAATCAATATAATTATGGAATTTCTTAATACAGCCGGAGTCGCAACCCTTTGGGGCTCCGTTAAAAATCATGTTAAAACTTCTATAGATGCTTAGCAGTTTAAAACAATTAACGGCTCAAGTATAAAAGGAACAGGTGATATTTAGATCGACTTATCTCTTTATAAGGTCGTTGAAGTGCTTCCTACATCAAATATCGATACAACTAAGATATACTTGGTTAAAGATTCTGCAATAGAGAGCAACTTGTATTCAGAATATATGTATGTAGGCGGTAAATGGGAAAAACTTGGAGATTTTAGAAGCACAGTTGATTTACAGCCTTATGCAAAGATAGAATACGTAAATAATCAGCTTGATACAAAGGTAGATAAAGTGTCTGGTAAAGGATTGTCTACTAATGATTACACAACAGCAGAGAAGAATAAGCTTGCAGGCATTGCAGATCACGCCAATAATTATACGCTTCCTGCAGCTTCTGAATCAGTACTTGGTGGTGTAAAGGTTGGTTTTTCTACAAATTCTGCTGATAGAAATTACGCTGTACAGTTAAAAGATAACCAGATGTATGTTAATGTTCCATGGACCGACACCGACACTACATATGGTTTAGCTACATCATCATCTAATGGTCTTATGTCTTCTGAAGATAAGGCTAAGCTTGATGGTATTGCTGCTATATCTGATGCAGAACTTAAATCTATTCTCGTATAATGCAAATACTTGATAGAACAGGTGTAGGCACATTATGGTCCATATGCAAGACTAAATTTGCATTAAAAGATCATACACACAATTATTTACCTTTATCTGGTGGCACTTTAACAGGTGATTTGTTGTTCAGCGATAGCGGGACAACATTTCGCCAGATAAAAGGAACTTGCGGTGGATATGATTTTTGGAGAATAGGAGGAGGCGCTACAAAAGAGAATGCTGGCTATATGGAAATAGCTACTGCTGATGATGGCGCAGAGCCAATCTATATTAGGCAATACATAGGAGTATTTGCAACAGCTAAGCGCACAGCTACAATATTAGACTCTGAAGGAAATACATCTTTCCCTGGTACTGTTGCTGCAGCTAAATTCAAAGGAGGACTTGAAGGTAACGCTTCTACAGCATCTAGTGCATCCACTGTTAACGGTTATACCGTCAACGCAAATGTTCCATCGAATGCGAAATTTACGGATACTGAATACGTAATTCCAACTCTCTCATCTGCTCCTACATCAAGTACGCTAACATTTACAGACAATGGAGTGACACGCTCGTTCAAGGTCGGATATATGTGCCGAGTAGCGGACAGTTCCGCAGAGCATGGATATAAGTTCTATCAGCTCTACGACATCTCAGGTAATAATGCAGTGTGGGGTGAGATTAGCGGAGGTAGTGTAGAAATAAATGAGGTAGTATCTATATCTCTTGTCAGCAATCAGTCAAACTCTGATACTGCGCTTAATGGGGCAACTATCATCGTCACAAATACCGATACAGGCAATGTAATATCTACACATCAGTGGGAAGGAACAGAGTTAAAGTTAAAGATAGTTCCTATTACGCATGTTTCCATTTCCGTTTCATCTGTTAAAGGATACCGCAGTCCAGAATCTAAGGCGTTTACGACTGGGGTTGGCTCTACCCGCAACGTGACAATGCAATACGACACTGAGGTAGTAACGATAACTGTGACAGCCAATAATGGAGCAAGTATGAATGGACAAGTTGTTACGACTAATAACGAGACCCACACATATAATGGTCCATACTCTGTAAAAGTTCCATTTGGAGTAACTTATAGTGTATCAGCGAATAAGAAAAGCGGATATTCTTATCCATTGGCAGTTACATATACTGCTAATCAGAAAAGTCGTAGTGTGACATTATCATATACTCATCTTCCTATTGGTATATATATCTTTGATACTGATCGTAATTTTACATTGGTTAATAATTGGGATAAATCTAATAACAAAAAGGCTGTAGGTGTATACCTTGGTACAGAAAATACTAAAATAGTAATCGCACCTTATAGTATTGCAGCAGATAAGTGGGGTAGAAACGATTACGCAGTTCCTGGAATTACTGCAGATAGTGAAAAAAAAGCTAAGAAAGATTACTCTGGCAAATTGAATACAGATAAGATTGTTGCATCTGGTAACACTTATTACGCAGCACAACGATGTCGTGGCTACAAATTTATTAATGGAGAAAAAGGTTATCTATGGGCACTTGGAGAATTAACTGATGTCTTTAATAACTACCCTGCTCTTTCAAAAGCATTAGGCTTGATCGGAGGAGGCTTAGATGAATCATTGCCTTATTGGTCTTCTACTCAATATTCAGAAAGTTACGTATGGACACTTAGATTTAGTACTGGTTATACTACTGCCTCAGATAAGACTGAATCTTATATGGTCCATGCAGTGTTCGGTTTTGATTAATTTTTTTACTCTTTCTACTTCTTACAATGAAATATAATTATTATAATTATGGTAAAAACGTTTGGAGAATCATCAGATTTTTCAGCTTTTAAAATCGTTGATAGTGACATCTATAGAGTTGCATGGGCTAAGACCATGCAGGTTGATAAAACAGAGGATGGGCAGGAAAATGAGTCCTCTCTCTGTGATTACATGCTTGAGCGATATGACTACAAGCCGAGCATGGAGTTAGTTCTTAATGATATCTTAACAAGTGGAGAACAGGCGAGCATGGAAGAAATTAAAGAGATTTGTGAAGGTCTAGGCGCAGAACCATTAGAATATATGCGTAAGGCGATGCTTTCTTATATCGAAAAGTATGACACATCTTCGTCTGTAAATGGATTTGAGTTGAATGGTATGTAGACATGGCTCGACAAGGATACACGAGTAGGACTCATGAACTCTATAAATGTTACACAAAGAGCAGGAGGCTAGAAAATAGGACTTTGGCTAGGAAATTATAAATTAGAGTTAAATTGTAACAAAGCAATAGAATTGCTTTCTAAAATAGAAATGTATGCTATGAATTGCTTTAATGTTACATCTCTACATAAAAAATAGGTATACGAGTTTTCTAATATAGAAGATTTTTTAAATTACGATTATAAAAGCGGATATCCTGATAAATTAATAATAAATATATGATTTTGTTTCATATAATATTATTTATAATAAAATAATGAAATTAACATTAAAAAGAATTGCCTTACGCTCCACATACACCATTGGACGGTTGTACGTCGATGGTAACTATTTTTGTGATACACTCGAAGACACTGTTAGGGATCTTAATAAGAACGGTAAATTTGATAACGGAGAGAAAAAGGTATATGCCAAAACAGCAATACCTTACGGAACTTATGAGATCAAGTGGACATATTCACCTAGATTTAAGAAGTATACTCCACAATTGATGAATGTACCATCATTTGAAGGTATTCGTATACATTCTGGAAATTCAAGTACAGACACTGAAGGTTGTTTACTACTTGGAGAAAACAAAAAGGTTGGAATGGTCCTTAACTCAAGAGCTACCATAAACAAGTTCTATCCACTAATAAAGGAAGCTTGTTCTAATGGAAAGGTGACTATTGAGATAAAATGAGTAAGGTAACAGGAACTTGGCGCGAGAAGATTCAATATTCAACCGCATGTCTCGCGTTCTTGAGCGGCTAGGTTCTCACCTGGGTATAGTATTTACAATAGGGTGAAATCTCCACAGGAGTACTAGGGTTTGTAGCCCAAACATTAGTTTATTCGGCTAGTATCTATGGAGTATCTATTTATATACAGGGCAAATTTGGTGAGATGAAAACATATTTAAAAGAATATTTGAGCAATAATGAAAGCAATGCTTATGTAGTAGATATTAACAAAAATAAAGAACAACTACAAAACGCTGCTTAATACCGTTTTAGGCCTTCTAGTGGCCTTTTGCTTAGCGTCTGGTATATTCTACCACAACAAAGCTAATAGGCTCTCAGATGAGCTTAAAATGGCAAATAATAACATTGAAGCCTATTAGGATGCCTTGAATGGTGCCTAGTAGGCTTCTGGTGTTTTAAGGCTAGACATGAAAAATCTTAAAGATTATAACGATAAGCTTGTATAGTAGTTGGATTCTGTACGCAAGGTAGAGAAGCTAAAAAGCAAAGAAATTTAGGTAGCAGCAACTCAAAAGTAGATTTTAAACGTTAGTAAGAGTAAGGGGGTAGGGGGTGATATAGTAACTATAATTAAAGATTCAGTCTATAAAGATAGTTTACAATATAATGACCTTACTAAAGTATACTATACAATCGGTAAAGATAGCGTTAATATTAAGCTTGATGTATAGAATACATAGTACCTTTACATTTACAAACATAGAGAATATAAAAACAAAAAGAACTTCTTTAAGAGATTAATTACATTCGATTGGAAAAAGAAAGACGTATATAAGTACAAAATACATAACACAAACGATCTACTTAAAGAAGATAGTGTAAGAATAATTGAAGCGATATGAAAATGTTTTCACTGCGTACAATTATAGACGACATACTGCTGATTGTACGGAATAACAACATTAGCGAAAGTGAAGATCTCTCTAGAGCTCAAATAGCATCGTGGGTTATATAGTATAGAGCTTACCTTGCTAAGAAGTAGGCAGAGTAGGATGAATAGACTGGTGATGATACAGAGCCATCAGATACTATTGACTCTACAACAATAGGTCCTTTAGAGCTCGAAGACTGGAACAATTCAGCTGAAGATGATTGCTGTGGCTACATGTTCAAAAAGACTAAAGAGAAGGTTCTTACAACTGAGGATAGTGAAAGTGATATTATAAGCGTATATGATTAGAACTATTGTCCTATACAATACATGTTCAACCAAAGGAAGCACTTCCATAGATTTAGACGATACACATACAATGAACCTACATGTTGGTTCGATAATGGCTACATCTATATAGAAGGCTCAAACCTGGACAATATAGAATCTATATATGTCACAGGCAACATAGACCCAGAAGGTTATGCAGATGGTGAAGATGATGTTACTATTCCTGGTTGGATGATACCTGATATTAAGAAGGCTATTATGACAAATGAGCTTGCATTTATGCTTAAGAGACCAAGTGATGATAGCAACAACTCAACATTATCTAGTGTAAAACCAAATGGTCCTTAGGATAAGGAAAAATAAAAAAAGCTACACAATAGCTGATATATATAGAGACTACGTTAAAAAGAACGACGTAGAGCTTAATTACGCGCGATATAAGCGCATTATAGACGAATTTAATAAAGTTGTCAAGGAAGATATTTTAGAGCGCTCACAGCCCTTTAAAATGCCTTATGGCTTAGGTGCTATATGTATAGTTAAGTATAAGCCTAAAGGTTATACAGAAAAGTCATTGTCTGTAGACTATAAGTCAAGTAATGAAGAGGGTAAGAGAATATATCATTTGAACGAGCACTCTAATGGTTATAAATACAGGTTATATTGGTCAAAGGTACCAAAGATATTCTCGGCTAGGTATAAGTACTAGCTATGTATGGTAAGATAGAATAAAAGACACCTTGCTCAACTTATATTTAATAAACAAGATTATATAAATATAGATGATATACAAGTATACAAAATGTGAGTCAGTTATAGCTAAGATTATGGCTGATGCAGACATGTCTGAGAAGAATATTCGTATTACAGATATACGTGAATGGATCTTCGAGGCTGTCGAAAAGATTGGGGCTCCAGTATAGTATGTATAGAAAGAATCTGGCGAGGATTGTGTACCTATATTTGAAATACACGAACATCAAGTTCCGCTTCCTGAAGATCTAGAATCCTTGACAGCTGTAGCCTATTCAAACAATGGAACAAATTGGGTTTAGGCACGAAAAGACGAGAGCTCATTCAAATTTAATACTAACACTAAAGCTATGCATCATTATCATCCTATACAGCCAGCTGGGACCCCTTTGATTACTCATAGGTCTCAGCTTTTAGGCATTAATGGGAGCACTGCTTTATTGGACGCTATTAGAGATAAAAAGAACGGTAGTCCATCATATTGGATTAAACCAGGATGGATTGTATTTAACAAAGAAGAAGGCTTTGCTAAGCTGTCTTACAAAGCTATTGCTACAGACGAAAGAGGTTATCCTCTTATTCCAGATTTAGCTTCATACTAGGAAGCTATATACTGGTACGTAATGATGAAGTTAAGTTTCCCTAAGTTCCTTAAAGGTTCTCTTGGAGGTAAAGCTAGATACAACTAGAATACATACTTCTACATACAGCAGCAATGGAACTTCTATAGAAATTAGGCTTATGCTGAGGCTATGATGCCTAATGATAGTGAGATGCTTACAATAAAGAATGAGTGGACAAAACTTATCCCAGAGTGGGATGATGATGAGAACTTCTTCAAAAATACTGGAGAAAAACAATTAAACTTTAACGATTATTGCTATGGATACTAATACTGAACCACAAATTAATAGTTTTGCTGGAGGTCTTAATAGCGATGATGATATATCTGTTGTTTCTACAAATCAGTACCTTGATGCTACAAATATAAGAATATCGTAGTATAAGGATGGTAATGATGGTTCTAAGGAGAATAGAAATGGTGTACTTACTCCTATTAAGGGAGCTAAGGTAGCATGTATTATAAGTGGAATGCCTGAAAGTTATAAGAACTTTAAGGTTGTAGCTACAGGTTCTATAAGAGATTATGGAGTTGTAGTATGTACATGTAAGAACAATGATACAGAAACGCTTGTTGTATTTAGATTTAAGAATGCGATAGGTGGAGCTTTACATAACCAAGACTTCTATTATCTTAATGCTCCAGACTTAATTGTTAACGCACCTCTTGCTCATACTAACTATCCAGATAAGTTTAGTATACAGCTTAACTATGAGAGTGAGGATAATATAAAGCTTTATGTAGCAGACTCTTTGGACACTATCCTTGTATTCAATATAATGTCTAAGACTGTATATGATGACCTTGATAAGTGTTATATATATCCTACAGCTCCATGCTAGCCTCCTAAGTTTGAGTGTTACATTCCTGGAAAGCTGAAGTATAGCATGGTGTCTTACAGTTATATGCTGTACAATAAGCATGGCCAACATTCAGATGTATCTGTAGCTTGTAAATAGATACCTATCGGAAACTACAACTTTGTAGACAGCTAGAACTTCACACAATCTGGAGGTAAGCTTGACGCATAGTCTAACAGTGGTGTAATGGTATCTATACAGATTTCCAAAGAGTATGTATACCTTGGTAAGATTAAGGTATTTAGAATACAATACTTGCAGAATGGCTAGATGCCTACTATATCTGTAATATACGATGCCGATACAGGTTGTACAAAAGACGTAGATGCTGATATAAGTATATGCGATACAGGTCAAGAAGCTCTTGAATAGATAAGTGTAGAAGAATACAATAGTATGTAGGGAGTAAGGATTATTCCTAACTCATTAGCTATTAAGAATGGATACTTATTTGCTGCTAATACAAAGACATATCAGACTACTATTAAAGACTTTGAAGACTGGGATGCTAGAGCTTATAGATTCGATAAGAATGGTAACTGTACTCTTACTGATGTAAACGGAGGTAATAAGATAGATATAAAGGCTAATAATATACCTAATGTACCAGCTAATCATGACTGTTTCTAGCCTTACAATGATATAAACACAAAATAGAAAATAGACGGAATTAATCAAGTATATGACAAAACAGGCTCATATATTGGCGGTAGCGGTCTTAATGTTGAGTGGAGGTTTATTATATCACCACAGGTTGGAGACAGCTGTAAAAGACAATTTAAAGATTCCGATGACTATACTAGAAAGGTTGGTACTCTATACAATTATGTGAGCAGAGATAATGTTAAACAGTAGAAGAACTACTATATAACAAGCTCTGGAGACGTTTAGCTTGCTTCTAACGGCGATAAATTCGATAAGGGTATAAAGTCTAACACATACTTGTTACAGTCGCTTAGACGCAACGAATTGTACAGATATGGCATTGTTTTGTATGATAAGTACGGACAAGCTTCTCCTGCTAAGTGGATAGCTGATATTAGGACCCCTAATATGACTGATCATCAGTTTAATATCTTTACATCTAATACTAAGGTTAATGATACTAGATATGAACTTGTTGTACGTAATCTTGGTATACAGTTTAAGGTTAGTAATCTACCTGCAGGATGTGTTGGTTATCAGATTGTAAGATGCGCTAGACATGAAGAAGATATGGCTACTATATCATAGGGTGTACTTAGCAAACCTGTTGTTAACACGTATAATAGAGCATTTGATAAAAGCGGAATGGAAGATGGATATATGATAACAAAGTATCATACATATTGTCCTACCGGATTCTTAACAACTGGTATGTTTATAGAAGGATATGGATGCGTAAACCAAATGTCTGGAGAGGATACCAATACAGAATATCAGTGTATGACAAACTTGGCGAATAATAGTTTGTTGCAATTTATATCTAAAGAAGTATGCTATCAACCTGAATCATTTAAAACGTTTATAAAAGATAAAAAGTACTATATAGAAACACCATTGTTTTTATTTGGAGCTAGAGGAGACAGTAAATTTAATGACTAGCTATATGATTCTCCAGCAGCAAACGGAGATGCATTAAGAACTAAATTCGGAGTAATTAAACATAAATTTATAGTTCCTGGAATATCTAATTGTACACTCGAAACGTATGTTGATACAGAACAAGGATTAGCAAAGAGATATGTAGAGAATGTAGAGTTTACAACAGATGATCACTAGAATATAGTATATCTTGATGCTCTTCTTAATCTTGATTTGATGCAAAGAATAAACCCTTGGGCGTTTAAAGATAATATGCTAGGTAAAAAAAGGTCATATTCATTCTATCCTATAAAGAGTTCTGTATACGAAAGAGATCCTATGTACGTACGATACAATACAGATTCTAAAATTGCTGAAGTAACTGATAAAAACGGAATATATATACAGCAGAAAGCATTTGGTTACATTAAACTGTACGAGTCATCTAATGCCACAGATACATTTATTGGATCTACGGATGTAGATGTATTAGGTAATTATAGAAAAGTAATAGACTTTAAAACTGTAGAGTAGATTGAATGGAATAAACTATTTAAAAGGAACTATAATAAAGACGGAAAGGAAGAAAGAAGCTCTAAATAGTTTTCTAATTACGCCGTATCGTCTGGTGGTCATTTGTTTGTTAATGCTATAACCGGAGGCCTTGCTACAGATACAGATGCAGAAGTGTTTAGTAACTTCGGAAAATTTGGCGGAGGATTTACTGGTGATGGTACAGAAAAAGCAGGAAAGCATGTTCTATGGGGAGCTGGAGGTAGATGTCTTTTATTCTCATGCGAAGACAAGAATGACGCTGTAACAAATAGTGTAAAAACTAGTAAATACTACGCTTTAAATAGTTCTGATGAATAGATAAATATAATCAACGAATATGTTAGATCTAGCTTGCTTGGTACATTCTTATGTAACTTTAGACAGCAAATAACTCCATATGGAGGCCAGTCGTTCGTAAATAGACTTACTAATGTATATTTCGGTAACGGCAATTACTTTAAAGCTTCAGATGACTGGAATGATGTGTACAACGGAGATTGTAATATAGAAATATTCGAATATACCTCTATGCATAAGATATACGGTGTATATACAAATAAATCTGACGCAGAATTAAAATTCCCTAGTACGCATATGATTACCTACTCTATTCCTACAGAATCTAACATCTGGACTAAGCTTGAGTACGGTTGGTAGTTTAGTGTAAACGCAGCAGATAATTACGCATCATTCATCCAGGAAGAGCCTGCTTAGATAACAGAAGCTTACACATAGGATGATCCTTAGTTCGTTTACAATACTGTATATAATACATAGAATACTAGCAGACCACATGCGATCTACGATGATCTTAATAAGGAGGACTACAATAAGACTATAGACACAAGAGTATACTACTCAGATCTAAAGACAAATGATGAGATTATCGATAGTTGGTGTAAGTTTAGAAGTTCAAACTTCATTGATGTAGATCAACAGTATGGTCCTATAACTGATATCTATAAGTTTAAGAATAACTTATTGTTCTGGCAGCAGAAAGCATTCGGTATACTTAGCGTAAATGAACGTAGTATTACTACAGACAACTCTGGTAATGATGTGATACTTGGAGATGGTGGAGTTCTGTCAAGATACGACTATCTTAGCAATACGTATGGAATGTGTAAACAATAGTTCTGTGTAGCATCTTCTAATGGTGGTGCATACTGGTGTGACACACATAACAATGTTATCTGTATGTTTAATGGAGAGAATGTTGTAGAGCTTAGTAAACAAGGAAAAGTATAGAGCTTAATGAATGCTAAGGCAGATGGATCTTCTGGAGTGTTCTACGATAATAAGAATAATGAGCTCGTATTCAATGTCTTTAAGGATAAACAATAGATCGCTTTCAATGAAGCTATAGGTAAGTTTACTTCAGTGTATACAATGCCTTTCGAAGGATATGCATAGTTCTTTAATGGACTGTACTTGATTAACACAATTGATGATGAGGTAAATATCTTCCACTACGATTACATGAGCGATGATGGATTAAAGGACACTAATAGGTAGTTTATTAAGTGCTATGTTAAATATACTGTTAATCAGCAGCCTTTAGTTACTAAGGTATTCGATAATCAGTCTATTGTAACACAGGAAGACTTACAAGGTAGACCAGTATATGACAAAGACGATTACTTCTCTATAGGCCACAAATACACATGGGAGACTCCTATGATTAAGTCTGATTCTACTCTTGAGAATAGCATAACTCTTCGTGAGAATAATCATAGATTTGCAATACCTAGAGCAGGAGGTTTGTATGGAGATAGAATAAGAGGTAAGTATATGGTATGCGAGATAACAAGCGAGAAACCAAGATATACTGCTGCTATACAGTTTATTACAACTAAATATAGATTATCATGGAGTTAAGATAGAGAAAAAGAATAAATAATCTTCCTAAGTTTAATATCGGATAGGATCTTAGATAGCAGGCTTATACTAATAAGTCTCAAGGTGAGCTTGACAACCTTGATGCAAAATTAGGCGTATCAAATCAATAGAACGTTGCCAACGATATAATGAAGATGAACGAAGGTATAAATATGCCTAAAGGATTCGTTAACCCAGGATCGTGGAAAAGTAGTAGCATTGGATCTACAGGAGGTATGCTTGGTAATGTTGGTGCAGGAACTGTAACTTCAGCAGTAAATGGTACACTTGGTGTAATAAGCGGATTTAATCAGTAGTAGGCAGCAGTAAAAGGTTAGGGAGAATTATTCAGTATGTCAGGTCAAAGAACTGACTAGGCTTTTGGAGTAAACTACTAGGCTTAGAATGACATTGACAAGAGTTAGGCTATGGCTGATATATCAGCATCCAATAAAGCTAACACATTAGCTATGACAGGATCTGGAGCAGCTGCAGGAGCTGCAATAGGATCTGTTGTTCCTGGAGTTGGAACACTTATTGGAGGAGCTGCTGGAGCAATTATTGGAGGAATAGCTGGATTGTTTGGAGGTAAAAAAGCCAGAAAAAAACAGCGCAAAAAGATATAGAACGCACAGTAGAATGCAAACTTAATTAATTAGGTTAATAGATCATCAGCTGCTTCAGAAGGATTGTAGCAGCAGTATTATATGGACAACGGTACTACATATGATGATCTGTTATACGCTAACCGAGGAAAAGATTTAAAGAGACCGAGATATGATAAATGCAAATAAAGTATGGACACCTAATGGTTATTAGTATGGTCCTGTAAATAGTTTAGTTGGTAAAGGTGAGTCTATTATAGACTATACTAACGGAACTGGAACACTTGTAACAAAGGGAAAGGTTGGCGTAGATAATCAACCTAGTTCTGTACATGAGAATGACTCAAACGTTATCGCAGGAAATGATAAAGACTGGACTAATGGAATGAAATTCTCAGACCAGATAGCACCACTTACAGCTAAACTTTAGATGTATAACAACATAGAAAAGAAGATGAATAAGAAGTCAGGATTGAGCTCACTATCTAAGCAAACAGCATAGTTATAGAAGATGTAGGTCGATAGAGCTAAAGCTCCTATACTGTAGGCCATGAAGTAGATTACAGATAGATAGTAGGCTCAGCATGAAATACAGAGCTATAACTGTGATAAGAATAGATTTGCTAGCGGAAAGGAAATCTGGGGTGACATAAAGAATAGCTTTAATAACTGGACTAAAGGCGGCAAAGGAAAAGTATCTAATGCTACATTGGACTTTGGTTACTCTATCCCATCACTCCTTGAAGGTACTATGCTCAACAGGTGGAATAGAGAGCGTCCATAGATGCCAGATATCTACGCAGCTAATAGATACGCCCCTATAGCTCTTAGAACAATGGCTAGCAATAGAATATCTCCATACTCTACGCTTGAGAATCTTAATGCATAGGATAGACAAGCAGCTTATTAGATAGCTAATTCTGGAGGCTATACAGGAGGACAGAGATAGAATGCTAGAGTAGCATTAGCATTAGGAGCTCAGAGAAACGCTGCTAACGCACTTATGAGCGTAGATGAGAAGAATGCTGCATATAGAAACGCATACGCTGACATGGCTGCTAGATTAGGTGATAGCGAGGCTTCTAGACAGCAGCAGGCTAATCAGTATGGTTGGGATGCTTACAATAGAGCATATGGTGCTAGAACTAAAGGTATCGAAACACACTTGGCTAATCTTGGATTACTTGGTCAGAAATGGCTATCTCAGCGTATTAAGAACAAGCAATATGGAGACATCCTTGATATATATCAGTAGGATGTAGATAACAAGAAAGAAGCTATAAAGGCTATTTACAATAACAGTTCTACCACAGCAAGCACTGATACAAAAAGCCAAACCAATATTCCAAATTTAGATATGTCTGTAATGGATTTAAAATATGGTGATAACACTATAAATAAGCTTTAGGCTCCATACGGAAAATATTGGTATATAGATCCTGATAAAGTGGCAGAATCTGCAAAATATACAAGAAATTGGGCTAAATCTAAAGAGTAGTATCAAAGAGGTGCATTTGGAACTCCATATGAGAGAATTAATTTCTCTAGTGATTATACTGGCGGATTTGGCCCAAATGGATTATTTACACCAGTGTGGGCAGGAGGGTTATTTGATTATAATCCATATAATATAACTAGTTTAAGACTGACAAGATGATAGGAATGTATGATGAACCAGTAGCTGTGCCTATAATAGACCTGCTGGACAGCAACATGATGTCATAGTACATCAGTGCTGCAAGAGAACAATATAATTAGGCTGTACAGGATCAAAAAGAGTTTGCTAAGGAATTTGGTGAACTCTATGGCCCTAATGCCAATATTAATAAATAGTTTTACGAATAGACTAGAGGAGCTGTAAACAAAGGTCTTGATTACTTATATTAGAATGGTATAGATCCTCTTAGATCAGCAGAAGGTAGAGCATATATAGCTAAGATTATTAGAGAGATACCATACGCTGAAATAGCAAATCTTAAAGCTTAGAATGAGTCAATGAAGACTTATTAGAAATATAGAGCAGAAGCTATGCGAAATGGTACATATGACCCAGAATTTGAGAAGTTTGTATTGGGTGGCAAGACGCTTGAGTCATGGGACCCTTCTACAGATGGCATGTGGACCAAAGAAGCTCCATCTAAATATTCTAGTCTTAAGGACTGGACAAGTAATCTGTTTGATAATATGTAGCTTGAGTATGATGACGAAGCTACCAAGAAAGCTGGAGGAATGTATTAGGTATATTCTAAGTCTCCAAAGAAGATGCAGTAGATTCTTGACTCAAATATAAAAGATATGACTAAATCTGAATTGGGCAGATATTATCTTAATATGTATGGTGGAGACATTGAAGCCCTTAAAGCTGATATAATTGATCGCAACAGAGAATACACGTAGGTTGATAGGAGACCTGATCAGGTTAAATTACATCTTAATGACCAGCAATTCCAGGCTAACGAAGCTGCTAAACAAAGAGCATTTTAGAGAGAAATGGCAAAACAGCAGCATGAATGGGATATGCAAGAGCTTGAGCAAAAGAATGCGAATGAAATTGCTAAATAGTAGGCTAAAGGAAACAATAAAGAAAATTATAATCTTGTTGCAGACGTTATGACTTAGGCTTCATCTACTCTACAAAATTATTTTGCTACTAATACTTTTGGAGAAAAGAACTATGGTAGCAATTTAGGATATTTGTCTAGAGCTCAAGGAAAGGCGTTCTCTAACAAGAATTTTAACATAAATAATGTATCGTTCGATTTGCCTAGAGGAGGCTATTCAGCTTGGACTGGAGTAAATAAAAACAAACTCAGTGCAAATTACGGATACAGATATAGTCCAAACGAAGTTAAAGGAAAAATACTTACAAAAGGAGAGCTTAGAACAAAGGCATCTTCTGTTACAACCGGAAAGACTATATATAAAACATATACAGATAAGTTGTATAAAAATAATAGAATTCTTGGTGTAACTCCAGATGAAACATCAAGAAATGGTATAGCTATTGTTGGAAGAGATGGAAGAATGCATGTATACCAAAAGGTTACTGTATATATTACAGATGGAACTTATAGAGATAGTAGCGGAAACAAATATAAATTCATAAATGGCAAATGGAAAAACATTACCACTGATGAAAATGTTAAAGATGATGATGAAGGGAAGGCATTAATTAAGTCTCTGAAAAAGCAGCAAGGACAGTATACAGCTTATCAGGAATTGCCTGCAGGAGATGTTTCTTTCACAAAGAAGGGCTATACTACGCAGAAAGGCAAGAATGGTAAAACTACCAAAAAGGTATTAGATAGAGGAAAGATGATTCCTGGAACAGAATGGTATGATAATGGTGGAAACGTTACAATAAATGATTACGATGCTTCTACTCATTCTTCAAAATGGACAAATATAAACAAAACTTATAATTAGTATTACAAATAATAACTATGGCAAATAGAATAAAGAACGTAAGTCCTAATATAATCCCATGGGGATCTGAAGGCAGTACTTACGATCCTATTAGATACATAAGACGTGATAATAGCACGCCGTACAGTAGGATTACAAATAAGTTTAGAAGCAATTTAGCTAGATACCAAAGCACTTCTCCTACACAAAGAGTTATTAACAAAGGATACAAAGATTATGTAAATGTGTCTAAATCTTTCAACAAAGAGGAGGCTGAAACAAAAGAAGCTTCTAAATACTACGATAGATTAAAAAAGGCAGAGAAATACCTTGATAACAAAAGAGGATTTAATGCAAATGATCCATCTTGGGGTTAGCCTGGAATTGGCTTTACTGACTTCTTTAATAAAGAAATGATCGGAGATATATTTAAATCTACCGACCAAGTTAGAGCAAGTAATGCTTCTGGTAAGATTATGCTTAATAAAGAAACATCTGCCACAGTAGATCTTGCTAAGAAAAATAAAGAGTTAAAGTTGTAGAGATTACAACTTTAGCAGCAATTACAAAACTATTCTAACAATAGAAATAATTTATCTAATTAGGATAAACATAATATTATTAGAATAAATAGTCAGATTAAATAGCTTGATAAATAGATAAACGATGGTGAAGTGTATGAGCAAAGAGCTGAATAGCTCAGAGCTCAGCACGACATGGATAATGTATGGGATTCTGTTAAAGAAGGATTAGCAGGAGCTGCAGGTTTCCTTTTTGATACATTTAGCAAAATGGGAGCAAGTCTTAGTGCCTCTAGTGCATTTGGCGTACATAATACTGTAAGCGATGTTACAAAGAAAACTAATAGTAAAGAGAAGTTTGCTTAGGCGGCCCATTAGTACATATACGATAAAAATATTGATAATAACAAGAGAAAGTATAAAGGTTTATCTTTAAAAGATTCTCTTGTTGCACAAATTGATGACTATACAGATTTTTAGAATTAGCTCAATGCAGAAATAAAAGGGGCGCAAGATGATTACGAAAAGCATGTAAGATATAGATAGGCTGATGAGAAGTGGTTCCCTCTTAGTGACGACTACAATAAAAAGAAATAGAGATATGCTAATGCTAGTGTTTTTTCTCCAGAATATTGGCAATACGAAATGCCGTCACAAATAGCAGCTTCTAATGCGTCTACTGCAGGTAGAATAGCAGCAGCAATAAATACAACAGCTGCTATTGGTGGTGCGTTTTTAGGACCTAAGGGACAGGCGATATTGAATGTTGGATCACAGGTTGCCACTACTGCTACTGGTCTCGATATAGAAAATACGAAGTTTGAGAACAGAGGTGAAGTTAGTGATGCTAATGTAGATAAGCTTAAGTCAAATTTAATGGCTGGAGGCAAAGAGCAATACTAGAATATAATAAAAGACTTAAGAGAAAAGGCTAAGCAAGTATACCCTAGACTTAATATGAATCCTGATACAGAAAGTGACGACGAAATACTTCGTAGTGCATTGGCTGGTATAATAACATCAAATCATCCAGAGTACAGAAAAGCCGAACTTAGGGCACTTGCTGGAAGTAATGCGTTATTCCAAAAAGATAATATAACAACAGGATCAGACCTCATGGTACAGAAGGGTTTGCAGGTTGGAATCTTCGGAAGAGAATTATACAAGGCAGGAAAAGGAACCATAAATTGGATTGCAAATAAAACTATTAAACGTGCAGCTAATTCTGCTACTGGTACAATAGAACACTCGGTTGAAGGAGCAGCAACAAATGCTTATGCAGAAACTGCAAAAGATGCTGTTAACGGAAGCAGATATGCTACTCTTAGAAAAGAATTTAACGATAGCTTTAGAAGCGGATTCGGATTAGGATAGGAAACAGCTACAGTTTTAGGACACGGAATGACAGGTCGGTACGTATATGGTACAATGACAGGTTTTGGAAAAGCTATATTAGATCAGGCTAAAAAAGCGCTTCCTACAAGAGGTCAGGCATTTATTAGATTAGCTACACATAGAGCAGGATAGTACTATCAAGACATCCTGGATAAGATGCCATTGACAGCAAGAAGGCTTTCTGCATACGGCTTGAAAATGGGTAAGGTTTGGGCTATTTCTTCAGCCTCTGAGGCAGCAGAAGAGGCAAGACAGTATGTTAATGCAGAGCAGGCTAAAAGGCAGCAGATGGGCCTTGGAGAGCTTCCTAGTCTTGGTAGTTTATTTGCGAATGAATATAGCGCAGGATCTAGAACATAGGCAGCAATATTGGCTGAGTTAGGAATAGGAGATAGTGATCTTCTTGACAACGAAGAGTTCTGGTAGAACTATAAAGGAGGCTTTGCTCTTGGAGGAGGACATACAGTTGCTATGAGAGCTGTATCAGAAATACCTGGACTTGTACGTCAAATATCTGCAGATTAGGCAATACTTAATGCTGGTATTACTAATCGTGTAATGATGCAAAACGAACGAGCTTAGGGACAGTTATTTGCAAAAGAAGCCATGAAAGGTAGATCTAATATGGAATAGATCTTAAATACTATGCAATAGCTTAAACAGGAGGACGCTAGAAGAAAGGAACATACTTATTCAAGCGATGAATGGGATTCCTCAATAAAAGCTGCATAGGATATAATGAGAATGACATTAAGCCCTACTACTAAGGCTATAATGGAGAAGCATGGCATACAATATGGCACAGATAAATATGCTGCAGCTGTAGCATCTGTATATTAGACTGGTTAGAATTCTGATGAGAACAGAGATCAAAGACAGAAGGCTATAGATGAATATAATTAGATTATACATTCTGTACAGTTTAATCAAGCTATTGATGAGGAATTAAGAAGAAGATAGAGCGGATCATCTATAGAAAGCCTTGCTTAGCAGAGAGCTGATAAAGCTAGAAAAGAAGCTGAGCAGAATGCTTAGTCTCTTGAGGAATTAGGCTAGGAGATAGATTTGATATCTGCACAGTCTGAATAGGACAAACTCAATAGAATGACAGGCCCTACCGGAATAAGTAATGTTGAGGATCTTCGTCAAAGAACTATACTTGTAGGATAGCTTAGAGGTTTGCTTAAGCTTAGATCCGATTGCAAGACTTCTGATGGATTCTTCAATATGCTTAGAGATAAGTTTGGATTGCATACCATAAGAGAAGATGCAGCTAAAATACACAAGTCTATAGATAGCGATATAAAGATTATCTCTTAGAGATTATCTGAGCTGTCTGGTATTAATCTTGATGGTCTTAATGATGCGCAAGTAATGGATAAGCTTGATGCAATGGGAGCTCTTGAATAGTTCTCTGATGATATAGAAGAGAACACCAGAGTAAGAGCTCTTCTTAATGCAGATGCAAAGCTTATAGAGGATAGATAGAAGATGTTCTCTGATGGTTTAAAAGCCGAAGGAAATGGTAATACCAAATTCAGTAAGTTTATAGACGACGTTATGGCTACCACAGAGCGAAATAAGGCAATAGATTGGGCTTTGGCAGACGCTATTAATGATCCTTATGGACAAAAATGGAACCAGGATAATACGTCTACCGGAGAAATAAATACAGAGCACAAGGACACGTAGTCTCATGTAGAATCACTTACAAAGTAGGAAAATAAAGTATATACTCCAGAAAACAATTATTCTGTAGAAAATAATACTTTTGAGAATACTGATAGACCTTATGTTCACGATGATCTTGAACTTAAGATAAAAGAAGACAAACTTGGTTCTGTAGGAAAACTCAAGAGCAAGATTGACGATATGATCCTTAGAGGAAAGAGCTATAATAAAATAAATAGATGGTTATAGTCTTCTAAGAGATATAAGAATATTATTACCAGAAATGAAAATAATGCTAGAATAATCGAAGATTATATCAATGATTAGCTTCTTAATGCAGGATTAGAGCCTAATAGAGCAATTGTAGAACAATCTAAACCTGAAGACGAATTAACAGATTCTTTTGAAAGGCTTAATAATCTTTCTGAACAAAGGAAAGAAAGAAATGAAAGAAGAGCTAAAATAGAGGCTAAGAAACGACTTCTTAAGTCTAAGATGAAAGCTGCTATCAAGGAATGGGCTAGATCTGGAGAAGCTTATTCTGGTATAAGTCCTAAGTTTTTATCAACTCTTGCAAAACTTGTTGCTTATGGTACGCAGTAGGGATATTATTCTTTCAAAACGTTCCTTGACGACATTAAAGACATGCCATTAGATGCTATGGATATTCCAGATTTAAGCGGAATGCTATCATATGTATATCTTAGTAAATCTAAAGAACAAGCTGGAACAATTGTAGAAAATCTTGATTCAGAAGAGGCAGTTCTTAATGTTGGTAGCGTTTAGGATTATCTTAAAAACGATTAGTCAGACAAAGTAGAATAGCTTAAACAAAACGTAGATAAGTTAGTACAGCATGTAAAGCAAAATCTGTCAAATATAGATAATATTGAATCAGCTATACAGAAGATTGCAGATCAATCATTAACTCCATTTGATAAGACGAGTATATCACAGTATATATTGGATATAGACAAATTTACAACTGAAGATTAGTTAAAAGGTGCTATAAAACAGCTTGGTAACATAATACAGAACACAAATTAGGTATATAGTGATCTTACTGATTAGTTAAACAATCTGAATAATTAGAAGGATATTCCACAAGATCCATTAGTAACAGATTACAATGATCTTCCAAAGACTGTAGCTTAGTTAGTTCTTGAGCTTGAAGATGCTTGTAACACACTTGATGCAATAGCAAGTACAATAGCTGATGTAAAGCCTACTACACAGCCAGAAAGAGATGCTATAAACGATTTATCTATACAGTTAATGAGAGCAGAAATAGCTCTTGATAATCTATTATAGGATAATGAAGCTTAGGCTGTAAATGTATCTTAGGAGAGAGACCTCATAGATAATGTTATTATGAAGTTTAATAACAATAAATCTATATGGGGAGACGCTAGCGAAGAGATACTTGATTGGTGGTTTACTAAGTATGCAAAAGACAATGTAATACTTCCAAGAGATAGTAGAAACACTATAACAAATGGAAGCGATAATCTTACACTTGATTATAATAAGAAGATAACTGATTACATAAGATTATATGGAAATAGATTCCAGCAGAATCTTGGTGAAGTTGAATCTGATTGGTACTGGAGATTACTTAAGAACTACTTCGGAACGTTGCTTAATAATGCTCAAGATTATATTGAACAGAATCCAGATAACCCTATGAACAATGTCCTTTAGGACAATATTAATAGAGGTAGATTGCTTATATCTGGCTTTGCTAATAAGTATGGAAAGTAGCTTGATGATTCATACATGGATACAGATGCTTCAATAATTAGAGAAGCAGAAGAGCTTAATAAATAGGAGTTCTTGTGGTACGAATCAGGTGGTAATAACTACATCTCTGGTCAAGGTGTTGGAACAACATTGCATAGACCTGGAGTAAAAGCCATGTAGGAGAATAAAACCTATGTTGAGTGGAGTAATCAGCCAGACTTTATTACCAATGGTAAGTTTGAGATTATATTCAAAAACGCTACAGAGTATAGTAATAGACCTTACTTAAGGATTACATATAAAGGGCAGTCTATAGAATTGCACATATATGAAGGTGGTGACGAAAGTAGAATGGGGTACCAGCAGCATCTCGTCGATTTGTGGAAGTTCTGTTAGAAACATAAGAACTACTCGTTAAGAGTCATACCTACAAGAACAAATGGATCGCTTATTTACGATCCTGCATTTGTTGGTTATAATGAAAATTCTCCAACAGTAGAAGGTTTGCATTCTGTTGTTGGCAACATAATGAGTCTTGATGATACGTATTCTATTGACCTTAAGAGCAAATAGATTGGTATAGTAAAATAGGACAAGAAAGGTAATATGAACGTAATGAGTCTTGATGGCTTAAATAGTCCTATACATACTTTAAATAGTGCCAGGGTTGGAACATAGAATACGTCTGTAGGTTCTACAGTCTATTTATGGCATACAAACTTCGATGAGAAGAAAGGTAATTAGACTACAATTCCAGTTATACTGTATCAGTCTAAGCTGTCTTAGAACCAAGCTGATTCTCTTGTAGACTTATTAAGAGCTTATGCTTAGGGATAGGTTAATTATAACGGATACAATACATATGATCTTATTAAGATGCTTGTGCATGTTAATGAAAATAATTAGCCTAACTACAGAACAAATCAGACTAGAACAATAACATTCTCTTCAAACAAATAGATTATTATAGGATTACCTCAATATGATGATAATAATAAGCATGTAGATGGAACAGGAGAATCATATGATCTTACAAGCGAGCATGATTTAGAAAGACTTAGAACTGATTTGAGATCTGTCGGTGTTGCCTTCGAAAAGACTATGCTTAGTCAATAGCTAAACTTTACGAACAACTCTGTTATAAACAATGTAAAGCATTACTTTGAAGATAATCCTAACGCTAATACATTTGTTGCTCCAAACGGCTTAGAGTTTAGTAGAGACGACTTCTTTGACTAGGATGGTAATGAAAGAAGAAAGAGTACGTATGCCGGCTATCTTATGCGCCATCAGTATACCTAGACATCTGTTATCGGCTAGAACTATACTGCTACTTATTTTAGAGGCCCATACTTGGTTCCTAATACAAAACAAGATGATCGTATAGACGATATACTAACCGAACAGCAAAAAGAAGATTCAATCTCAATGCCTAGACTAAACTCTCTAAAAGATCTTTTAAAGCGATCTAGAGGACTCAAATTAGAGGTTCAGCCTAATAAGCTTAGAGATATAACAGATGGCGATAGAGAGCGAATGGATGCGTATTTAAAGCGCGTTATAGGTGAAGGTAACTATGATATAGGTAAATAGTTAAATGATGATATACCTGCAGATATGGCTGTTGCCGGAAAATGTATGTCAGATATGGTTTATATTGGCAATAGAGTTGTAGACGGTGTATAGTATCACGAAGCATTCCATAGAGTATTAGAGTTGTTGTTGAGGCCTTCTGAAAGAGAAAAGATATACAATTGGTATAAGAATAGAGAAGGTAATGACAAGATATCTGATACAGAGATCGCAGAAGGATTAGCAAATTTGTATATGGACGCTCAAAATAACTATGACGACAACGAATTCTCAAACAATAAAGTAGTAGCTCTTTTCTAGAAGATTAAAGCCGGTGTACAATTTGCCAGAGATCTTGGAAGTATTAGACTTACACTTTTGTCAGCAGTAATGGCTACTGGATGGTATAAAACAAAAGCTGGAAGCAAGATACGTAAAGAAAATCTTGAACGTTTTAAAGCTAAGTTTGGTGATTCTCTTCATTATGATGTTTACAATCAGAAGACTGGCATGAAACATAGCTTTGAAAATATCTTAAACAACGAGCAGCTCAATGATTGCGTTGAAACTATAGCTTTCTATATAGTAGAGAAGGCTCTAGAAGAGGGAAGGGTTAACGCTGTTGGAGATAATATAGATCAGCTTACAATTACTGGTACAAATATTAAAAAGCTTATCGGTGTAGATATGATGAAATAGCTTATGGGTGAAGATCCAGAAGTTCCAGTACCAGAAGCTTAGGCTAAAGCATTCCAGGAAATATTTAAGCAAGGCAAAGAGAAGTATATAACTGATAAAAATGGAGTAGCTATAGGAAAGGAATAGTATTATCCTAATTTTGCAGTTATAGCTGATAGAGTTTATGCTAAGATTGCTAACATAAGCAAAGAAGGTGTTGTTAGAAATACTAATGACGAAGATATGCAGGAACAGCTTGAAGCTGGTTCAGCTGGAGCTTATATGGATTATGTTGGCAAGGAGTCTTACGAAATGAGTAAACTCCAAAGCGTATCACAAAAAGCTAAATTCTTCTTTGGAACTGTACCATATGTTAAGTGGGCTAACGCTAATAATCATAAAGAAGGAATTGAGCTTGATACATCACACAGCTTATTTGGTGATCCTAGATTTATGCCTCAGACTGAAGTGTTTAGTAAGATGTTCGAATAGCTCCATAATGTAAAGACTGTTCAAGAGCTCCATGATGAATTAGCTAGACTTGCTTCACAAGATCCTATGTTCTTCTATATCTATTCTACGTTTAATGAGTATTTCTAGGCTCAATATATAGATTACAATAAGACAACCGGAGAAGGAATCAACTATAATGCAGAGGTTGTTGTAACACAAGTATTCCAGGCATTGGTTGGTTAGAAGTACAACTTTATGATGACAAGATCGTCTACTGATAAAGATGGTCATGTTAGTGTAAGAATGTCTAACTTATCTGTCGATAGAGATACACTTAAATTCTCACAGGACTGGTCTAAGAGATTAGCTAATGGTGTTACTGGTGTTGTATCTACAGTAAGAGATCAGAATGGTAGAATATTATTCAACAGAGATAGAAGAGGTGTTGTTTACAACGCTCCAGGAAACGATATATTTAAGCGTACATCAAACTGGATTAAAGATATATGGACATAGGCTAACGCTGGTAATGAAATAAAGATAGGTAATAACACATACGATATTACAAGCCCTGTTTAGTTATCAGAGGTTATAGATAAGATTACCATAACACTTAATAAGATAGGTATATAGATTGATAGCGATACTATTAATTATATGCTTATTAACAAGTATGGTGAGTTTAGCGCTGATTCATTTAGATAGATGCTTAATGAAACAACTCTTGTAAGCTTAAGTAAATTCTTAAATCTTCTTGATTCTGTTATAGGAAACGCTGGTTAGATTAATGTAGATCTCGATACACTGTATAACAAAGATTCTTTCGTAAACGAGCTTGCTAAGTATTAGTCTATGAATAATAAAGTTAAGAATGAAATGATGAACCTCTTAACCAATAATAACAAGGCATATACTTAGGGAGAAAATAATACAGTATCAGATATACTTGCTGATATATAGGACGAAAATCCTAATAATGAAGCCAAGTAGAGAATATAGAACTTCTGCTACAACAAGCATTCAATTGTTCTTAGAAGAATAGCTCAGAACGATGGCAATAAGATGGCTAAAATTCTTATGAATAATTATGCCGGATTTAAGACTGACCAGAATGATGATTACGGTTCTGATTACAATTAGGTTTCAAAAGTAGAAGACTACATGTCTAAGGTTACAATGCTTATTAGTGGCGGATTGATCTTTCCTACAATGTCTGATAAGAAGACATATATGTATTTACAGGCTTCAGATCAAGCTATTAATGGATTTTTGATTCCTGGTATAGATTATAGGCTGATAAATAAGCTTATGTCTAGTTCTGATAACGAATAGAAGGCAGCTATTAGAAGCGAGCTTCTTGGCGCACTTCCTAGAATAGTTACAGATACAACTGGTAAGACTATAGTAAGACCATCTGATTAGGTTTTGGATATATTTATAGACTACGCTAAGGATGAAAAAGCAGCTATACTTGAATGTATGCATTAGCTTGGATACTTTGAAGGCGATACAGCTATAGATGATACTGTAAAGATAAAGAATTATCATACTCCTAATAAGTATAAAAACAGTAAAGGCGAAACTGTTAGTGTAGAGCCTAATGGCACAAGATTCTCATCGCTTACATCTATACTTGATGATAATGGAAAAAGAATAAAGTTTAATGATCCTAAAAAGAGTAGTATAGACTGCTTGAAATTAGCTGACGAGCAATTCTTTAACAAGAGTAGAGAACAATAGAGAGATATAATGGCTAGAGTTCTTGATATCTAGTTTAAAGAGGAGCTTAAAAAGGCTATAAAACTTGGACTTGTTAAAGGTGATATAAACAACTATTACTCTTTACAGAATGTTGGACTTAGCTGGAATGAGTTCAATTCAATTAGGCAGTCTCTTGCTGGAACAGAAGGTATTACAACTCTTGAATAGATGAATGCTGCAGCAGTTGTAGCAATGATGTCAGATATTTCTACAAGATCTATTATTTCTGTACAGGAGGTAGAGAAATTGTTCGGTGGTCACCCTGCATTCTACAAATGGAAGTATAGCGAGAATGAGCTAGAAGATAGACAGACTGACCAGTTAAAGCGTCTTGGTGGACTTATTTCTACTGGAGCTAACCCTAGAACAGACTTCCAGGATGATTCTGAATCATAGTACACATGTGCACAGGTTGATGATTTCATGGTATCTTCTGAAGCTGATAAGATGCACGATGGCAACATTGACGATGCTTACTAGAATAGCGTTGAAAAGATGTTTGTATAGGCTAATACAAAAGAAGCCGTATATAATAAACTCGTACGTAGTGGTAAGAGTAAAAAAGAGGCGGCAGAAATAGCATATGCAGAGCATAAGACACAGAAAGATTTCGAAGAATTTAGAGATAAGTATCTTGATGAAAGCGATAAGGCAAGAGTAACTAAGAAGTATCAAGCAGAATATAAAGCTTATGCAGAAAAAGGTATAAACGTAGCAGATGGTTCTGCGTTTATTACAGATAGAATGTGCGAAAAGCTTTTGAGATCTCTTGGACTGTATAACAATAAAACTAAATAGCTGTTTGCTATGCTTAGGGATCCAGATAAGTAGTATACATTCAGACAGAAAGCTGATGCCTTTACTGAACTTTAGGAGTTTGTTGTTGGCGCTCAGAAGTACAGTGCATTCGGACATAGAAACGATGACCAGCTTGGAAGTCTTCTTATTCCTTATTATAATAAGATGGCGTTATTCCCTATATTCCCGTCTATCGCTATGGGAGATATGGGAAAGGTGTACAATAAGATGATAAACGAAGGCGTAGATATGCTTTTGTTTGATTCTGCCGTAAAGGTTGGTAATAAACATAACTCTGAATTTAAATAGGGAAAAGGAATAGAAGAGCCATTTGTTACATTTAAGCAGGATCTCAGATACCTTAGAAAGCAGCTTAATACTGACCCTAATGGTAAAACTGAGATGAATCTTGGTACACAGCCGGCTAAGGTAGCACTTGCTAGTTTGATATTGGATAGAACTAATTATACAGATTCTCTTACAGGAGATGCTATTTCTGGATCTTAGATTCTTGATAATATCATGGATTCTATAAAATAGCTTTCAGATATTGGTGTCAAAGAAGTAGATGACTTATTCTTTACTAATGACGAGCTTGATATCCAAAAGTTCGCTAAGTTTTTAAATGATGAGCTTACATCAAGAAATGCTAACAAGAATACAATTGATGCCATTACAATTAAGGTTGACGATGCTGATGGTAGTAAACACTTAAATGTGCCACTTGCCGCCCAGTCTGATCCGCACTGGATAGAGAGTATTCTTACATCTGCTCTTAATAAGAGAATTATAGATGTTAAGACTCCAGGAAACGCATTCTATCAGAGATCTGTATTCGCTATGGAGGGTAATATAATTTCTGATGATGAGTACGACAAATTACCAGCTGCTGCTAAAAAACTTATTAACTGGCAGACTCTAAACGAGGGTAAATAGTTACAGTTCGTAAACAATGATGGCAGTATGGACGCTGTTATATCTATAGACTATTTTGAGCATATAATACCAAAAGGTATGTCTTTTGATTAGGCTAGAAAATGGTTGTTTGATAATAAGATTATTGGTAATAGAAGTGATGTAAAAGCAAATACTATCGGTTACCGTATTCCTACGCAGGCTCAATCATCTATACATGCTTTACGATTTGTAGATGTACTTCCTGTTGTAAAGGATACTATAATTCTTCCTAGAGAGTTTACTAAAGTAACAGGTTCAGATTTTGATATCGATAAGTTGTATTTAGCATCTTTAGCATATAATGTAAAAGGCAATAAAGCTAGCATAGAGTTTGATAAAGATACAAAACAGTATCATTAGAACAAGCTTCTTGAAAACTATATGACACTTCTCAAGGATAATGAAAACTCTATATAGATAGCTATGAGGTCTATTGATAATGATACAGAACTTGTAGAAAGTATAGCTAATCAATTCGAAAGTGCAGGCTCAACAAAAACATTGCCATATAACTTCTATACACTCCATGAATAGACTGATAGACGTAGAGATTATATTACAGGTAAACTTGGTATTGCACCATTTGCTCTTAATGTAACAAACTAGGCTCTTACTATGGTTTATGGAGTCAAATTAAAGGAATCAGAATTTACTAAGCAGACTCCATTTAAGCGTATAGACTTACGTGATGACAAGAATGGCAATGCTGTTATGTCTTGGTTGTCTGCATTTATTAATGCTCACTGTGATATCGTAAAGGATCCATATGTATCAAAGATAAATGTAAATAGCTTTACATACAATATGCTTAATTTCCTTGTTAGAACAGGTTAGGCTGACAATTCAGTTTGGTTTATCACACAGCCTATTATCAAGGATATGGCATTTGCTGCAGAAGCTGCTAGTGGACACTATGGTAGAGATTTAACGAAGAGCAAATATAGAGCTTAGAAAGATGCTACAGAGAAAGCTTTAAGACAGTATATAGCAGGGTATTTAGGTATTACTGTTAATAACGATTCTGAACTTTATAATAACTCTGATATACGTAGAGAAATTAATTATATCAACTCAGATATTAGTTCTGCTAATACTGATACAGTCGATCACGACTAGAGAAGAATTGATATAATAAACAGTATGTTTAAGAGTGATAAATATCTAAAGAATTATGCTCTTAAGTATACGAGCAAGGAAGATATGCTAAAGGATCCAGACTTCTGTAAGGCTTAGATATAGGTATATAAGGCGTGGAATATATTACAGCCATTTGTAAACGATATTTCAAAACTTGTATAGCTTACTAAGATTGATACAAAGAAATAGGGTAACACGCTTGCTAAATAGTTATTGTACAAAGATAAATATGACCAGTTCTTAAAAGATATTTAGAATGGTAATACATCTTTTGAACCAGAAGGCGTTATGAAGATGATGACGCACTCTTGGATTGATAAAAAGACTAATTCATTCATGAAGGCTATGAAGAGTATTCTTGCAGGACAGGTATTTGAGGCTACTACATCTTACACTTCATTAGTTGGATAGCTTGGTCAGTTTATGAACAATTATTCATAGACAGAAGATATAGCGAATAAACTTGATAGAAACATCTCACAATGTATTAAGTCGCTCTTCATTAGGTCTTACGCACAAACCAATAATATAGATGTTAACAGATTGTTCTTTGGCAATAATACGATAGCAGACAGACTTGCTAACATAAAGCGTAGGATTAATAATCCTGATGACAAGTTGTTCTACTTAAGAAACAATAAACTGCTTACATCTTTGGTTGAATCTGATCAAGTAAAAGACGAAACTACTATTGGTAATAATGGACAGATTTATCCTGCACCTAAGTTTGTTAGTACGTTCCACAGTATATCAGAATCATCATTTAATCAAGATGATTTAACTGATGCATGGGAAGAGTTGCTTGATTATCCAGATGATTAGAAGTTAAAGGACTTTGCTAGAGACCTTGTAGTTTATGCGTGGTTAACATCTGGCGAGAAATCAGGTTTCAACAGATTCTTTAAATATGTTCCTAACTCATGGAAGATTAAGAGTGGATTTGTTGGACATGTAGAGTTTTGGTTAAATAAGTTTAATACAAAACTTGAAAGCGATGTTAGAAACGCTATTATAGACGATATACTTAGGAATAATTGGAATGATACAGACTTTGTTCCATAGTATGATTATATACGTAAAAACCAAAGAAACTTTACAGACTCTGGTATATACGACCCGTAGTTAATGAAGCCTTTCGCTTTATGTGGATATACATAGAATGGAAAAGGTGAATGGGTTACAACTATAAATAGACTTGATAATGGTTAGTATCCTAGATATATTACTGTAAAAGATGAGTTTGCAACAAAAGATAACAATAACTCTAACAGATCACTTTATAGATTGGTTGGTGTAAGCAAATTTGACGGAATAAAAGATAAGGATACTGGTAATACAAGTTTAACTGAAGTACCTATTTACGCATTATGTAAGAAGAGAGGATTACACTTTAAGGGAAATGATATATTCGAATTTGGTAATAGTGACTTCGAATTCGGTATGAACTATATTGGCTATCAAGAGAATGATGCGCAGTACGCAAAGCTTATTGAAGAGGTTAAATAGAAGTTCTATATTGATGCAAAGAAACTCGAGCCTGAAGAAACTAAGACAGAATCTCCTGTAAAGAATACTGATGTTACAACTGTTAGATCAACAGGTAAGTCTGGAGGAATTACTTACAACAAAGAATAGCAAAGTGCTATTATAAATGCAGTATCATTCTTAAAGACTAACACTGATCCTGCTTAGTATTATGTTATTGAAGGTAAAGCTGGTACAGGTAAGACTACTATAGCTAAAGAAATTCTTAAAGAGTTCGAAGATGAGTCGATATATGTAGCAGCAGTATCACATAAAGCTAAAGGTGTAATAAAGAATAGTTTTGGAGAAGATACAAGAGGAAAAAAGTTCTTCAGTATAGCAGGTTTGCTTGGAATGAAGGGTATTAATGATAATGGTACATAGACAACTAAATTCCAGGTAGGATTAAAAGTTCCATTGTTGGATAATCCTCCAGCATTGCTTGTTATAGATGAGGCGTCAATGATAACAGAAGATGTTCTCAAAAAGATTATTGATATAAACTCTAGTCTTTCTAGACCATTCTAGATGTTATTCTTGGGAGATATAGGTCAGATACAGCCAATCAGAGATGAACAAAGCGAATTCTATAGAACACATAAGGATCTTTTAAATAAAAAATCTGACATATTTAATAGTAAACACAAGTCTAAGCTTATAACTAGAGTTAGATAGGGTGAGGCTAATCCAATATTACCATATGCTGATTATTTCTGGGAGAACTCTTAGAAAGAAAATCCAGAACTTAATCCTACACAACACATTGTTAGAAATAATCAGATTACAGATAAGGGATCTTTATTATTCTCCAACAGTGAAGGAGAGGTTTTGAATTCAGTAATAAAGGCCGTAAAGAATGCCGTAGATAAAGGTCTTACTAATCATGTAAAGATTGTAACATATCACGTAAACGAGAAGGCTGAATTAAACCAGAAGATTCACGAAACTTTATTTGGTAAGGATTCTGATTATTCAAAAGGTGATTTTATAATTTTGAATCAACAATTCGATGTATTGCCATATGTTACTATGGAAAATTCTACAGAGATGCAGATTACTGGAATAAAAGATATTGAAGAAGATGAAAATGGAATTCATATACTAAGTATCGAAACAAATGGTTCTGCATATGATGTTCACAATGGAACAGAACGAAAGAATTGTACAATACAAGTAGTATCTAGAAATGATATTGCAAAATACAAGGATATACTGTAGGAAATGGCTGCTAAAGCAAAGAGACAAGCAAACGGACCACTAAAAAGAGAGCTTTGGAGATAGTTCTGGATATATAAAGGACTTTATGCTGATGTTGATTTTGGTTACGCTATTACAGCTCATAAATCTTAGGGTTCTACATACGATATCGTAGTTGTGGACGAGAAGGATATAATGGGCACAACGGCTACTTCTAACCAAGAGAAATCAGAGCTTATCTATACCGCTTTAACAAGACCTAGAAAGACTGCTATTGTTATATCTAGTGTACCGGTATCTAATCCTTATACAGGAGATATAGAGAACCCATCTTTACCTAAACAGGCTGAGAGAAAGATTGAGTATCATCCAGGAAACTGGACCAGATAGGAAGTTAATGATAATCCTGATGTGTTATATGTATTCGGAGATAACACAAATAGAACTTCTGGTAGTAATCTTATAAGCAACGATAGTAAGTACGCTAGAACTTATGGATTAGGTAAGATGTTCCCTAATACAACAGCGGCTGTAATTAGAGGTATGGATAACGCTATGCCTGTATCTACGCAGCATTGGTATGATCCTACAACTGGTAGAACAAGAGATGCTGGTAGATGGAATGATTCTGATATAGAGGATTTCAAGAAGGTTATAGATGCAGAGTTTTAGGCTATTAAAGACGAATGGGATACAGGTAAATATAGAAAAATATATCTACCATCTACAGGTTTGTCTAATGGTAAAATTTCTCAGATTACAGAAGCACGTACCCCTGTATTGTTTAAATATCTGTATGATAAAACTGTAGATTTAGCCAAATATGTTAGTACAGAACACAAGGATACTCATAATGTTTCTTATGAATAGGCTTAGAAGACA